ATTCCATTTGCCTTTTTTTTTAGAATATTTTTTAAAGTTTCGTACAAATTGGCTAGGTATATGGATTAAAAGTCCAATCGTCCCTTTTTATATAAATCAGGGCAATCTCCCATAACTTCATTAACTTTCTTAATATATTCTTTTACAAATTTTTTATTGTAAAATCCAATCTCCATATCGTAGTATAATCTTTTATTATCTTTTAGCAAGTATCCATAATGATTTAAAAATGCTGGGATACCAAAATGAAACAACAAATCACTGCAGTAAAAAACATTATAATCATTAAAAAAATGATTTTTGAAAACCAATAGATTTAACATTTTTTTACCTTTATTTTTAATAAATGTATCTTTACCGTATGGTAGCATAATATTATAATTGCATATATCTCTTCTTTCATCCATAACATTATCATAATGCAAACATCTAAAAATATCGTCTTTCATTATTTTTTCATATTTTTCATCACTATAATCTAAAAAATTCGTATCTACTTCCTTATTTACAATTTCATTATTATAAAATATATCAACTGTTAAATTTATCAAATTTAAATCCTTCAATAATCTATTTCTAACACATCTATATTGTAAGTCGTAAGTAGTATCTAAGTTAAACATATTAATTTTAGGGTATAGAGTGTAGAATAATTGGATACGTTTTGAATAACTTTTTTCACTAACAATGTAGTAAAGTAAAGCATCTTTTTTAATTTTATCCATTTTGAAAGATTGGACTAATCCTTCTTTTGTGATTGGTTTAAGAACACTTACAAATACAATTTCATCCAATTTAATAAATAAATCTTCATTTGAATCTTTATATTTTTTGTATTTAATTTTATAATTTTTCATTAATATCCCATTATTGGAAATTTCCACTTGATTGGAAGAAAATATTTTATCTTTTGTTTTAATCAATAAATAATATTTTAGAGGAAGTTCATAGCCTTTAATTAAATAGATTGGAATAGTGATTTGTATTTCATCTTTTGGTATTTTGATGTTTTCTTGATATGTCCCTGGTATTTTATTGGAAAATTTTAAAAATCCATTCTTATAAAATCCTTCATTCCCATAAAAAGATATGATTGGATAATAGTAATATAAATCTTTGAAATATGGATAAAAAATTGTTGGGATTGGATTAAAGTAAGTGAATATCAAAGGATTTTGATTATCCAAAAAAAAAGATTGGAATAAATTGAAATATTGAGTTCCATTGTAGGCTAATTTATAATATTTTTTGATTGATTCAATGGATTTATCTTTGGAAAATAAGGCGCAATAATAGAATGTAATAAATGATCGAAAATATTGGAAACTATTGTTTTCATCTTCTTTAAATTTTAATGGTTTCAAAAAATATTTGTTATCCATAAATTTACCTATAAAAATAATTTTTATAATTCTTTCAAATCCAATTCATTTCATACCAAAGTATGCAGATAATAAGAAAAGAATAAAAAACCAATAAGGAAAATTTTCATTAATCTTCTTCGTCAATTCTTGATTTTTTTTTGTCAATTCATTGATTTCATCGTAATTCTTCTTTTGTCCATCCTTAAGAGTTTCATTGATTTTGACAAGCTCAGCAATTTTCGCATCTTTCAATTTAATGCGAATTTTCATAAGAAAATCGTAAATTTCGATGTTCTTATTCTCAAATGCCAAAGCTACACAATCCTTTCCCTCTTTGTTGACAACTTCGTAATTAATTGGGACCATTGAATCTAGTATCTTGAGAGTTTCGAAATCGTTGTTCAAAACAAGTATATGAACTGGGTTATTCACACCATCAAGATAGTTCGTTTCATGCATGAATGATAAATTTTTCATTTTGATTGATAGTTGAATGTAATTCACATAATCATTCTTGCTAAACATATTGACGTAATTTTCAAGATCTGTGTCGATTTCTTTGTTATCAATAATTTCATAAGTCTTTGGAGACTCCTTTTGGATATCATTCATAACCTCTTCTTTCTTTCTCAAGCTCCAAATAAGATAATGCTTATTATCCTTAACGATACGATAAACATTGTTATATTCACCTTCGATTGAAAAGAATGTGACTTTCAATTTATCAATCAAATCTTTCTTCAATTCAAGGTTCTTAAACTCATCATAGGTATCGTAGAAAGCTGAGTGAATTTGTTGAATTGTATAAAGCTTATCATGATTAATAGTCAAAAATTCAATTAGCTTATCTGCTAAGTCAAAATTCTTAATAATAGTGTCCATTTTATTAAGCTATAATACTCCAATAATTTTAATCAATTTTTTTAGTCGGAAAAAATTGATTAAAATTTATATAAAATCTCATTACATTTAAATGTCAAGATATCCTAGTTATTTTGGAAGCAGTACCTTTACTGTTAATAAAATCAATGACTCAACAAAAATTCAAAATTTTACAATTGAAGATTTGAACACTGCTATCATAGATGATGATGAAAAAAAGGTAATTGAGGTATTGAATACAAATACAATTTCCATTAACCAAACTATTTCAAGAGATCCTTATCGCAATACTCTTCTTCATACCGCTATTATTATGGGTAACGTAAATATTATTCAAACATTGATTAATATGGGAGCTGATTTACGTATTAAAAATAAGAAAGGAGAGAGTTGTGCTGATTTGCTTTCAAAGAGTCATTTAGGTAGCATTATCCAATACCTTGCGGATACCAATGTATCAAAGGTGCAAGAATTGAAGAGAGATGTTGCAGAGAAGGATTCGAGAATTAAATCACTCCAAGAAAATATTACCATATTAGAAGATACTAATAAGAAGATTTTCAAGGAAAAGCAAGAAATTGAAGGAGAAGCCGTTAAACTTCGAAAGAGAAATCGTGATCTTGAAGAATCAAATTCAGTTCTTCGTCAAGCTACTAAAAAATCAAAAAATTGAAATTTATTGGATTAGAATTATAAATATACAAATGGATGAACTCAAGTGTCTTGTAAAATGCTATGGATTTGAGCCAATGAATTATTATGAAGGTCATTATTTAAAATCTGGATTTCATCTACAAAGAGAGCTAAATCCATATTGTCTTGTTAAATCATCCCAACATGATGAGAAATATTTTTATGTTATGCTTTGTGGAGGATCAAAATTAACTTACTTTTCCATTGATGATTTGAATAAATTATTGTATAGAGAGGATGGTCAACCACAAACTTGGATATATCACAAATACAAAAAATTTATTTATTCTACACAATGTGGTCAAAATAAAGAAAGAGTTATGCATTTCGACGTCTTAGGAGTAAAACGCTCAAGAGAATATAAAATTGTTCACCTGAACAAAAATAGATTAGACAATCGATCTTGCAATTTATCTTTAAAATATTTTTTAGATAGAACCTATTTTTTCTTTGATGGATATAAGTTACTTTTCCCAAATTATTTCAAAAAATGGTATCTAGAAACTAAGAAAAATAGTGCGATTCCAAAATACATCCACTTCAATAAATATTTTTACATAGTGAATCATCCTTTGTTATTAGAGAAATCCATAAATATTTTTGAAAGTGACAAAGATAAAAATTTAATAACACAATTTATCCAGATGGAGAATGTATTGATTTTTTTAGAAAAACATCCAAAAACCTGGAATTTTAAAAGTTTACAAGCAGTTATTAACTTTTGAATTATAAATCATCTTGAATATAGTATCTAAATCCTCCTCTATTATAAATCCATTTTTTTGCCAAAAACTGATTGCCTTTTTATTATTTTTTCGAACATAGCAGTGTAAACCTTTAAGATTGTGATCAATAATTTTTTTTACAGCCATTGATCCCAATCCTTTTGATTGGAACTCTGGCATGATAAAAAATTTTTGTATCCTATTTTTCAAAAAAATATTGAACATTCCTGCAAATTTTCCTTTGTATAATATTTGAAAGAATACGATGTGATTCGGTTGTTTTGCTACATCATAATTTTTGAAAAAAAGAGCTAGTTTTTCATTTAAAAAATCTTTGTTTTGTAGAATATAACTTTTATCCAATCTTTTAATTTCCATAATATAATAATGAAAAAAATAAACAAATTAAAGGAAAAATCATATTTATCAAAAAATGATTATTGGATTTGCAGGGAAAAAAAGATCTGGTAAAGATACAATTTCCCAATACCTTATAGAAAATTATAATTTTAAGCGATATGCTTTTGGTGATCCTGTGAAAGAAGTTTGTCGTATTTTATTTGGATTTGACGATGAACAGCTATATGGAGGTAAAAAAGAGGATATTGATAAGATTGGAATAACTCCACGAGAATCATTTCAGAAGATTGGGACTGAGTTTGGTAGAAAATATATTCATGAATTATTTCCCAATCTTAAAATTGCAAATGGAAATTTATGGATAGATATTTTCAAGAGGAATTACAAAGGAGAAGACATAGTTTTCTCAGATGTTCGATTTCAAAATGAGGCTTCTTCAATTAAAGAATTGGGTGGATATATTATCCTTCTTGATTCAAAATATGCAATCGACGATAATCATGAATCCGAAAAAATAGATGTTACATATGATTATCTATTGGAAAATAGTGGAACATTGGAAGATTTTTTCAAAAATTTTGAAAAGATTATAAGTAATATTCGTAGTACTTCAAAAGATTCTTCATAAATCTAATTGGGAATGTTTTATCCAATAATTTCTCTGAGTCTTCGCTATTAAACCAAATACATACAAAAAATGGAAAATTGCATATGGAATTTCTAAAATCTCTCATATATTCTTCTCTTGATATTTTTCGCTTACCTTCATTAATTAACTGGAAGTAATAATTTAAAACAAGATTACATATATTTTCATCAAATTTAATACTTTCTATCATCAAGAATGAAATGTCTGAGACTCCTTTATTCAAGTGAATATACTGCCAGTCAAGAAAAACTGGTGATTTATTTGCTTTATAAAAAATATTAGGACTTTTTAAATCACCATGGCACAAACTAAGAGGAAATTGTGATAATTCATTTTGTATTTTATCAAAACTATTATAAATATTCGTTAAAATATTTTTTTCTTTTACTGTTAAAAATAAATTATTCTTTTTTATAAATTTATCAAACCTATTTCTTATTAATTCACTATAATAATAAATCTTATTAGCAGTCTTTAATGGTTTAACAACATCAATTAATTCATTCTCATTATTGAAATAAAAAATATTATGCATAATATAAATCTTATTCACAACTTTCAATAACATTTTTATATTGGTTTCCAAATTTATATTAAATTGTCCAGTATAATTACGAAGATTTTCCATGATGATACCTTTCTTTTCACCGTCATAAATAATACCATAAGATTTGGGTACTTCAATAAAATTTCCAACAATATGAGATAGATTCTTATAAAAATATACTTCTAGATTATACATATCTAATTTTGTAGCAGTTTTTGATAATTCATTTTCAAGATTGCTTATTTTAAGAACAATAGAATTATCTTCCCCACTATTGTAAATTAAATCATAGCAAAAAATATCACAAATATAACCAGTTTTTAAAGATATTGGATTTATTTTAACATTTTTCACTGGTAAAAATGATAGCTCATTTTTAATTAAGTCCTCATATTTATTTTTTTTTACTACATTTTTGAATAATATTTTATTGAAATTAATTTCATTATAATTTTTTATTTTATAGTAATTATTATTCAATAAATCTTCGTTTGAATCATCTCTTATTAATAAAACAATATTTGTAATGTTGCTTCTTCTTGCTGATAATAATCCAGTTTCAGAATCCTCAAATATTACAGTCCTGTCTATGTCAGCTTTTAGTAGATTCATTGCCCTTACATAAGGTTCTGAATCTGGTTTAGGTTTGTTGCAATCATTTGCTGTTATTAATAGATTTATATATTTTTCTAAGCTGCAATATTTTATTATAAATTCTGCTGATTTTTTATTACAATTTGTAACAATTGCAATATTATTATTTTTTATTTTTTCTAAAAATTCAATAGCTCCATCTATCAAAATATTTTGTTTACCTCTTACCAATAATTCAATAAATTTATCGTCTTTTTCATTAGATATTTCTAAAATTTCTTGATCACTTATTCCTGGTATTAGAAATTTTAGAAAATTACAATCTGATTTACCTTTTATAAAATTATTAAAAAAAGCTTCATCAACGCATAATCCAAATTTAGATAATAAGGATTTCCAAACATCCAAGTATATATTATCAGTAATGACTAATGTTCCATCTAAGTCAAATAAAAATGTTAAATTTTCAAAATTGGAAACCTGTTCAGGAGTTCCTAATGATATATATTTATGTGTATCAATACAATTAATTTCAAAGTTAATATTATCTTTGATCATTTCTGCAATAACCGTCGAGATATAAAATTCATCTTTGAATCTAATATCATTATCAATAATTTTACAACAATACTTATATAATGTTTTTATTGATTCGAAACCATAAGCACCACAATTTGCGTAATTCGATATTTTTTCTTTTTCTTTTATTTCAACAATATATTTATCAACTTTTACATAAGAAAATAATGGTTTATTATTTTTATCTTCAAAAACAATAACTTTATTTTTTTTATCCCATAATTCTACAATATTTTCTAAGTAAAAATTGTCGGCATCAATTGAAAAAACTGGAATATCATTACTGCATTTTTCCATATATTTTTCAATCGCTAATTTTAATGTCTCTGCTGCACCTCTAGTTTGTTCTTGTAAAACTAAAAATATAAAATTAATATTGGGATATTTTTCTCTTAGTATATTTTCAAAATCATATTTTTCATATTCTTTATTGTAAGGAATTAGAACTTCATCACATGATAAATTATCTAATAACCAAAAAATAATTGGTTTCCCATAAATTGGTATTAATGCTTTGGGTATATTATATTTATTTTTAAATCTTTGACCTATTCCTCCTAAAGGTATAATAATCATTAATAAAAAAAATTTTTTTAATAATTTGATTGAACGCAAAATAATAAATATTTTCTATTTTAGATGTCTAATAAATTTATTATTTACAAGGGCTCTGGTGGATTAGCTCATATGTTAAGAGGATTAGCTCATTGCATAAAATTAGCAAATATAACACAAAGATATTTAATAATAGATTGTAAATGTAATAAAGGTTTTGGATGTAATTTTAACGATTTTTTCAAAATAGATGGATTAAAATACTCAGATAACTATGATATTATTCCATCTACTTATAATTTTAAAGGATTTACAATAGATGAATTAAGAAAACAAAAAATATCTTGCGATAATAGATCTTATTATATTTTTGGATATATTATAAGTGATTTTGATGAAAGAAGTAATGATGATATAGTAATTTATGGAGGAACTGGAGGGAATAAATTAATTGGAAACCTAAGAGTTAATGATAATATAATGTCTCTTTTAAATAAAGAGCCACAAATAAATGATAAATATATATCAGTTCATTTTAGGAACACAGATATCAAAAATTCATTTGATAAATTTTCGACTAGAATAAAAAGAGCAATTATGACAACTAAAATAAATACAGTATATTGGGCAAGTGATGATTATAAATCTTTTGATAAGTTATGTAAAAAACATCCAAATGTAAAATTTATTAGATATACAATACCTGCAGAAAAAGTTATAAGAAATATTCATAGTGAAACAAAAGATAAATTTAAACAAATTTATGACTGCTTAAAAGATATTTATTTCATATTGAAATCTGATTATTTTATTCCATCAAATAACTCAGGAATGTCATTATATATAAAGTTGATGATTAATGATAAAAACATTTTTAGAATAAATTCAAAAACTATAATCTTAAATTAAATTATGAGTATTACTTTCAAAAAAGTTAGCCATGATGAAATTTCCAATTTGATAGATGAAATCAAAGAATCTTTCGATAATTATAAATTAGTGAAAAACGATCACGATTACTATATTATTTTAAGGGATGAAGAATTTATTGGATTTATGGATATATACAAAAAAGAAATGTTTCAAAAATTTTTTATTGTAAAAGAAGAAAGGGATAAAGGATTGGGAAAAATTGTTTTAGAAGAAGCTATTAAATATTTCACCCAATTTATTGATCAATCACAGATTTATTTTTATACTAAAAAAACAAATGAAAGAGCAACTCATTTATTTTCTAAATATGGATTTGAAATAGTAGAAGAAAAAGATCAATTATATAAATTCAAGAGAATTATACCAAAAGAAGCTCCTTAAAAACTTTTAGTTTTTTCTCAGCATTTAATCCAATACATAATTTAAATACTTTTGATAAGGCATCCAGTAATTTAAATTTAGGTACATATTCATAGAAATGTTTTTCACACATATTGAAGTACTTATTATGGGATCTATTAAAACACATTTTTTCACTACAAATAAATTTTGTTTTATTTGTATTTCCAATCCAACAATTATAAGATTCTTCATAATTTATATTTTCATAATGTTTCAATTGATCCTTTTTATAATAATTATAACAATTGGGACAAGATGGCATAGTTATTGAAAAATAATTAGGTAATTGTTGATTATAGCAAGTATAGTGAAAATCACATCCACAATTATCATTATGTATATAATTTGGTGTTTTTGTTTCAACATATAATTTACATAATCCACATATAACCATATTATATAATTATAAAAAAAATACAATCAAAATCGAATATTATTTTTTATTTGATAAAGCTTTCTCCAATCTCTTCATCAATCTATCCCCAGTTATTCGATTTCCTTTATTTTCAAAGTTAGATAGTAGATCATCATACTGTCCAATTTGTTTCATTATTTTTTTGATAAGGGGCTGTAATTTTTTTAATGAATTTTTTGAATCTTTCAATTTACTAATATTATCTTTTATTTCTTGTGCTAGTTCTTTTATTAATAACTTTGTTTCCTCATTTTCTTCTCTTTGTTCTTCTTGCTGTAATAATAGATTTTGTTCTTTTAATTTTCTACTAGCATTATTTTTAGATTTATTGTTTAATTTTAGGTAATTTGGGGAGCTTATTTTAGTAAATTTTTTGATTAATTGTAATGGGGCATTTTTTCTTAGTACCAATTGCATATTTTTGTTTTTATTTGAATTAGTAATCATTAAAGAATTTGGTATTTTTGCTTTTATAGAATTAAACATACTTCTTATTTCCTGTTTTTTATTCTCGTTACTTTTTATTTGCTCGTATGAGCATATTTCATCATCTATTTGAAATTTACTTACATCTTTTTTCAAAATATTAAAATTTTTAATTATTAGCAAAATATATTGATATTTATTTAAACATTTAGTTAAATCTTGATTAACAAACATATCAAATAGCCTCGTTGGAAATAAAATGTCTTTATTAATTACCTCTTCAATTTCATATTTACACTTCTCATTATAAGTTTCAATGTAATTTAATGTAGAATATACTTCATTCAATGCTTCAATTAAATCTTTAATGAATTTCTTCCTGCTTGATACATTCATTATTTCTCCGACACCACCTTTTTGTTGTAATGACTTGTAAAATTTAATAAATTTAACAGAAATATCTGTAATCTTTTCAATTAATGTCTTATATATCATACTATCTAATTTATACCCATTTGAGCACCAAGATTTATATTGATCTATTAAAAAATCTTTTTCCTCTTTTTTAAATGCACCTTTGTCCAACATTATTTTCAATGTTCCTAATAGGCATTTTTCACGCTTAGCACTATCTCGAAATAATCCTTCATAAGCATCAGGGGTAGTAAATTTTAGCAATAATTTTGGATTCATATTTTCAATTTTTGACTCAAAAAATTTTTGATTGGAACCTAATAATTTATTATTTACAGTATTATTTATAGTGTCAAAATAGCGAGATATTTCATCATCATATTGTGATGATACTTCATTTAAACTTTCAATTAATGAATCATATTTTAAAGTCCCTCTTAAATTTCTTGAAAGCATAGCAAGTAAAGGATTTTTTGTTAAATATGGATCTATTAATGCTAGAGCTTCCCTAAATTTATTGTCAGAAATATGTTGTCCTTCAGCCAATAAATTATTTATTCTATCTTGCTCTTTACTATCTAAACTATCCCAAATATTCGCTATATTGCGTAAGTCTGTTGTGATTTTTGATTTTAATCTTTTTACTATATCATTATTTGATTTATTGCTACAACATAAATATAGCATATAATCAAAATTTTTATCGGTTAATTCTTCACTAAAAACAATTGTTTCAGCTGCCTTCTTATTAGTAGCTATTTTTTGCATTTCTTCTTTAATTCTTGCTTGTTCTAGTTTTGCTTTTTTTTCTTGTCTTTCTCTAGCTTCCTCAGAGAGAAGAACTGCATTTTTTTTCTTAGATGAAATTCCTTCTTCAACAGATTCATACTCAAATTTTCTTTTTTTTCTATTTTCTTTATTTTCATTGGAATTATTTCTATTTTTCTTAGAATTTTCCCATTTATTAACAATTTCAGCTAATTTTTTTTCATTTGGTAAAATATCTAAATTTAGATAATTTTTTGGACTCATTATAATATAACTAATTTTTTTTTGATAACCTTAATTATTGGAAATTAGAGGATAATTTTTTCGAATGTTTGGAGAAACCTGTTTTAAGCATAATGAAATTAGCTTCTTCTCATTTTCCTTGCAAATTTTCGCTTTATATTTAACACTATTTTCCACCCATTTATAATAATCATCATCTTTCATCTCAATTACTTTATCGTATATTTCTAACAAAGAATTCTCATAGCATAATGAATAATTTTCCATTCTGTATATTTCAGCTAATTCTCTATCCATTATCATTGGAATATTTAAATTGATTGCTAAAGGAATCGTACCAGTTAATCGTTGCCAGTAAAACCATCCTTTTTTCTTAGCAAGAGGCAAGATGAATTTAGCCCTATGTAAAGATTTTATCATAATCTCAGTTTTCAAACCAGGAAAACCTAAAATTTTAGGGTGATTCTCAAGAATTTTATATTTTTTGCAAATCCAAATCCAATCCCATTTTCTCATAAAGAACCAAAATTCATAATCTCCATCTGGATGATTATTCAATAATTCAAAAACTAATTCTAAATTTTTATCAAAAAGTTTCCCATTGGATAAAGTTCTTATTCCTCCAATTACTGCAAAAATTGTTGTCTTCTTATCTTTCTCTGGTTTCCAGTGTAACTTCTTATAAGATTTATAAATTGGGAGAATGCATTCATATATTGATGCTTGTAGATCATTGGATTTAATAACTGGAGATACTGTAATACTTTTTAACATATAGCTTTTTAAATGTTCAGCTTGATGATGAACATAAATAGTTCTTAATGCTAAATCTGTATTTTTAAAAATATCTGGCATCCTTCTATCATCAGTGCTTGACCCGTAAATAAAAAAATCAATATTATCAGCTTCCATAATAATTTGACTTGTGTTTTTAATTGTTATTTGTTTTGAAAATAAATTACTGTAAAAATTAACAAAATTATATTCATCAGCATCTACATTATAAAAAATTGTTAAGTCCCAATTATTCTTTAAAATTATTTCAATAAAGGTTCCTAAAATTTCAGTATGTTTCTTAGCGATTTGGATAAGAGCAAAGTGAACCATATTTAATTTTATAAATTAAATTGGAAAAAATAACCAATAAGTGCGTTCAAAAATAAGAAAAAAGATGTTAGTATAATTTGAGGAATAAAAGAACCTCACATGTGGTGGAGTTAGAATCACTTCACACCTACCTAACTCCTAAAAACTTATGGTTTTTAGGATTGATTATCAAATTAAAAAAAATTGAATGTTATTTAATCAATTAACTATAACTAAAAATGACAACTATTGAAGGTGATACTTTAATTTTACGTCCCCGTTTTAATGCGCCCATTGATGAGAAATTAATGAAAATGATTTTGAAATGTAAGAAGATAAAATTCAACGATTTATTTAACCAATTTTTACCGCAATTACCGGATTGTATTACACACATTACTTTTGGAAGCAATTTTAATAAGCCCATTGGTATAAAAGAAGATGATAAAGATTATGGATTGATGGAAACACAAAATTGTTTGCCAAGAAATTTAGTTTTTTTGAAATTTGGAAAATTTTTTAATCAAAGAGTTGATAATCTTCCCCCAAAAATCACACATTTAATTTTTGGAGAATATTTTGAACAACCAGTAGATCATTTACCGGTTTCTTTAAAGTATCTTAAATTTGGAGAATCATTCAAGGAAAAAGTAGATCATTTACCGCCAAATGTTAAATTACTTAAATTTGGTGATTTTTTCAATCAAAGCCTGAGCAATATTCCCCCATCAGTTGAGGTGATATACACTGGATTTAATTATTCACAACCTCTTATTGGATTACCAGAAGGACTTAAATTTATTACAATTGGAAATAATTATCGTCATTCAATCCAGGAACTACCTGATTCAGTTGAAGTAATTGCATTGGGATATTTTAAAGGAGAAGAACTTGAAGGAAAAAGACAGGTCATTCGAAAATATTACTGGTGCCTGGTTAAATGTGAAATTATCAAAAAACTTCCAAAGAATTTGAAGTATTTATACATGAATGAAAATTACGATAATTTTGACCAAATTGTTGAAAATTTTGAAAATGTTGATGTGAATTGTGAACAAGAAATATTGATTAGTGATATATACGAAAGAATTGGGTTTGTGAAACCTTAAATAGGAATTATAATTAAAGAGGTGTTTGATTATAATGTGTTGCTTCTTTATTGAAAATCCAATGATGATCATTTATATGAACTTTTGTAAGGATTCTTTGCCTTAATGCAGGAGCAGATATGCCAGCGTCTCTTCCTGCTGCAGCCATATTTGGAAAATAAATTTTTTCACCATTTGAGCAACATATTTTTATAACCGGTTGATCTTTCATTTGATCATCATCACTAATTCCAGCGTATCTAAAAAGATAACCTTTGCATAATGTCTTATTTCGCAACGCAATTCCAATCGCAGATCCAGTGCATCCAATTATTCTACCGGCTTCTTCAATACTCTTATAATTTGCAATTACTTTTCCAGATTCAACATTTATTTGGTCAATTGGTCGTTGAGCCTTCCTTACGACTGGAACTTCAGGGTTTTGTTCTTCAATATTTTTCACAACTAGATTATTATGTAAAATATTATGTATATCATCCAATGATAATTTTTCATCTGTTAGGATATCTTCCAATTTCTCAGTAATATTCAAAATTTTCTTAACTTCTTCTAGTGAACCATCTACCATGTCATTTCTTAATCGCGTAAGTCTTTCTTTTAGTAAAAATCCCATAATTTTTTCAAATACTGGGAAAGAAATTTTTACTAAGTGCTTCATATCGCCATTTGGATCAGTTTCTTTATATAAATTCTTTCGATTTTCCAAATCAGCCAATCTACATAATCCAAACTTAAAACGATTTTCTTTACACTCAAATGCATATAAGTAATATCCTTTATGCGATGCAGCAGCGATTCCTTGATATTGAACCTTATATTTTTCATTGATTGTTTGTTTTGGAGAGAGTTCCTCCAATTTACCTTCAAGAGATTTTACTTGTTCAATCAATTTTTCATTTTCATTTATTACACGAGTAAGATTATTTTCCAATTCATTGTTTTTTTCCAATAATTTATTGTAATTTTCGATATTATATTCTTGGTCTCTAATAATTTCTTTTATATTTTGATCGATTTCCTCAAAAGTTAACTTATCAATTGCGAGTAACTCTGTGTAATTATTACCATCAATAATGATATTTCTTCTTAATTTTTTCAATATAGAATTTTTTTTAATCGCATTTTCAATTTGAATTTGATTGGATACTTTGAAAACATTAACTAGACAAAAATTTGAATATACTTTCTTATGAGCATCGACTCGAGTCACCAAATCATTCGAATTTCCAAATTTAATAAGTTTTTCTCCACTAACACTTTTATTATCGATTAAACCATAATAAACACATTGCGTATTTTTGGGGAATTGCTCTAGTAGAGTTTTTTCTCTAAGAACCTCCTTTTCTTTTTTTGAATCAATAATAATTTTTTCTTTTTCTTTCTCTGAAAGTTCAAGCATTAATTGATTTTTTTCTAATTTTTTACGCAATTCTTCATTCTCTTCAGTTGTAATTTCATGAACAATATCTTCAAGCTTTAAATAATATTCATGTAATTGTTCAGCTCTTGTTGTTCCAGCTTTGAGACAAAATGATTTAAAAGTTTTGATATTCAAAAAATACTTAATAATATTAGAACCTCCTCTACCATCTTTTTTCTCCCCCTTATGGGGGAGCAAAATAACATAATCAATATCCTTTGTAAAATTTCTTTCAAGTAATTCTTTTGCTTTTTCTTTTTTGTTAAAATCTAGCCATTTCCATAAATCATCAAGATCTATCACAAAATCTTTAAATTGGTCATAATTTAATGTGCAGTAAAAACTTGCTAAAAAAAATTGCATTTCAATATCAGAAAATTTATTCTTGATTTTTGTTAGCAATTTGCCCTGATAATCCCCAGATAAACGAGTTAGTGGGTTTTTCTCAATAAGTTCAACTATATCTAGTTCCATTTTATATTTATAAAAAGTAAAATATCTTTAAATTATTTTTTTTCCAGGAAACAGAAACAAAAAATCACTATTTAAAGTAAAATTTCACAATTTAAACGCTTTTGTTTTTTAAAGCAAAAACAAATAAATTGACTTATTTCCAGTTAAAATAAATAATTATTAAAAATATTTTTAATTTATTATTAAATATTATAATTATATACAAAATTGATAAAAAATTCGAATTATTTCACGTTTGCTCAATGGGAAACACAATAAAAATTAATAAAAATTGTTTTGCACTAAGGGAAATATATACTTACAAGGAAAAAATCTTTAAAAGATATTTAAAGATAAATTAATAAAGAATTATAAAATGGAAGTTCTCACAGATAGTTCTATTCAACCACGTAGTAATGTTATATCCAAATTAGATTTATTAATGACATCCTTATCAAAGTTCTATGCGGATGATAAAAATATTAATATTTTATTACCAATAGTCCAAGGATGTTCAAAGATATCTCTAAGAGTTCTTGATTGGTTTGTAACTAATTACTGCAAAAAACATAATACTGTTATCAATTATGAAAAGGAAGGACGACAAAAAAAATTAATTGTACATTTGGACTACAAGAACCAGCTAAAGGCATACAGCAAACGAAATTTCGATCCTTTTTGTCGACGTGAAAGAATCAATTTTATCTACGGTAAAGGTTGTGAACTTTTGACAACAGTCGGTCAACTTAATTTTTTCCGCTGGGCTATAGAAAATAACATAATCGATTACATAAGTACACGATTGGACGAAATCGAGTGCGATATGAACAGTTCATTACGATCAGGTGAAACAAAAGCGAAAGATGTTGAGAAAATAGAGGAGTTAGAAAAGAAGAGGAGAAAGCGTCATGAGCTCTCAGTATCCGCCTCGAAAAGTGTTAGTAAACATAACGTCAAAATCACAGTGGAATTTTCCTAATTTTTCAAACATTGATTACACATTAATTTTTTTATTATAGTATTTGAAACTGGAGTACGAATATTGCCATAAATTTTACAAAGAAATATGTATTTAATAATTTTTATGTACATTTTTTTCCTATTTTGTTTTTCTTCTATATATTTTATAGCATTACTAGTTGTCATTTTTTGACCAGTTATTTTTTCGAAATTTGGAGAGATATCTGTCCAAATTATAGCGTCTAAATTATTATTTTTGGCATAATTTGTAACATCGTTTATTTGACTTAATTTCAAATTATTTGTTCGAAATGATTCGTCTTTCAAATTAATATATCCAATATTTGATTTGCGAGTTTTTTCCCTAGTTTTAATCGCAGATATAGCTTTATTCAAATTAGTAAATTTAGTCTTGGCAACAAAAATATTATTAGGAGTTCCAGTTTGATTATCTATAACAAGTGTTAATCTACCTTTACCTTTATCAGACACTCTTGAAAAATTTAATGGTAACAATATATGAGATTCTTTCCATTTTGTTTTTAGTTTAAGATTCGAGAAATCCCATAATAAGGATCCCCATGCCAAATATGCTATTTTCATTTATCTAACATAATTAGATAAAAAAATTATGGATTAAGTGCATCGAAATAAATAACGAATAAATTATTTGGTGTTTGGAATTTCAAGCAATGAGCTTTAAGTTCATGCTCTTTTATAGGCTTCTCCTCTGTTGTTCCAAAAGAAGTTTTATTTCTATTGTTACCTCCCTCAAATTTTTCAACATAGATGTTAAAACCAAAACTATTGAAATATTTAGACATCTTCAAAAGTTCTTCTTCACCTAAGACATCCAAATCTACTCTTCCACTACTATCTCCATAAATATATTTCATTGATTTACTAAAAATTTCAATTAAAACATTAAAGACAGTCGCATTATCTGTTTCTTCTTCTAATAATTCCAATTTAATTGAACTAGGATTTTGAGGAGGTGCAGATACAAGTCTATCAATAAAATCGTCTAATGTTCCTTCATTTGCTGAAACTTTTTGGCGCTTCATATATTTAGATTGTTAAGATTTTTTTAAATATAGAACGAATTTTAATCTCACTATAAAATATTATGAAAGACCCTTCTATAGATTTTTATACTCCTTTCCAATCAGGAGAAGGCACTTGCTATCCTTTATATCCCGAGAATTATTATAGAGTTCCATACACTAAAATGTTTGGAGGGAAGACTAGAAAACATAAAGGAGGTGAAAATATTATTTATTCCAATGGTGTTAATCTCAATGTAACTGATAAGGAGATCAAGGGAGGAAAACAAAAAGGTGGTTCTTATTCTCCAGCAAAATTTAATATGTTTGGTGAAGAAAGTAACTCTTCAAGTGATAATAATTTCTCATCTACAAATATGGGAATAACTTATGCTACTCAAGCTGGTGGTAAAAGAAAGCATAGAAAAGGAGGTGCTAATGCGGCGGAGTACTACACTGATAAATTAACTGGATCATATTCTCCTAAAAATATGTACGCAGATGTTACAGATTCACCCCAACAGTGCGCTGGAAAAAGAAAGCGTAAGATTCTAGGTGGAGATGCAGTCAATGACGCAGCTGGCAATCTCCAACCAAATCGTGCCGATGGTACTTTAGGGAGATTAAATCAAGCTACGGCTGGTGGTGGTATTCAATATAGAGGAGCAGATAAGCCTGATACTCCTTCCAATTTTTCAACTGGCACTATTTTTCATCCCGAGTGGAAATACACTAAAGGAGGAAAAAAGAGAAGTAATAGCAAGAAACGTAGTTGTAGCAAGCAGAGGGGTGGTCAAGAAATAAAGACTCCTGGCGCTACTCCTTTTGGGGTTGCTACTCATGATCCTGCAGGTGTTCAAGTTCAAATGGGATTTGGTGACCACGTCATTAAAGGGACAAAAGATTTAGGTGGATTTTTAACTAATGAGTTAAAGGATAACCTTCCAGGAAACATCAATGCCAATTTTGATAGAACTATGAATGGTGGTCGTAGAAAGAATCGTTCTCGTTCTCGCTCAAATTCACGCTCAAGAAAACAAAAAGGAGGCAACGTAGTTACATCTTTGTTTAACTCTGCAAGAGATATTGCCTCAAGAGTTCTTAGTGCTGGTAATGATAACATTCCCAAGGAATTAACTCCTAAGTATTTCAATGCAGCAGGTGGTAAGAAGAAGACTAAAGCTAAATCGCGTTCTAAGTCAAAATCCAAATCTCGCTCAAAGTCGAGATCTAAATCTCGCTCGAAATCCCGCTCAAGAAAACAAAAGGGTGGTGATATTCTCGCATCATTGCTTGAATCTGCTAAAAAGGTTGGAACAAAGGTAGGAAATGTCGCTTTTGAAAATGTTCCAGGTTCTATCCAACCTAAAGCTGGTGAAATACCTTTTATTAAGGAATCATTTGTTGGAGGTGGAAGAAGAAGAAAACAGCGTGCAGGTGCTGCAAATTTAGCAGAAACAGCTGGAAAAGTTGGAAGAGATCAGGATATCCCTTTGGATAATCCAGTACCATTTGGTGTTTCCACTCACGTTGCTCAAGGAGCACAGGATCAAATGTACGGTGATTTAAATAAGATGCGTGGTCTTAGGGATGTAGTTGAGAGCAATCTTGGAAATGCTGCATCAGAAGCTGTACAAGCTCAAATGGGTGGAAAAAAAAAACTCAGTAAGAGGAACTTAAACAAACGTGGTGGTGATGGTGACAGTGGTGGTGTTGGCTCTGATTTCGCGTTGACTCTTGCTTCTCGTGGTCCAGCTAACTATCCTGATGGTCCATCCGCGGATAGATTTAGATACTTCACAAAGACTGCTCAGTTTATTCCAAATTCAATGCTTAAATTTGCTGCTGCTCCAATTTTAACTGGTTACGCTAAGGATCCCAATCCTTATCCTCTTGCTTACAACGATACTTGTGGAGGCAAGAAAAAGAGAAAAACTTCAAAGAAAAATAAGAAGAGTAAGAAAAATTAAGTAAAGAAATCAAATCCTGCATTATATCCATATGTTCCAATGTCATTTGGCTTTGGACCACTCTTAACAATAGGATAATATTCCATATTAATTCCTTGTGTGGCATTTTGCTGTTTAATTTTTAACTCAGCATTATCAATTATTTTTTGAGTCAATTCAGTTAATGTTTTTATACTATCTTTAAATTTCAAATAATTTGTTCTAGCACTTGGCATAGATTGGATAATTGCCTGCCAATAATTCAAACATTGTTGTCTCAAATATTCTAACTCAGTAAATTGATTACCTCTATTTGTTGTTCCAAGAAGAATTTGATTTTGTAATATAATCATGTAATTCGCATATTGTAATGATTTCGCAAAATTATAGTAAGCAAATGCCAAGAAATCTTTGTTTGCGTAATAAAAATCAACAATCGCTGGATTAAAATATAAATAATTTCTATTATTATCATCATTCAAATTAAAATAATTTTCACTCGTTGGTAGAGTTCCCTCAGTTGGATAATAATTAGTCTCAGATAAAACTTCACTTAAAAGTTGTACTTTATTTTGTTTATCAAGTGTAAAGTCGCGAACACTATAGTAAGTATATCGATAATACAAATAAAATACAAATCCTAATACAAGAAATCCAAATAGTGCTCCTATAGAGATATTTGCTCGAATAAACCACGCGTACAATATTATTAGTACTAAAGCAAAAGAGAATAATTGATTTTTACCTAAAATATTAAATAACTTAAATGGACTTATATCAGAGAATATTTCGTCTAATTTATTTTTACTTTGTGTTCGTGCATTATTCTCAGCCAAAGTATGTAAAAAATCTTTAATTATAATATTTTGATCCATCTATTTAATTAGTGAGAAAAATAAAATACATAATTAATGAAAGTATAATAAACATTATTCCAACATATAATATTCTATTATCCTTTGTTAAAATAATAATATAATTATTAATATCCTTGTTGTTTTCTTGATCATATATTAATTCTGTCATTTCATTTATAATATAAGTCCAATTAGTAAAAAAATTCTCGAAAAGTGTTTTGATAGAAAGATTATAAACTCTCTTGTTATATTTTTCTTGTTGTCTTTTTTTATTTTCAAAAATAGTATTTTCATATAATTTTTTGTATGATTCAGCTAATTTTAACTGTTGAAAATCTGATAATGTATATGTTTCTGCGTTTTCTAAAATATTTTCTTTAACCATAATTTACTATATTTTTTATTTTTTATGGTAAGCCATAAAAAATTTATTTTTATTGTATTATGTGTACATATTTCCCATCCCTGGATAATAAAATTGCGGTCCTTGAATTGTTGTATCATATCTATTACTAGTATCCTTAAAATCAAATAAAACGCTTATTTTTTTTTCATCTTTCTTTTTCGTGCATCCAATCATAGATATTATCCAAATTATAAAAAAGATTACCAAAAAAATAATAAATATATTAAATTCATTCATATTTTATATAATATTATTAATTCTTCATTATATTTATAAATTCTAAATCATTTTCAACCAATGCCTCTTGTATAACTTCCATGATATTATTAACTATCTTTACCTCCGGTAAATCACCATTATTTCCACCTGGACTGGCGCAGCCATTATTTCTCCTTCTCCTTAAAATCTTTTCATAATCTTCCTCATTATCTTTTGGAATTAAACATAATCTAACTCCTGCTCTCTTAGCTCCTTCCAATTTAGCTTCCAATCCTCCAATAGGATGAACATTCCCGTGTAAATCTATCTCTCCTGTCATTGCAATATCATTCTTTATTTTGATGTTACATAATCTACTCACGATTGCTGTAGTAATAGTAATTCCCGCACTTGGACCATCTTTGGGTGTTGCTGCCTCAGGACAGTGAATATGCAATCCAAAATTACCGTAGGTTTCGAATTCCTCGTTTATCTCTTTTTTAATTGTTTTTGGAACTAAATTCCACGCTAAAGTTTTAGCGCACATCATACTTTCTTTCATAACATCTCCCTGTTGTCCTGTTAACTCCAATGCTAATTTTCTATCACTTGGTGTTTTAACACATTCAACAATTGTTAATCCTCCTGTTCCAGTTACAGTTGCATATAAACCATTCACAAATCCAACTTGAGGCTCCTTTGCAATCTTTTTCACATGAACTTTTGGTTTATCACTAAATAATTCTTTGACGAATTCTTCACTAACATCGAATGGTAAAACAATATTATCATCGGTAATTTTCCTCAAATTGATCTCTCGAATAATTTCAAATAATTTTTCTCTCAATTTTCTCACACCCGCTTCATTCGTATAATTTTGAATTATATATTTGATGACATCTTTATTAATTGTTATATCTGTGTTCTTATATCCAACAGTATCTAAAATCTCTGGTAAAGAATAATTTTGAACAACATGTATCTTTTCAACCATTGTCAAAGCTTTAACATTAATCTCAGTGATTCTATCACGAAGAATTCTATCAATCGCTTGAGAATCATTATATGAAAATACAAATAATACTTTGCTTAAATCAAATTTAATACCCGAGAAATATTTATCCTGGAATTCATGGTTTTGTGAAAAATCAGTTAAATGTGTTAAAATTCCAATTATTTCTCTTCCGTGCTCAGTATTTGAAACTTTATCAACTTCATCAATATATATAATTGGATTCATACATTTCGTTTCCATTAAGATATCGACAATTCTTCCCCAAGTGGATCCCAAATAAGTATAACTATGTCCTTCTAATGTTGCTCCATTACTACTTCCACCCAATGGTAAGAATCCAAATGGTCTTGGACTTCCATCCTCATCTAAAAAACATTTCGCCAATCCTTTCTTAGCAATAGTAGTTTTTCCAACACCTGGTGGTCCTTGAAAACCAAAAACAGTTCCCTCCATTTTTCCATTCATCCACTGTGCAATTAATCTTTCTAATTGCATTTTAGTTTCTTCTTGACCATACACGCAATCATTCAATGTCTTCCTTACTTGTTCCAAATATTCTTTCTTCGATTTCTTATATTTGGTCCACTCCTTCCATAAATTCAAAAAATTATTGGCAATTGAAACAAAAACATGAACATCCTCTTTTTCCTCAACCTTTTCTTCCAATACATTGTCCTGTGGTTCTTCTCCATTTTCTATCATATCACTTATTTTCTCCATTTTGCCCAATTCTTCAATAACGATTACACAATTCTTTTTAATATTTTCATCACTTGGTGCCAAATCATCCTTTGAACTTATCATTCGTAAGATTTTATCCATATTTTTCAAGAAAGATTCAATGGTACTTTCAATATGCTCATTAACATATGATTTCAAATGAGATGTTAATTGCTCTAATATGACTTTTTCTAAATCAGTTTTGGCTTCCACTTCTTCCAATCTTTTCAAACTATTACTAACAACTCCACACAATTTAATTGAGTATTCTTCCAATCCACTCAAAACAGGTTCCTTCTTATAAACGCCAAATGGAACTTTTAATAAACCGTCCAAAAATTGCTGTGCTTTCGCAGAACTCTCTCTAGTTCCCTTCATTTCTTTCAATTTATCCAATGCTTTTGATTTTACATTATCAGTAACTTTCATCATCGCAATTCTCTTTTCATAAGGAATGTCATCCTCAGTTAAAGTATGCAATTGTTGAACCTTATTCTCAACATTCTTGAAAGCGATTCTAAAAAGTTTTTGTACTGTATAATGAAGACTTCTATAGATTTCTTCTGCCATTGGTTGTGGTTTTAAAAGTTCACTTGTGTTGCAAATCATATCATAAATAATATGTGCTAGAAATTGATCCTCGCTGTCGCTCAACAAAAATAATGTTAAAATATATCTTTGTTTCTCAGTGTTACCTGTGATAAATTCTTTTACAAGAAGAGAAAGAGGTTTTGTACGATATTTTAGTAAATCTTTATGAGCGTTCACAATCATATCGCTTATCTCAACTTCATTATTCAACAAAAAATCTCTCAATGAAAGTTGATTTAAAAATCCATTTTTGAAATTATCTTCAATTGAAAGAAATTTTATTTGGTCTTGTGTTTTCTTCAACTTATCTCCAATTGTTCCTCCAATTCTAGTAATATTCAATGGATCTTTGTTAAAATATCCACTTATTACAATATTTTTATTCGTAAAGGGAAAATAAATATCTGCTCCTTCTATTTTTTCTAAAAAAGATTTATTTACACTATTATTTTTCTTGGGATAAGGTAATATTTCAACACTTGTTATTACAGTTTCTTGTTCAATCGATGAAGATGTTGGAACAAAAAAATTATCATAGAATTCTAAAAGTTTTAAATATTTATCAGAGAGATTTGATTCATAATCATATCCTAAATATAAAGATAATATTTGAGATATTCTTTTGCAACCACCTTCTGATGTAATTTCAACAACCTTTTTACGTAATTCATAAATTTTATCTAATGATTCTTCAATGGAAGATTGGGAAGAATAATCTAAAAGATCATTTATCTCTCTATAATGAACTAATACTTCATCCAATTTTTCCATCAAAACAGAATATTTATCTTTTTTAAAAACTTTATTTTCGTAATTATTTTGTATTCCAGACATAACATTATAAATTTCTTGATAAAGGCGTCTATTTTCAAGATTTAATTTATTTGTCAAGATTGTTGTTATAATTGATTTGGCATTATTTAAATCTGTCATTTGTTTATAATATTAAAATATTTTTAAATATCTAAAAATTAAAAATATTTGAAAAAAATTATTTTCTCAATGTGCGTTTTGATCGAGATTTACTTCTACTTCTAGACCTACTTTTCCCTCGATATTTACTTTTTTTGGTTCTCTTTTCTTTCTCTTCTTCCATTTTCTTAAAACAATCTTCAACGTATTTACCTCTTTTACTCTCCATTATTTTTTTAATTAACGATGGAGGTACCTTGCAAACTATTGAATAATTTATTCTTCCAAATATTCCCTTCAATTCACTATACAATGCGTATTTGTATTTTGTTTTGACACCTGCGAATAATGAATCCATTGTTAATCCAGCTGTTGTTTTTACTGGAGGGAAACAATTAGTGTATCTTCTCTCACCAGTCTTCTTTAATAAATTTATATAATATCCATCTAGGATTGCCATTAATATATTTTCATCTTTTTTATCACTAAGTTGTGGAGGATAATCCAAAAATAAATGTGTTGGTCTATTTTCTGGATGTTTTTCTCTGTAAATTCTTATTACTTGACCAAATTTTCTTTGAAGATCTTTTGCCTCTTGTTTAATCTTTTCCAATGTATTATAATGTAAGTAATTCTCTTTACACCATTCTTTTGCATTACCTTTTTTCTCTTTTATGATACGACCAGTTCTCCTATCAACTGTATCATATCTTCTCAAATAAAATTCATTGTAAATATCTAATAAACTAAATTGATCACCCATTGAATTAGTCCATTTCTTTTTGATACGATCATATTTTGCTTTTTCTTCTTTCTTTAATCTCTCATCTTTTGATGATGGTTTGAAACGCAAAAAGATAGAATCCATTTTATATCGAAAATCCTCCATATTATAAATTGCAGCTAATATACATATTTCGTCTCTACAATGATAATTATATCCAGCTATTAGCATTCTACCTATTTCAGGGTAAGTATCAAAAGCTGCCATAGCTCTACCTAAATCTGATACTGTTCCATTATTATCTTTAATATCTATGACACCTAATGCAATCAATCTATCCAACATCCTTTTTACTGAATCCTCTTGTGGTGGTTGGATTAATTTTTCCAAATATTGGTTAAGTGGAAGTGGTTTCAATACATATTCTTCTTGAGGTTTCAAAACTAATTTTCCCTTCTTTTTATTATTATTTACTAATTGGATATTATTTTCACCTCCTTTATGCTCATATTTAAATGGAAATTTAACATTAGAAACATACCCAGGAGATGATATAAATTGTAAGAGAGAATCTGATATATCTTCTGTTAAAATTGGTGGAAGAGGGTAATCTAAAAATTTATCATATTCCTCTTTAGTGAATAAGTTATAACAAGTTCCTGGTCCTGTTCTTCCAGTTCTTCCTTTACGCTGTCTATGAGAAGCCTTAGATATATATTTTTTCTCCAATGCATGTAAGTTCTTCTCAGAATAAAAATTATCGTAATTTTTCAAACCGGAGTCTATTACGAAATCCAATCCATAAAATGTTATTGAAGATTCTACAACTTCAGTCGCAAAAATTACTTTACGAGTATATCTTCCATTTTCTTTATATTTTTCCGCATTAGTTAAAATGTCTTGCATCTCCGAAGGAGTACCTGCAGAAAATGCTTGACAAAATAATTTATCATTCTTATTTTTATTTATTTGCTGCAATTTATTATGCAATTTGACACATCCATCTTGAATCTCTTTGGAACCAGTAAAAAATACCAAAATATCTCCTTTCTCAGTATTGCCCATTATTTTAATTACTTGATCAACTGCAACTTCTACGTAATCATCCGCATTTATTAAATTACCTTGAGCATCAAACTTGTTGATTGGCTTTTTAAAATTAGTAAATTCCTCTAAGAAATATTCTTGGATTGGGAAATTTGGTCTTTCTCCTGCATTCACCATCGCAAATTTAAATTTATTCTTAGGAAAATAATCAATAAAAACTTTTTCATTCACAGTTGCTGACATTATAACTAATTTAAAATCCGGTCTTACTTGAATTAAATCTTTCAATTGGAGAAGCAAAAGATCAATTTGTACATTTCTCTCGTGTGCCTCATCAATAATAATACAGTCGAATTCTTTTAAAAGTGGATCATTTTTCAATCGAGCTCTTATATATCCATCAGTCGTGTAAATTAATTTAGATTTGGAAGAGGAATAATATTTGGCATCAGAACCTCTATATTTCATTCCAACTTCTTCACCTAATACAACGTCCAAGGTTTTCGCAGCAAATTTTGCATTTTCTTTAGTTGGTGGTCTTTTAGGATTAGTTATTCCAATTCTTCCTTGATAATTGAGAGCGTGTAAAACGAATTTTGGAGTTAAAACAGTTTTACCACTCCCAGTTCCTGATATCACAAGGATAACTTGATTATTATAAATAGCTTCCAATGCTTCTTCTTTTATAGTATACATTGGGAAAATTGACCATCCTTTCGCCAAAGATAAATAAGTGGGATTATCTTTTGAAACATTTTTGGTAGGATCAAAGTATAAATTTTTGTAGGGTTCTCCAGTTAGGGGATTTGGACTTAATCCTTCCGGATCAAGAATTCCAATCTTGTTAAAAAGTTTATTCTTATTTAATTTAATATTTCTTTCGATTGGAACATTCTTGTTATTAGATGAATTATTAGTTATAGATTGATTCAAATTATTTGTCTTATTTCTTTCTAAATTATTATTATTCATTATAATATAACTATAAAATAAAATCTATCTAATAAAATTTTTCCTACAAATTGGACATTTTGAAGAAATTCGTAGCCATTCTTCAAGACAACCCTTGTGAAAATAATGTTCACATTTTATTTTCAAATCTGATGATTCCTCATAGCAAATATTACATCTTTCTTTTGATACAACTTTCGCACCATGTATAGATCTCTTCAAAACAAGATTGTCAAAAAATGTTATATTTGCCATTCGAAATTTTTCCAATGAGAATTTTCCTTCACATATCATCTTTTCACATAAACTTATTCTTCTTTGATTATACTCAAAGTACCATTTTGGACACTTGTATGAATGAATGCTTCCTTTAATCGTTTCTGTTATTCCACAAAATTCACATTTAATATGGTGCTGGCAATAAATTGGATGAAATTTATCTTTCAAATATGATCCACATCCATCACATAAAAATGAAGATTCATTTTTATATTGACTATCAAATAAAAGTGAGATCATTTTATTGACTTTAAAAAAATAGCCCAATTAGTAATCAATTTTTTAGAATCTTGAGAATAAATTATTGAACAATATAACAATAAAAATACACTCAACAAATGATAATGGACGAAATTTGGAGGGATCTCTACCCCATTTTTCAAGTACTTTTGGAGCCACAATATTATAAGAAATCATAACTAATAAAACCTTGATGATGAAAATAGCTAACATCGTAAAAAAAAGACTAAGGTTGCTGTATTCTCCAGCTGGCTGCACATTTTTGCCACCGCCATTTTGTTGTTGTTTAACGCTCTTATAAAGAAGCTTTTGAACTAAATCGTAGAACATATTATTTTAGTATTAGAAATAAATTTTATTTCTAAAATAGATTATATGAATAATTATTATTGTGATAGCTGTACTCCTTGGGATAAAAAATACTGGGGAAAAGTTGAAGTACCTAAAAATATGGACCCTGCTCTCTACAATGTTCTAAATGGTTGTTGGTTGTGTAATTATGAGAAGCAAAATATGGAGAATGATTATTTGATGGATCGAAGCTTTTTTAATGGTATTTATGGACCACCTTGCAATAAGACAACTTTTGTATTGCCACCTCAAAATAGTAAGGATATTATGTGTACTTTGTCGAATAAATAGGTATAAAATTATTTGATTTAAATGGACGATGAATAAGTCCAACAAGATTAAAAACTTCTTCATAGATGTTTTTCTTCAATTCTTCATCTTTTTTACATTTAGGGATCATATCTGGACCTTTATTAACCTCTAATATATAAGGTTCATTTCCATCTAAAATTACATCCATACCAAATAACTGGAAACAAGTTTTATCTTTGAATTTATCATCCTTGAAAACAGGATATACTGCGTCTGAGAATAATTTTAATTTCATCATTATTTTTTTCCATATAGTTTTATAATCTCTCGCTCCCAAGAATTTATGCAAATCACGAAAACTATGTGGTAAATCTTCTTTCTCATATAAATCTGGATCCATTTGGAAACTAGTTATATGAGATTCAAATTTAATTGGACCACTTGTTTTATCTTTAGTGTAAAGTACTTTACCATTTGTATTAACATAAAATCTTATATCATTATTCTTTTTAACAATTACATAGTAAACTCTCAAATTCATTTTTCGATCTTTAATAGTTCTAGCATTTGTTAAAAATACTTGTGCAACCTTAAAATCTTCTTTTTTAGCATCTTCTAGATCTTTTTCATTGAACACTAATTTTAATCCTAATTTTCTTTGTAAGTTCTTCTTAGAAATCAATACTACACCACCTTTTACTCTCTCTTTAGCCATTGCATATTCTTTGGGATCTTCTATTATAAATGATTCTGGCATAATTTTGCTAGCATATTCTCTCCCAAATTTATTTTGTAAAACTTCCCATAAATTGTTTTTGCTAACTATTTGATCACAACCTACTAATGCAAAAATAAATTTAGATTTAGGTACTTTCATATCTGCTAATTCATCTTCTACAAAATTATATCCACACGGCATAAAAAAATTATAATTTTTATCATCTCTTAAAATTCTATTGTTACTTAATACACTATTCAATAATTCAGCATGGGGTTTCTCTGGACATTTGTAATAAGTTACTGTTTTAAATTTGAAATAAAAATATAGATTGACAATTATTATAATTAGTAAAGCAAGAGGGGCTAAAATAAATAATATATTAAATACACTTTTTCTTTTCATAACATGTATTAGATTTATTTTCCAATTCTATCATAAATCATTAATAAAAAATCAATAATATTTTCCTTATTATCATCCAATTTATAATCAATATTTAATTCATTTTTAAAAATTTCCAGATTATATTTTATTAAATTTCTTTGTTCTTTTTCAGGTAAATTAAAATTTAATATTTCTATTTTTAATTTTTTATCTATATTATAATTTTTTGATAAAGAATTTTTTATCTCTTTTAAACATTTAATAATAGTAAATGGACATTTATCACTTCCAATTTCTTCAATTAGTTTATTTCTAAATGATTTTTTAAAATTAACTTCAATAGAATTTTTGAAATCAATAGATATAATATCTAACCAAAAGCTACCATCCAACATTTTTTCTATTCCTAACTCTCCCCCAATTTGATAAACTGCTTTTTCTAAACTTTTTTTTTGTTTCTCAATTTCATCAATCCATATCTTTGCAATCTCTTTTTCTTCATCTGTTGCAAATTTTTTTGACTCAATCATTTTTTTAGTTGTTTTTAATTCATTATATGATGATGATAATACAAATATAAACTTATTTTTATCTTGCTCTTTCCAAGATTGGAATAACATCAAAAAATTATCCAATTTTTGCTTAAAACTTTCAATTTCTACTAAATTATGCAATAATTTTATATAGGAATCTAATAAAATATTACCATTCATAATTAAATTTTCTTCAACATCCTTGATTTCGTTTAATATTTCATTTGGACAATATTTAATCATTAAAATTGTTAAAAACATTCTTAATTGATAAGGATTTAAATTTATACCAATCAATTGTAAAAAGTCTTTGTTATTATTTAAAAATGATTTGTTTTGTAGTAGAGAGCTAATTATTTCAAAATCAGGTTGGATATTATTTATAGCATTATAAATTTCTTTTGATAAATTATTTATATTTATTTCTTCTAAGTATGAGTACATTATAAAATAGTATAAAAAAATATTGAATTTCTAATTTAATAAATGGATTATTTTTTTAGAGTTTTAATAACAATTGGAAATATTCTTAGTGTTGTTTATAATATTCCTCAAATGTATCCACTTATAAAACTAAAAGAGCGAACGATATTTCTTATTGGTTCTTATGGATGCGTTTTGCATCAAGTGTTATTTGGTGTTCTTATTGTTTCTACTATTTATTGTGGGATGTAGTAATTTCCTGGATTATGAGTTTAGTTAGTACGGTTATGATACTATACTATAAATATAAACCTGGTAATCCAATGATAGAATTACATGAAATAGCTTAAAAAAAATAAAATATAAATAGAAAAATGATTGACATAGAGAAAGAGTATTCCGAATTATCTCTTTTTTTGAAAGATAATAATGTAGTTATCCCGGAGTCACAAGACTTAGATATTTACAACATCATTGAGCTTATTTTTGAGAAGAATAGCCCCAGTACTGCCTTTTACATTATAAATTTGGGAGATATAATTCATCAATTAAAATTTTGGAGAGAGCTTTTTCCTTATATAGAGCCTAGATATGCAGTGAAATGCAACCCAAATAAAGTAATTTGCCAACTTTTAGGCTTATTAGGAGTTGGCTTTGATGTAGCTAGTAAAAATGAAATTGACTTAGTAAAAGGATATGTAAATAATATTGATAATGTTATTTATGCAAATCCTTATAAAGAAAGTTCAAGCATCCAATATGCTCGTTCGATGGATGTAGATACAACTGTTTTTGACAGTGAATATGAATTATACAAAATTAAATTATACCATCCCAATTGTAAATTGCTTATTAGATTGAAAGTTGATGATAAAGCATCATTATGTAAATTTAGTGAAAAGTTTGGAGTGGATACTGAGGAAGTAAATGGGCTATTACAACTTGCTAAGAATATGAATTTAAATGTGATTGGATGTTGTTTTCATGTTGGGAGTGGATGTGGAGATGCTAAGCAATATTACACTGCATTAAAGATTGCCAAAACAGTTTTTGATTTAGGAAAAGATATTGGATTGAATATGAATATGTTGGACATTGGAGGAGGATTTACTGGATTACAAGATGATAAATCTGTTGAATTTTTACATGGAATTAAGGAAAATATCGATAAAGGATTGAATGAATTCTTTTCAAATGATTATTTCATAGATAAATTCAATGAAAATAAAGACAAACCTAAATTAAAATTAATAGCAGAGCCAGGACGTTATTTTATTCAGTCTAGTCATACTTTAATGGTTAATATTATTGGTAAGAAAGTTAAAATGATTAAAAATGAGAAAGGTGAGAGAGATAAATTATGTTATTATTACTTGAATGATGGAATCTATGGTTCCTTTAATTGTATCTATTTCGACCATCAAAAACCGGATATTTTACCTTACAATGAAAGAGATGGCAGAAAATATCAATCTATTTTATTTGGTCCAACCTGTGATGGTATAGATAAAATATGTGAAAATTTACAATTGCCTGAATTGGAAATTGGAGAGTGGTGTTTTGTAAGAAATTTTGGAGCATATACTGTTGCAGCTGCCACAGATTTCAATGGATTCACTAAATTAAAGGCTTTCTATATTTTATGGTGAGATCAAGTTATAGATTCTTTTGTAGTTTTATCTCTACAGGTTATTCTATAATAAAGATCTTTAATGTTACAAGTTAAAAATGGAATTCCAGATTTAGCACCTAAATACAAGAATACAGCTATTAATCCTAAGAAAAATGTAGCAGGATTTTTAGATTGTATAGTAGAAAAAACACCAGATATAATTATTGCTGATAAAATAAGTAGTTCGTATGGATAACATCCTGGAAATCTCATCTTAGCAACTACTACAAAAACAATTGTGACACCCGTGAATAATGATGGCATTATTATAGATTGTAATGCTTTTGAATATGTCATGTTTTCGTCTTGTTTTTTTCTCATACCATAGATAATTCCTGCTAAAATTAATGCTACAACCACACCAGACACAACTGCAAATAAAAAAAATACAAACCATTTCAAAAAATTAAAATTAGGAGAAGTTAACCAATTTTGCATTCCTATATATTATTTTATATATTTTATAAGATTTAATTTATACATTACATTAATTATTTCTGTCAAACCATTCTTCACAACATTCTCTCTTGAAACATAAGCCATTTTTTGTCCATAGTATATAACGGTAAAAAGAACATATAACATATTAATATTTTTGTTATCTTCATTAATATCAAAATCCTTTACAATATATTTTATAAATGAACCATACAAATTCCCATTCACATAACAATGATGTTTTAAAATATAATCTCTATTCTTTTTAGGGATCATATTATCAATTGCTGTCCATTGGTTATTTGAGAAATATATTATTCCCTTATTCTTTATAGTTAATAATAATTCAAGATCATCATAATCACATTCATCATTTTGAATAAATACTTCATTTGGAGATAATCTAGGTTTCAACATGTGAATAATAATATTCATTTTTTCAAAGACATCATTATCCATTGGATCTTTTCCAAAATGTACATAAATTTTAGTATTCATGTTTGGTGCATTATGTTTTTGTAAAAATGAAGGTGCCATTAAATAATAATTCATTGATGAATATAACTTACTCATGTTATCTTTCAAAAAAATATTGTTCAATATTGATATGAAATTTGGATATATTAAATTTACAATTGTATTATCTAGAAATAATTTATCATTTACATTGTAAACCTTCTTTAAAATAGATACAAAATTATTTCTTTCATTATTATTTACAATCAATGCTCCATTTTTAATATCATTATTCTTTTTTTCATTATTATAGTAGCCATCATATAGGAATGATAATCCTGAAACATATAATTTTTTAATATTTTGTCTTAGCAAGATTAGGATAGTAAGCAAAGCACTATTTGGTTGAAAATTCAATGCTTTTTGAAGTTGGGCAAAAAAACTTGGTTCAATAAATTCAATTGAGCAGGCTGGCATTGGCTTATTAATTTGATATCCATCTACAACATCTTTTGGATAAGGACAAAAAATTAACTTTGGCATTTTATCAGGAAGCTTATCTAATATAGAAATATCTTTGAAATTATATATCCATATATCTGTTCTTTTACCTATATTTCTATAAAGATTTTTATCAGGAATTATGCCATTATTAAATCTTATAACAATATCATATTCATCAATTGAATCGCCTTGGTTTAAATTTATTAAATAATGAGCTGGTCCAATTAACGCAACATTTTTATTTTCTACCAATTTTTTTAATTTTTCTTGAACTAAAAATTTTTGCATATACATTGAAAACTCTGGAATCATTTCTTTCTTAACAATTTGTGTTTCTACCTTTTCTTGAATCGGTTTTTTAACCTTTAATTGTTTAAGATTATTTTTTATGTTTTCAATATTTTCATCATTTTTAACTTCATTTTTCGCTTCTGTATTTTTAATTTCGGTATTTTTAAAATTATCAATATTTCTCATGGTATCATTACTTACTTGTCTAACTTCATATTTTTGTTGTCTATTATATCGATAATCATCTATTTTTTGCTGTTCTTCAGGATTCCTAGCAAATTTTTGATAAGGATTTTGTCCGATTTTATTAGATGGTCTTTCAATTCTTGTATCTTTATGATTAATGATTCTTGAAGTATCTATCTTCGGTTCTTCATATTGACCATATCTATCCGGATTTAAAATCTTCGATGGACGGTTATTATTCAGTTGTTCATTTTTTACTTTTTCTTTTATAAAATTTTTTTTCAAATTATATAATTGTGTAAAATGAATATACAAATCCCTTTTTCGAAAATCTCTACTTAATTGATTTAGTAAAGTTTGTTGTTCTTTATCTCGTAATAGCAGGAATTTTGATGAAATTTTATCACTCATTCATATTCTTTATAAAAAAAAATAATAATAATTACGCTTTATAATAAAACAAAAATAATATAATAATCATATGGAATATGTAGTTATTTTAAAAAAAGAAGTTAATTGGATATTAACAAAATATAATCAAATTAAAAAATGGTTTTTTGATAGCTTACCTAACCAAAAAATTTATTTTTATGAAGATGACATAGACCTTAATAGAATAAAATCTAATTTTTATTTATTTAGCTCAAATGTATTCCCACTAATGTGTAGTTTACCTATGGAAAAAATATTAGATTATCCCAGTAGTTATGTAATTGAAAAAAATAGCCATCAAATTACATTTGTTGGAGATAACGAAAAGTCAAATTTTAGATTACGTAATAGTTATGATAATATAAGACCAATAATTAATAATATTAAATTAAAAGACAGTACTTTAATAAATGAATTCTTAGGAACAAATTATCTATCAAAGAAATGGTTTTTTGTTAATGATGATAAAATATTAAATTTTTTAAAATATTTGGACCATTTTTATTTTAATTGGTCAATATTAAATACAATAAAATTAAAATTAGCATTTAATTTTCCAATGATAATTTTTTATGATGGTAAAAATAAATTAGAATCAAAAAAATTAGTAGATAAAATAGGAGTAAATGTAACTAAAACATTATACATATTTGAAAATGAAAGTGAGATTGAACAAAAAATTCTTGATAACTATAGTTCATTTGTTATAAAGCCTACTAATTTAGATGGGGGTAGACTTGTTTTTAAACAAACAGCTGATAAAAAATTAGATGCTTCTTTCTTAAAAAAAAAATTTAGTAAATTTCATAAAATTAGTATGGATAAAGAAATAAATCCATTAATTTATCAATTCTACAAACCAAAAATAATTATTGAAGAATATATTAAGGATTTTGACGATGAATACACTAATCCATGGGAACTCAAATTTTATGTATTTAATGGTATAATAGTATTTTTTATAGTTTTAAATAATAACAAGAAGGGATTTGATTTCTTTGATGCAAACTTCAATAAAATACCAAATAGTAAAATGAGTTATGAACGCACATCAATTAATTTTGAAAAAATTGAACTTCCATATTTTGATAGATTAAAAGAAGATGTGCTTAAAATTTATAATAAATTTGAAAAAGATTTGGAGAAATCATTCATTAGTCGATTTTTAAGAATAGATTTTTTTGTAACAAAGGATGATTACTTTTTTTCTGAGTTTTCATTATTTCCTAATGGAGGTGAAGGAAGAAATTTAAATAATTTTGGTAAAAAATTTTTTACATACTGTTGGGTACCTGAAATATTTACAATTTTAAATAATTTTCCTATTGTTAATAACTTAACAGTACCAAATTTTGAAAATGACATATTTGAAAATTTTGATAAATTCAAGGAAATTATTAAAGATGAGAAAGAACTTTTAAATTATTTATTTGAAAAATCTTAAAGTATATTTAGTTAATACTGTTACTAAAAATGCTAAAGTTGTTCCCCAAATAATATCTATAATAGTTGTAGAAAGAGTATATTTGTTAAATGTTGCATAATTAGTAAGATCATATACAGCATAAATAACAAAACCAAATAGAGCACCATATTTCAAACTATCTTCTATAATATGTGTATCTCTTACTTTATCTATTATAAAATATGAAATACCAAAAGCTAAAACGACAAAGCAAAGAATAGCAGGAATTATTTTTGCCTTCATTTCTTCTCCATTTTGAATCTTCTTAATCATACTTTTGAATCTATTTCCCATAAAAAGATAAATCATAGTTCCATCTAATATGAGGTAATAAATAAAAGCTATTATAAGCGAGACAAGAAATTTCTTATTCATTTATTTAATAATATATATTTTTTGTGTAAAAATTGGAAAAATATAAAGTTTTCCAATTTATGTATCAAGATATACAAAAGAAAATATTATATTTAAATCAAACAAACAAAAAACTATTTTATGTAAATAATAACGAACTAATTGAAATAAGCAGTAATTTATTAGATAATATACAGGATTATTCAAAATATTTTAAAATAATTACTGCTTGTAATTATCCAATTACTAATGAGATAATAAAAACAGAGGAAGATCTTAAAAGTATTTTTGTTGATTCTAAAGATGTAATTAATTATTATGGATTCCAACCCAAAGTAATTACCCAAAAAGATTTATCCAATTTATCCCAGATTGAATTATCTGTTTTTGGTGAAGGATATTCTTACTTTAATACAGAGTCCAATTTATTATTTTTTTTAAAAAGGAGTGCAGATGGAAAATTTTATTGGAGTAAAGGGGAAAATCTTGTAGGACTTCCTGGTCCAAAAGGTCAAAAAGGAGAAACAGGAATTGCTGGTAAACCTGGAGAAAAAGGAGAGCCAGGAGTACAAGGTCCTGCTCTGGGAATCGATTTTGTTTTTCCAAGACCAATTGATGATTTAATTGTATCACAAGTTGCTTTGAATAAGATTGGGGAAAATAAATTTGTTTTTTGCTCACAAGATGGAAAAATTTACACGACTATGAAAGAAAATAATAAAATAATATTATCAAAAGGATACAATTTTATTGGTAAAGAAGGTCCTAAAGGAGAAAAAGGTGATAAGGGTGATCGAGGAGAGAAAGGGGAAGATGGTCAAAATGCGCAAGTAATTTCAATAAATGAGTTTATTAATTTTGACCCAAAGAATAAAACTGCTCACGAAATATCGCAATATGAGATTGGATATACTTTTATGAATTTAGAAACAGGACTTATCCACATAGTTGCTTCATCTAATGGCTATAAATATATTTCAAATGGGATTCCATTAGCTGGTCCTAGAGGTCCAAAAGGTGATAAAGGAGAAAAGGGAATTCAAGGTGAGAGAGGTGAGGCAGGAATAATGGGATTGCCTGGACCTCCTGGTTCTCAAGGACAGCAAGGAAAACGTGGTGAAATGGGTCCTGCATTTAATCCTAATAAAATAGGAAATAAATTACCGCAGAACTTTACTCAAAATGAAATTAGAATGATGGGCGAGGGATATGCTTATTTATGTACTGATAATGGACTAATGTATTTTGTTGAAAAGGAAAATGAATTCTATAAATTCTCGAATGGTTTTCAAATAAAGGGACCAAAAGGAGATATTGGACCCCAAGGTGAAAAAGGAGAAAATGGCGATAGAGGTATTCAAGGTACTCAAGGACCTATTGGACCAAAAGGGGAAAAGGGAGAAAAGGGTGATAAAGGAGATAAGGGAGACAAAGGAGAGAGGGGAATGATGGGAATTCAAGGTCCAGGTTATAATCCTGATTTTAAAGTAAATAAGGATCCAAATTTATTTTCACTAGAGGAACTGGAAACTTATGGAGAAGGTACAAGTTTATTATGTACTATAGATGGTAATTTATATTTCATACAAAAAATAGATGATCGATTGTGTGTATCAAAAGGTTTTCCTATTGTAGGAGTACAGGGTGAAAGAGGTATTCAAGGCGAGAAAGGAGACATTGGACCTCGTGGAATGGTAGGACAGCCAGGCAAACCAGGTGACAGTTATTTAAATTACAATGATAATCGTAACTTGAGCTATCACAAAGGTGGATTTGCAATAGGTAAAGAAACGGAGGTATTGGAGAATGAGACTTTGAGAATTGGAAACAGGGATGGAAAAACAACTAGTATTATAATTGAAAATACTGATGGAAATTTAATAGAAGAAAAATACCAGTTTCCAGAATCCAATTACACAAAAAATATTGAATTAAATGATGGTATTACTTTAAGTTATATTTCTAAAGAAAAACTTACAAAAAATTATTTTGATAAATTAATTATCAATAATGTTCCAAATCAAGAGATTAAAATAAATTGTCCAATTAAAGTAGAAAATATAATTGGAAATAATATAAATATCCAATCCAACGAATGCCAAATAAATAATTGGAGTATAAGAGAGGATAATATTAAATGCAATGGGATTGAGTTAAAAACTAAAAATAATTTCCAATTACTTTTCAATGAAAAAGAAATTTTAAGAATAGATGAAAAATTTGAAATTTTTGAAAATACTAAAATATCCAATCTTGAAGTAAATAATATTAAATTTGATGAACTGATAATGAATTGTGGTAGTAATATTGCTAAATTTAACAAAGATGAAATAGAATTCCAATCTAAATCAATTAAAATTAATAATTTGCGAATAGTTGAAGATAACAATGTTACAAAAATCAATGATAATATTATTATAAATGATATACTTCAAATAACAGATAATATAAAATATACTGGTGAAAAATTTGAAATAACGCACGCTATAATAGATAAATTGGATATTGGAGATAATAAATTTGATTCCAATCAATTATCTATCAAAAACAATATCTTTTCAATTAAAAGTGATATAATGCAGTTGGTTGGATTGGAATTTATAATAGATTCACCAAAAATGAAATACGATTTTAATAAATTTATTCTCAAAAATATTGGAATTCAATTTACTGATGTTAATCTCGAATTGACTACAAAAACATCCAAATTGGAAATTAAAAATAATTTACTGGAAAGTAATTTTAATTGTAAATTCACTGGAGATACTACTTTTACAAACAATACCTATTTTTTGAATAGTAATATATCATTGGAAAAATCTCAATTAAATATTGAAAATTCGTTGGTTAAAATTGATAACACCAACATTTCAATAAAAGGTCAAATAAACATAAACGAGAATATAAATATTTCAAACAATTTGCTGTTAGTTGGTGATCAAAAAATAATATTTTCTAATAGCGATATTTACTATAAAATGTCTGATAATAACTGGTTGAATGTTAAAAATGATAATTTTATTTTAAATGGTATGAATTTTATAATAAGTTCATCTATATTCAATTCAAATAAAAGTGAAATAAAAATAAATAGTTCTACTGTATCTGTAAATGATAAGAGTGAAATTAAAATTAGTGATAAAATAAGTATCTTAAATGACACTATAAAATTAAATAATACATACACTACTTTTGAGAATTCACGAATTATGATTGGAGGTTATCGTTTAATAATAACAGATGAAAATATTGATTTTACAAATTATGAGGTTGGTATGAAAGATATTAAATTGGTAATAAAAAATAAGAAGTCAGATTTGTTACTAGAAAATGAGGATATAACGATAAATAATTTTAGAGTAAATTTAATTGGCGAATTATCTATAAATAATTCTATAATAAGTAAGAAGGGAATATTATCAATTTATGATAATGAAATTAATCTAGATAATTCAAAAATTAATATTGGACAAAATATTAAAATAGCAAAAGATAATGTTTCATTTGGACAAATTAATTTTTTAGTTGAAAATAGTGATGTTTCTATTAATAATTGTAAAACAAAGTTAGATAAAATTGAATTGGATATTAATGGAAGTATTGATATGAAAAATACAAAATTGAATTACTACAGTGAAGGTATTTTGAGATTATCATTGGAAAATCATAGTTTGCGATTATTAAATACATCGATAAACATAAAAGACTCCAAGATAAAAATTAATGATAATTTAGCTATTGTGGACAATAAATTAGTAAATTCTAATTTTGAGTGGTTATTAAAAGATGTTAAAATAGATTTTCAAGAAGGAAAATTAGCAATCAATCCCAATTTTACAAAATTAAAAACTTACAAGATTGTTCTAGAAGAATCTTGCTTTTTATATAAAGATTCCAATTCAATGTTATTATTAGAAAAAGAAACATTTTATAGTTCCAACTTACATTATAAATTAAAAGATAATTCTCTAGAGTGGATTGATAAGAATGGTAATCAAGTAATAAATTTAAGCCAAAATTCATTGGACCTTAATAAAATTAATATAAAAATGAAATCATCAATAATTTTTCTAGATAAAAATGAGATAAAATTAAATAATAGTGAGATTGGAATATCTGGCGGTAATATTGTATTAGAAGATTATAGATTATTGGATGGTAGTAAAACTTTTATTATTAAACCAGGAAATTGGGAATGGAATTCTTGCTTATTTTTAGTAAATAAAAGTAATTATAAATTATCTAGCACAAATATTGAAAGAGTCTTTGGAAATGAAAAAAATAAGAATATAGAAGTTGAATATACGAAATGTAAATTTAATTGGAACGATGAAAAAAATCGTTCTCTTCTTTTTATGGGAGATAAATCAGCTCAATTTAATTTCCCTGTTATGAATTTAAATAATGATATTATTTTTAAAAATGGTGACAATCTCTCTTCATTCACCCAAACAGGCTGGAAAATAGAAAATACTACTATGCTTTTTATAAATAGTAAATTTAGTTTTGAAAAGAATGGATTTCCAATTTTAACAATAACTGGTGATGACATAGTAATTAAAAATTCTCCTTTGAAAATACAAGATACTTATTTTAGTTATATCTATGAGAAAAAGAATGCTCAACTTTTAATTAAAAATGATATATTTTATTCCAATTACATTGATTATGAAATAAGAAATGGATCAATTAATTGGAATCATAAATTAACATTATCGGGAAATTCATTAAAAGCCAATGAATTGCAGATTGAAATAGTAAATAGTCCAATCATTATAAAAAACAATAAAAGCAGGATTGAAATAGTTGAATCAATTGAAATAGAAGATTTTCCAATCAAGGTAAAAAATTTAAAAAATGATTTATTAAGTATTGAGAAAAATACTGTTAAATTGGAAGGAAATTTATTTTTGAAAAATAGTCGATTATATAATGAGTGTTTGACATTGGAGTCCAATTTATTCAAAATAGTTCAGGCACAACAAAAATTTAAACAAAATGATATTTTTTATGAAGAGTGTTATCTAGAATTAGATCAACAAAGTCATATTAAAATAGGAGATTGGGAAATAAACAGTGAAAATAAAACTTTATCATTTACTAGTGGTAAATCAAGCGTGAGTGTATCTAATAAAGTTGAGTATAAATTTGAAGACCAAAAGATTGGGATTGGAGGAATAGATAAGTTTGGAAATAATATTTTAATCGATAGTGGAACAGGAAAAATAATAGAGAAAGATGGAGAAATTTATTTTAGATTGGGAAAATCAATTGATTTAAACAAAGATTATGTTACAAACATGGGTGATGAAAAATATGTAAATCAATTAAAGCTTATAATGGATTTAATGGCAAGAGTCGAAAAATTGGAAAAATCTAGCTCTCTTCATAATTAATTTTACTGTTATCTTGAAGTTGATCATAAATCAAAATACTTGTAAAAATAGCAGTAATATAATCTAATTGATCCTTTATATTTTTATCACTCGTTTTAAATTTGATGTTTTTAGTTTTTCCCTTTTCTTTTTCTATTACAATGTTACCTATTGGAGAATTGAAATATATTAAATTAAACACTTGTTTTTCTTTTTTATCATCTTTTTTATTTCCAGTAGCAGCTTTTTTGAATTCATATTCTTTGTCAAAATCATTTACATTTAATTCAATTGGTTTATCATTAACCGATGTTTTTATTCCAAAATTGTTTTTCTTTGATGAAAATTTGTATTTTTGATTATTAAGATCGGTAAATTTAAATTTCTCAGCAACTACACTATCTGGCGAGGAATCATATATGAAATAAATATCATTGGGTTTTCCAGTTTTATTTGATGGGAATATTTTAATTGTTTTATCATTCACCTCGAAAGAATAACCATTCCCTTCTTTTTCTAGGATGTATTCTTCATCATCTTGTTCTTCTTTAGATTCTTCTTTTTTAACGTCTTTTACTTTAATATTCGTTGCAAAATGCTCAGTAGTATCTTTAAAAATGAATAGTAAAGGAGTAATGTATAAAATTAAGAATAAATAAAGAATATATATTTTCATCATTATTATTATAAATGATGAAAATATTTTTTGTTATAATTTTGTATATATTTTTTGCTTTCTTAATAAATAATAAGATTAATGAAAGATTTCAAGAAACTTGTTCTCCAGCTTGTTTACAACAAATGAATACACAGGCTCAACAAAATACTGCTACCAATATCCAACAACTCTCTGCTCAAGTATCTAACTTAGCTACACAACTTAATCTTGTTGATCAAAAAGCAACGAATGCATTAAATTTAGCAACAGTTACTAGTAATTCTTTGGAAGAAATTAGAAAACAAGTAACTGACTCTGGAGATAAATTAGACGGTGCTACGTAATTAGTATAAGAATGAAGTAGCAAAGTTTTTTAGTAAATTTATTGTATATTTTATGTATTTTAATTTTAGTATAATCAATTTCTTTTAGAAAATTAGTGAAAGCAAAATTAAGTGGAATTTTTAATACCTGTAACTTAGCTTTCTCTTTCATTTGATTTATGATTGTTGATAATGAAACAAATGTATTGTCATTTGTATAGAGTCCTAGATTTAATTCTTCCTTTTCTAAGTATTGTCTCCCACCCCAAGGCAAATCGTAAAATATCACATCTTGCTCAAGAGCCTTTGCAAAATTAAGATAATTCCCCTTAATTAATGTAACTTTATTAGCATTCTTATATAAATTTACATTGTTTTGAAGTATTTCGAAATGTAAATCATTTAATTCGATTGATGTAACTTTTTGAATTTGAGGATGTAATAAAAAACTAATGGTGTTCCCTCCACAACAAGCTGTACTATCTGTGATTGTAATTTTATTCTCCCCAAAATATTTAGTAATTAAATTAGAAATGAAATAAGCTTCATTCTTTTTAGTAATACTATACAATCCAATATCAGTTACCCTAATGTTCTCAGGAGGCTCATTTGGTTTAGGAAAAATCTCACAAATTTTTTCGATGCTAATATCCTCGCCTATTTTAATTTCTTTTGGAATATCATTAGTGGGTTCTACAATTGTTTCAAAATCACTATCTTGTTCATTAGTCTCATTATCATTCATTTTTATTATTAATAACATATTAAGTTTTCTTTAAGTTTTTTATTTATTGTAAAATATATCATGCCAGCTACCCTTAATTCAGTTGCAACAATAGAAGGCTTAACAAGTAATCATTTAATTGTTGAAGTTATGCCCAATATACTGCGCAATCAAGGATTACAATTTTATTACCTTAATAAAGATAATAAAGATATACAGTATATAAATTTTAGTGAGTTCAATAGCAAATTAACTGATATTTTAAAGAAAAACGGTACATTTTACATAACCTTTTGCGGGATAAATAGGAATGATATTTCAATCCCTGACTACTTATACTTGACTTTTTCAGGTAAAGACGTGAAATATGAAGCTCATAATAATAAAGGAGTATTTCTCGAATTCGTTTTCAATAAAGGTGGTGATACACTCGAAAATGAAATAAAAAGATTGTTCACTAATAATATTGGTGTTTTTATTCAAGCATATCTTTAAATAATTTTGTTCAAAGAACCAAATTATTTTTTTAGAATATCTCAATTAAAATTTATTTTTATTTACTCTTTGTTTTTCTTAGCCTTCTTCTTGATATCCCAAGGAGAATCAGTCTTCAATTTAATAACAACACCCATTGTGTATAATTCTTGCATAAGTAATTTCGTGGCATATGGGATTTGTACTCTAACAAAATCCGTGTTGTTATTGCTATATAAACTCCTATAAATTCCTTTCTCTTTGTTAACAGCAGCTATCATGCCTGTTTCCTTACATATTGAGACGAAATATTTATCTGACACATCGAACAGCCTTTCTTTTAAAAACTGTACAGTACCATGTGATAACATTGCATCTCTTTCCATCTCCGTGTTCAATAACTATTGATGAAATTTTAAAGTTTTATTTATTTTTTTCATCTATAGTTACTTCCTAATTCGAAATATTATCCTTTCGATGTGGGAATAATAATTCTAAGTTAGGAACACTCTTTCAAGTGTGGATAGACTATACCTTAAGCCATCATTAGAGGTTGCTAGCCTCTTCAAGCCCATTCTCATCTAGTCGTTGAACCTTCTCCATAGTCTTGCATAGCGACGTTAGGAGCTTGGCTGCGGATTGACCTTATCCATTAGCTTTTTACTATACCTCTTGTGGTTAACAAGAGCCATTTAGATATTTCTACCTAAACTTAGTACTAATGGCCTACTTTATATGCGTGTAAAACATTTTCACTTGGAGAAACCCATTCAAGATTTCTCATACGATTGTCAGATCTTATTTTATTTTTGTGATTCACTTGAGTTTTTAAAGATGGGTTATCATTTCTTAAGAAATGATCAGCAACAATTCTATGAACATATATATTCTTTTTTTTTCCATCTTTTATTACCAACGTAACATAACAGTAACCACTTATATTTTCTACAGGATTTAAAAAAGCTTTTCTTGACTTATTAAAAATTCTTCCGTCTGGAAATACATAATAAGTTTTTTCTTTGTTTGCGTAAGTTATCTCTATTGCTTCATCAAAATCTTCTGGTAGAGATTTGTCTTCAGGAATTTCATATTCCCATTTAAATCCTCCAGCTGTTTGATTCTGACCTATACATACCTTATTAATAGCATGTCGAGATAAATTTACTGATTTTCCTGCTTCTGTTACTGAGTTATGAATTTTGATAAAAATTCCATCAAGTGAATACTGGACTACTTTTTTGTCATGTGATATTTTCTTTTGGTGATGAGCTGTATTTTCATTTTGAGTTACCCATTCAAGGTTATCTACCCTATTATTATATTTATTGCAATCCATATGATTGACATATGGCTTATTTTCAGGATTAGGTATGAATGTAAGTGCTACTAAACGATGAACAGCAGATGCTGTTTTACTACCTATTTTACTTGCACTAACTAACAAATAACCATTTGAATCTTTTTTTTTTAAAAACTTTTTATTTTTTTCACTCCATACATCACCATTTCTATTCACCTTATATCCTGTGTAGCCAGGTATTTCACAAAGTGTTGAATAATTTTCTGACATTATTTTTGAGTTGAGGTGTATTTTTTTAGATAAATATGTAATAAATTTTAAATCTAAAATTTTCACCTCTTTTTTTACACGCATTGGACCCTAACTTCCCAGAAGTTATGACCACAGGTTGTTCCCGCAATTTGGGAATGTTGCCCACCACATCGTGGACTAGCCAATATTTTGTATTGACTTTTGCCGGCAAGATGTTTACCGACTCTTAAACCTCCATCCCTAGCCCTACCAACACTGGGCTGCCTTACTAATTGACTATATGGTCCGGAACTTCTACTATTTCCAGTCCATACAGGTTTTCCATCTTTTCGTACCATAAAAACATTTCCAGGAACTTCAACACAATATACAGATCCTTCGTAATCGTATAGTTCCTCTTCTTGAATATTCTGTCTCTTATGATTTCCATGATTTACTTCAGGTTGATTTTTTGACTTAATGATGCTCAATCTAAAAACATCATGATTGTTAGTTACCTCTCTTCCTCGAATAACATTTACGGTTCCTGCCTTAACGTGAACAGTCTTATTAGAAGACCATCCAGCGTGTAAGCATAACTGCATAAATTGATCCGCCAATTGAATTGAAGTTGTTGAATACCACATTCTACCGGTTTCTTTATAGATGTGACCATCTCCAAGAACCATACTCTCAATTAAAATTCTTGATTGTCTTTGACTCAATTTAAATGCCCATTCTGGTAAAAATTTATTTGGTGCTCCAACAGAGAACTGTTGCATGTAATTTGCAAGTTGAACATTATTAATTGACCACTTAAATGTTTTAGTCTTGTTCAAATGATATCCTAATTTAGGAATTACTTCATCAAGTGCTCTTTGAACTCTTGGTTTGTTAGCAGCAATAATAACGTTCTTATTATCAGATGCCCATCCCTCTGCAATCCAAATTCCAAAGAATGTTAGCCATGCATCCATATCAACATTAACTTCTTGACAATAAAGATTATTTCCATCAGTCATAGCCGGTAAAGTAAATTGATAATCAGGGACGTCCCATTCAGCATCTCTTTTGTACTTAACTTGTTTTCCAAATAATTCATCAGCTCTAACAAAATCATATTGCTGCCAAATTCTTTTTCTTCCATAAGGCTTAGAAACATACATTCGATGATTCGCAGTCACATCCAAATCAATTAATTGATTTTTGATACGGTACATTTGACCTTTATAGTCAGGATAATGGAAAACATTAATTGGCTTTTGATACACAAGTTTATTTTCTACCAAGCATGCAATTTCATCAGTAATTGTAATTTCTGGAATAGGTTTCCATCCTTTTAACGTTAAAACATCGTGATTTCCTTTTAAGCAATGGACCTTATCCTGGACCATATGTTTCAATCTATGGTAGTAATTTGGACCAATAAATATAGCAGATTGAATTTGCTCTCCAGTTTTTCCATCATAAAGAATTTCCAAACCATTTCTTTGAAATCCACACACTTTCTCCAAAACATCACCAATGTCACTTGGATTCATTCTAGTGAAAGGTGTTCCATCCATAGCTTGACCAGTTAATGAGCCAGTCTTGCCCATCACTAATTCAATCAATTGACCAATTGTCTTTCTCTTTGGAAAACTAATAGGATTAATAATAAAATCAGGAACAATTCCATTCTTAGTAAAAGGCATATCTTCTTGTGAAAAAATAATACCACAAGTACATTTGTTCGCATATCTTGGGGCAAATTTATCACCAATCTCTGGCATTCTTTCACTTCTTACTCTTACTCTTCCAAATTTAAATCCTTCTCCATCCTTGTTAATATAAACTTTATCAACTACTCCATTATCACCACTCTTGACAAATGTGCTAGCATCTCTATACTTAATATCATCATCACTTGTAGTTTTCAATGGGATACATTTTCCAATAATAGCATCTCCTCCACTTACTCTTGTTCCCTCTTTCACAAATCCATTCTCTTCCAATTTTCCATAACTCGAACCTTCCTTCATACCAGCAGTTCGAGGAGTACCATTGGGGTTATATCTCACAGGCTTGCAAAATTTCTCCTCTTCCAAAGTACTCTGGTTCTTTTGCTCTTTTCCATCATAAGTTCTAAAATAAGATGTCACAAACATTCCCCTTTGAAATGAAGAACCATTTACTATAACACTATCTTCCTGGTTGTACCCAGTATAGCAAGCAATTGCTACAATAATGTTTTGACCATTTGGAATTTTATTGATGTTGATGAAATTAGAATTGTCCGTTGTAACCAAAGCTCTTTGAGGGTAATATAAAACGTGCCCACTAGTATCAAAACGATTCTCATAAGTAGTCGCAAAAATACCAATCGCCTGTTTTGCTTGAGCACAATAGTAATTAACACGGGGACCTTGCTGGTGATCCACAAGAGGAGCAACGGAACCCATAATTCCAAAAATAAGATTTGGGCTAATCTCACAATGGGTGTATAAATAATACTTGTCATTTTCCTTATTGTTCTTATCCAAATCTTCCTTATATAAAGCGATCATAGCGTTGTTCTCCTCAGCAACATCCAAATATTCAACACAATAAGTTCCTTTAGTATCAGTTAATAAATCATCCCAAACTAATTCATTCTTATTCATTCTATCCAAAATAGATGCATTTAACAATAATTTATTGTCTTCGACAACTAACAATGGTCTCACTAACCTTCCACCTTCCGTGGAAACAGTAACTTCATTGCTCTCAACATTCCAGCAAATGCTTGTGTAAATATTGATCAATCCTTGTCTTCTCAATTTCTTCATCTCTTTGAATAATTCACTGGGATTTTCATAGATACCAATCCAATCTCCATTAACAAAAACTTTTGCTTTTCCATAAATCATTTGCGCAGATATATCTTCCAATTTTTCTACTCCAAAATTATCCAAATATTTTCTAACTGGTTCACTGCTACTCGCAACAGTAACAACCGTCATCAATGCTAAATTCTTAACAATACCAATGGGTGCTCCTTCTGGAGTTTCTCCAGCACAAATTCTTCCCCATTGAGTGCTATGAAGCAAACGAGGTTGTACAGTTTTCAAAGTCTTGTTCATGGGAGCTTGTACTTTTCTCAAATCAGATAAAAAGCTCAAATAACTCAATCTATTTAACATACGAGCAATGCCTTTCTTATTATCTTTGCTTTGTAAGCCCCAGTTTCCTGTTGAAAGACCATATTTCATTCCACTCTCAATCTCACTTTTCTTAATTTTTCTTCCAAGTGTTGAAGCCAAATCACCAAATTTATGTCTTTGTAATTCCTGTCTGCATTTATTTTCAACATCTCTCATCATCTTCTTGAAATAATTTCTAAACAAATACGCCATTGATTCTCCAGTGGTTTCCACTCTCTTATTCAAGAAAGAATCTCTATCAGCATAATCATCATTCAAGAAACTGTTCAATAATTTATAAGTCATGTAGCCCAAGAAGTAAGCCTTTTTCAAAGGATTTCTTCCCAAGTGAGGTAAAAATTCCTCAATGATTGTATTTCTCGTTTGCCACAATTTGTAGGATGAACTTTGAAAAGTTGATGGCTTAATTCCACTTTGTAAGATAATATACTTGCTGCAATATTCCAATGCAGTTTGTTCATCTCTAATAGGAGATGCCTCATCAATTGAAGGTCTAATCAAATCCAAATATGGAGCAACCTCTGAATCACTTAAACTGTATAATATAGATTCAACAATTTGTTTATCAGATACAACTCCTAATGCACGAAAAACTACGAATAATGGTAATTCTTGACGCATTCCTTGAATTTTAACTTTAATTGTTCTTCCAATCGTCCCCTCTTTGGCAGTTAATTTAACCTCTGCATTTTTGACATTGAATGGATTGCTTTCACTTACACTGCGAATTTCACATTTGTGAGAAAATTTGCTTTGCCCCTTGCCTTGCTGGAAACAATAAACCATATTCTCTGCTTGTCTCTCTTGTGCGACAACTACTTTCTCTTGACCATTCACAATAAAATATCCACCATAATCATATTTGTCCTCTCCCATTTCAGATAATGTTTTATTTGATACTTCATCGAGAACACAGTATTTTGATTGAAGCATAAGAGGAATTTTTCCAATGGGATGTCCAAGAAGAGGAGTAAATTCAGTTTGTTCAACTTGTCCATTCGGTAAATTTTTAACCATCATGTGATGAATATCAACTTTCATCGTAAGACTGTATGTCAATTTTTGAAGACGTGCATCATTTGGAAACATTTGTCTTAAAATACTTTGATCATCTTGAACAATTGGTTTTGAAATGTAAATTTTTCCAAATTTGATTTGATATTCGTATTTATTCTTTCCCAACTCTTTGTCATAATCCGCGTAAATAATATTTTTTGAATTAGAGTTGTATTCATCCAAAATCTCATATAACTTATTCTCAATAAAATTATCAAATCCATCAATTTGGTGCTTGACTAGTTTTTTTTGGTCAAGAAAATAAGAATTCACAATAATTTTGCCGTATTCATCAGCGTTTTGTATTTGTGAAACGAGACTAGTACTCATTATAATATACTTAGATAATCCTTTTTAAGTATAATGTTTTTAAATTTCAATTTTTTCAAGATTTTAGGTGAAAATTTCACCTTAATTTTCACCTTTTTTTAGTACCAGAAACTAAACAACTAAAACTACTTAAAAGAAATAAAAAATATTATATAATAACTATGAGTAATTCCAATAAAGATTCCACTAAAAGGAATCGTGATACAGAGAAAAGTGTTGTTAGTTCAAAAACATCGAGAAATGGACCAAATGATTCTACAAGAAGAGATAAATTTACGAAAACTACTAGTGGAGGAGGTGGAAATGATGATGGAAGTGACGAAGAATTTGTAGATTTTATTGTCGGTTCTTATCATAACAAACAAAGAGAGCGTTCGAGATGGGACCAATTACCAGATGATGGAACCTGGGAAAAGGTGAAAATTAATAAGAAGATTGAAGATATTGATGATCTAATTGAATTAGGTAAAATGTACAAGCCAGAAGAAAAGAAGAAGTATAATATTGATATGATTGGATTAAATAAATTAATTGAACCTTTAACTGATTTAAAGAGGATGATTGGAATGCCTAAATTGAAGAAAGCGATATTGGATCAAATTATTTATTTTTTGCAGGATTTTGAAGAGAAGAACGTTCATATGATGCACACAATTATTGAAGGACCGCCTGGATCAGGAAAAACAGAAGTAGCTAAAATTCTTGCTAAAATTTACGCTAGATTGGGTTTTTTAAAGAAAGATAAAGTATCATCTGTGAGAAGAAGTGATTTGATTGGACAATATTTAGGTCAAACTGCGATTAAAACTCAAAAGGCAATTGATGGAGCAAAAGGTGGCGTATTATTGATTGATGAAGCTTATTCATTGGGAAATCCTGAAGGAAGAGATAGTTATAGTAAGGAATGTATTGATACTATTAATCAAAATTTGAGTGAAGGAAAAGGAGATTTTATTTGCATTATTGTTGGATATAAGAAAGCCTTGAAGGAGAGCTTTTTCTCTTACAATGCTGGATTGGAAAGGCGTTTCCCTTTTAGATATACTATTGATGAATATAATCATAGTGATTTAATGAATATCTTTAAGAAATTGTTGGAGGATTACAAATGGGATTTGAAAGCAGAAGAGAAGAAATTGGATAAATTTTTTGAGGATAATAGAAAAATATTTGAGTTTAATGGAGGTGATTTAGAAACTTTGATCCAATGTTCAAAGATTGCACATTCAAGAAGAGTTTTTACATTGGATGAAGATGAGAAAAAGAAGATAACAATTGACGATTTGAATGCTGGATTAAAGACGATGATGGAGAATGAAGAAGTAGCTAATAGGAAAAATAAGAATGAGATAGATTTGATTAGTCATTTATATAACTAAATTATATTTCTTATTTATTATTATATGAACAATATAACAATAAAAATACTAAAAGAAAATAAAACCATTGCTGAGAATTATATACAAGAAATTCCAATCGATTTAAAAAAATTCAAGGCAGGAGAAGATTTTGATATTTATGTTCCAAAAGAAAAGAAAATTATGAATAACTTTATTCCAAATAAAATGTACAATATTAACATAATAAATTATTATTTTTATTTGGTAAAATTAATTCGATCAGGATTATTCAATAAAGATTTTGATGTTTCCAATCAAGATGAAATTAAATATTTATTGCTTTTTTTGAATTATTTCTGGGCGAATGTTGTAAGTGAGAGATATAGTTGGCTTTCAAAGAAATATCCTGGGGTTCCAATCAATCCAAATTATAGAAATTTTGTAGTTAACGTGATTGAAATGAAAGAAGCGTATAATTCTTTTAAAAATATGGGATTTTATTATGACCAGGATGCGTCCAATATTAACAGCAAGAAACCATATTTTTTCATTGATGTTGAACAAAACGTATCCAATACTAAACCAAGTAATGTAAAAAAAACTCCTTTATTAAAATTCACATTAATAACATCAACGAAGTTTGAAAAATATTTAGTAAAGAGGGTGGCTGTTATAATGAATCAAATTAATAATATGTTGTTAAAAATTCCAATGGAAAAAAAAGTATTTGATTTCATTACTCCAAATAAATTTAATGAAGAAGCAAAAAAAATACCAAATGGTATTTTAAACACTAATGCCGATAAAAGATTGAGTGATTTAGTTGATAAAGCCATTCATCCTAAAATGACAGCACAAGATGAGGATAGAATAATCCAATTTTGGGATGAAAGAGAAAAACATTTTGGAATCTATCGTACACTTTTATTTGCCAGTGACGAAGCAATGAAAAATAAAACAAAGGAGAATTTGGATTTAATTGTAAAAGATGCAGATAAATTTTTTAATGAAAGATTGGATGGTGATTTGAAAGATTTTGATAAAAAAATATTTTACGATTTCTATTCAAATAGATCATTGGGTGATAAGATAAAACAAATATTAGATAGTGAACATCAAATATTTGTTATTATGAAAAAAGTCGACCTTTTAAAGAAAATAGCTAAAAAAGAAAAAGAAAGAAGAGAACAAGAACTAATTAGAAGACAAAAAAAATTATCTTATAAAGTCAAAGAATTTTTCAAGAAGAAAAAAAAATTATAAATTATCAATATCAGGATCTTCGTCACTATCAGATTCTGAGTCAGGCATATCATAATTTTTTTGAGGTGCTATCTCATCACTATCTTCTTCCTCATCGTCATCATAATATTCGAAATTACTCTCTCCACATTCTACGAATGTCGAATCAGTTAAATCTCCCATTTTAATTAATTTTCGAATATGATCCGGTAAATAATATTGTATAATATCATAGCAATCTTGTACGAAAGTTTCTCCCTCAGTATTTCTAAAATCACGAGTAGATACTAATACAATATCATTTGCTTTCATGTTGTGCCAACCTTTTAAACTACCTCTTGCTCGCCCGATAGTCTCTTCTCCAGTACCATGTAAGATCAAAGAAAATCTTCGATCTCCTAACTTCTTCTTTATTTTAGCATATAGTTGTCCATCTTTGGCTGTATCAAAAGTTGGAGCTTGGAAGCTATTTTTTTTAGCTTTTTTGAAATTTTTTCCTCCTTTCTTGTTAGTTGGCATTTCTATATGTAATTAAAAGTATTTTTTTAAATTGATTTTGTTGAAAATAATAAAAAGGAAAATAATTAATACACCTAAAAATAAAAATATTGACAAATTACTTGAATGACCTCTTGGTTTATGTAACAAAACTTGCGAAGAAACAAAATTTTCTATCATATTATCACAAGCACCATAATATTGTACATCAACTCCTGATCTATTTGCGTGACAGTCATTCTTATATGTTTTTGAGTTTGTTCCACAAACTGGTTCATAATTCTCGGCACAACTTTTATTTTCTGACATATCCTTTGTATTTCTTGGTCCACAAATCATGTTGTCTAATGAATTTCCACTATTTGTATTGATGAAACCTTGTTGGACATTATTTAATCCATTGTAGTAATTCATATTTATTTTTTTACAATATCCATCAATGCATAATTCTTGTTTTCCACAATTGGAATTATCCTTGCAACTAACTCCTCTTTCACTATTAAATTCATATGGATCACCAGTTTGTCTTGCATTCAATTCACAATTTGTTAAATATCTATTTTTTCCATCTTTACAAAAATCTGTGTTGCAATTAAAATCATCTTCTCCTCTTGGTCGGTTATTATTTTTTACAATTATAGAATAAGTAATATTAAAAATGTTTTTAGTTGCATCTATTAATTCTCTTTCATTTATTGGTGTACCATCTTTTTTCTTAAATATAATATATAATTGCTGGTTATTGGCATCCCATTCAACAATTCCTGTAGCCCCAGGTATTTCATTTAATATTTTTTTAGCGTCTTCTAATTTTGTTATAACATCACCCTTGAAAAAATCTCCTCTTAATACAGTTGTAGAGTCTTCTGAGATTATTTTATTAGTATATTTTTTATATCCATCATTTGAATCACTACAATCACAAATATACTCCTTTGGAGTAGTAGTTCCTGGACAACATCCATTTTTACTGTTTAAACAATTATCTCTTGAAGTATTATCACAGTTAACACCAGTTGGATCCATTTTCATAGTAACACCATCACTACAACATCCAAAAGTAGAGTTCTTACAATTTAACAATTTACCTATTAATCCATTTGATACTGTAGAAACTGTTCCTTGACAAGGATTAGAAGAATCATTCGCAAAATATTCCAAAATTTGTTGACAATTATTTCCCCAAGAAAAATATTTATCAATACCAGTGTTTGGACATTTACCAAATCTATTTTCCATTGGCTTTAAATATAATTCGTCACCTGTAAGAGGCGGTAAATTTAATTCAGGTAATGGTGGTATATTAACTACTTCTTCTTCTGGATCAAGAATAGAATATTTCACATTTTGTTGTCCTCCTCTTGTTAAACTATTCCATTGAAAACCAAGTACTCCTCTTCTTCCTCCACAATCTCTAGGAAAGCCAATTTGAGGATCATCATAATTACAAAATGTCCATCCATCAGTATCATTAATTAAATCAGTATAACTATAATATAATTTAAAATCTTTGTTTAAAACATTGTTGATAGAAGTCCAATTATTAAATTGATTGTATATTGAAAAATTATTTGGAATAGGAGAAATTCTTTTATAGTAAATAACTTTATATGCATTATCGCAATCAGCACATTCTCTCTTGAAAATTTTTGTTTCAGCGAATAATCTATTAGTAATTTGTTCTCCCAAATTAACATTACCAAAATTACCCTTTGAATAAACAACTGTCCATTTTGTTTCTTTTGCTTCTTTTGCTTCTAATCTTTTGCAAGAGTTATTTACGCATTGGAAACTAGGGGCACAATTTTGATTATCTCCTCCTCTATTACAAATACAGGTACCATCATTATTTCTTGTTTGAGAATTTAATGGGCAAACTTGCAAACAAACATTTCCATTTTGCCACCAACCATTTGGACAAGGTGGATTTGGTCTTGTCTCCCAATTTTCACTTTGGAAACCTTCAAGTAAATTAACAGCTCTACCAATTCTTGAGCTAACATTACTTCCTACTGTACCAGTCACTCTAGGTTCCTCCGCATCAATAATTCGATAATTACTTTCTTCTGCAGTACTTCCAATGGATGATCTTGTATTTCTTCCAATTCTTGAAACATTGTCTCTTAGATTTCCTACACTGCCTCTAATACTTCCGATTGTTTTATCGATTGCGTCAGGATTTACTGTCCCTGGTTTACAAATTTTAACTGTTTGAGAGGGAGCACCGGATTCCATATTATTAAAATATGATTTGTTGAGTAGATTTTTATTAGGAGATCTAACGATTGGAGATGATTTTTTAATTTTAGAATTAGTGTATTCTTTTGGTGTTATAGTATTTTTCATATTTTTTATATCATCTGTTCTATAATACTTACACTCAGCTCTTCCATCGTTTCCAATGGTATGAGAAAATCCTCCACAATCTACACTATTTTTACACCATTTTTCACATTCCTCTTTAAATTCCAATGCATTGAGTGCAGGTTTTATTTCCATCTCTGGAGTGTTAATTTGTAAATTTTTGTACTCATTAAAATCTTGAGTATATGGAAGATATGGATTAGATGGATTGGGTTCTCCATGAGGAGTTGGTAGTCCCATAAAATCCATACTGTAATTTATGATCCCATTTATTTTATTATTACATTCATCATCTCCTGGTGCACATCTTATATTAATATTATTATCAATTGTTAATTTGCTAATCAATCCATCGTCTGGTTTTTGTGGATTGCAGTGAGGTGGAAGACATATTTTTGGCGAGGGGACATAAAGAGGATCAGGTTTAGATTCTTTAGGAATAATTTTATTGCCACCTCTTCCAACTATGTAGGAAGTTTCACATTTTCCAGTGTTTTCTACATATTCACAAAAATAGTCATTTTCTCTTCCTTCAGTATTGTATGTTTGGTAATAATTTTGTAAATTATCTGGTGCATCAAATCGATTTCCGACTGGTGTTGGTTTTTTAGAATATGTTTTCGTAAATTTTTTAGGTTTGACTCTTATTTCACCGGAGAACTGCTTACAAGTAGTTTTTGGTTCTCCATAAACAACACTGTGACAATTATCATCAAATGCACAGGTAGATAAGCATTCTTTTTTTGATAATCCTTCTTGTCTAATTATTTTAGTTGGATTATCGCCATTTACAGGATAATAACCACTTGGTTGGGAAATAAATGCGTCTTCAATATTGCACAAGTTAGTTCCATCAAGTAGGTCATTCTTTCTATAGACATTTAAGTTTACTTCGTCTTTATTAACATCCTTTCTCTCGGTATCTGTAGAAGAATAAAGATAGCAAAAATTGGGTTGTTTATCTATTTCTAAATGTCTGCAGTCAGGATTATTTGAACAGTCAATTGCACAATTTTTTGTATCTGTAAACATCGACTTAAATGGATCACCATTTACAGCCATATTTTCTTGTGAAAAATAATTAATTAATGGATCAACTTTTGATGGATAAAGTGTTTGGTAAACATTGTTGGGATTTAGCCCTTGGCATTTTTCTTCTCTTTCACCATCATTGGGTGTTATAATTAATCTTTCTTTACAAGGAATAGATGGTATGCTATAATAATTATTAATCATTTTTATGTATTCTATAATATAAAAGAAAAATAATAAAAATAAATTCGGTATATATATTAATAATGATTAATAACGTATATGAATTAATTTTAGGTATGTACATTGCCATAATTCTATTTTTTATGGGATATTATGCATTAGGTGACTATAAAGAACAAATAATGGAGAATAAAGCTCTAAATTGGGTTTTCATGGGTTTTTTCATTATTCTTTTCTTCCTCCTTGGTTATCTTGTGCAAAATATTATATTATCATTTCAAGATGTAAAGAAGAAAGAGAGTAATACTGTATTAGTAAATACAAACTCTATGACTACCAAAACAATCTAAATTTATTTCTTTTTTTCTTTAGAATTATCTTATTATAATTATTAATGAATGAAAATATGTTACTAGGATTAATAATTATTGTTTTTATCATTTTTATTGGAATAAATAGAGGGATGGCTGGAAAACCAATGGAACTTGTAACTACAGAGGCTGGTCTTGGAAGTCTTTTAGCCGGTGCATTTTTTGGAGTTGTTCGAGAAGTTCTTCTTAAACGTCCAGCCAATTTCAAAATCACACTAATTGCCATTCTCGGTTTCTTCTTGTGGTATGTATTGACTAAAGGTTTATCAACATTATTCATTAATAGTACTACAATGAATATATCCACAAAAGAAACTGCAGGAAATGAAAGCAAGCTTGAAGCAGAAAATGAACAAAAGAGTAAAGAAATTAAGAAGGAAGCTAAACAAAAATTACCTGATATTTACAATATATTTATTGCTGCTCTAATCATACTATTAGTGGTTATATTGATGATTTCCTTCTATGCTCAAAGAAAAGAAGGAGCTGATAAGCACATCTCTAATTTTAATATTATGGTAACCTGCATGGTAGTTTTAGCAGGATTTTTCACATTTTTATCAAAGAAGAAATTATCAAACGAAATGAAGATTAAGATTTTATCATATACAATTGCATTCGCGATAGTCTTTTGTATTTTTGCTCCTGTTTTCGTATTTAAATCATTCTCATTTGTTTCTCTTATAATTTCCACTATGATATTCTTCGTTTGGCTCACATTAACTTTTTCATTTTCTAATTTTGCGACCCCAACTGTTAGCTATATTAAAAGATATTAAATTTCCTTTTCTCTCAATTCCATAAATTTTTCATATAATCTTTGAGTCGGAATCAAATAATTTTTGTAACTAGTTAGCAATGCCAACGATTTATTGATGGTTACATCACTAATGTCACATTTATCTACAATATCTTTCTTATCAATATTTAATTGATAAACATTTGATGCCAAAAATATTGATCCAACAGCAATTGAAATTGGAGTGTTTTTAATAACAATTCCTAATTCCTGTGCCATGTGAGAAATATAGCAAACAATATTTCTATAAATTTCACTCATGTTCAATAGATTGCAAATTCTTTTAATTTCATCCTCTGCTGAAACAGGCTTCATCTTTGCATAGAATTCCGGTTCTTTTTCAAATAATTGTTCCCTATAGAAGTTACACCCTTTGGTGAATTTCTTTTTTGAAACTAGAAAACTCTCACTTAGTTTTTCCTTATCAACAGAATTTCCTCTTCCCTCTGATGCAAAATAGACACAAGCAGCCATATTGCTTTGCTTCTTTTTTCCTCTCTTATTTTCGTCTTCGCTAATTTTCTTATAGACGTTTTTAGCATGTTCTTTCACAACCTCTGTGCATAAATCTTCAGCACTTGTATCAATAAATTGGAAATTTTTGAGAAGCTTGCGTTCATCATAATCCATTGTATTATACTTTTGAAAACGTCTATAATTTTGATATCCCCATCCATCAATTAATGTAGACAATGAAGCCTTCATAAAATGCTCATTTATTGGCATTCCAACTCTTGATGGATCTCCTTGACGTCTTAAATCATCACAAGATAAAGGTCTCCATTCTTGGGTACTATCGTGAATTTCACCATTGCTCTTAGCACATTTAGTACATATGTATCTTCCTTCCTCGTGATCAGCGATGCATTCAAATGCTCCACAATAAATACATTTATCATTCTTTGGTAAAGCATATTTATCGTATGATTGAGTTTCACTAGATTCTTCAAAAGACTTTAAAATTTCTTGAAACTTTTTCGAATCTAGATCCCCAAATTTCTGCATTAGTCCAGGACTAACGTCACTCATCTTCGTGCATTCCATGGATAGATAAATGAAAAATCAATTTTTATTTATTAGTGAAATCTTTTTAAGTAGTTTTTTTTCTAAAATATAATTAGATGGATACAATGAATCAAACAATTACTAGAAATAAACCTTTTTTACTTTTTGTGTTCATATATTTTGGCTTCCAATTATTTGCACAAATTTGGAATAAGCATCTTGGTGCTCCTTCATCTAGAAATAGTATTCAAAATTTTGTCTCAGCATTAGTTTTAATCGCTCTTGTCATTTACTTTGGAAATCCACAATTATCTGATAGCAAATACGTCTATATTTTCATTGGAATAACTTATATTACGATTCTTCTTTATAGTTATGCTAAAAAAGGATTGGAAGAAATGAGTGAAAAAGATAAAAAATTAGGCAAAGATAGTTCCTTAAAAGTTCTCACCATCATTATCATTTTTATATATGGCACTCTTGCTATAATTTATTTAGGAACATATATGTCAAGAATGGGTACTGCCTTTGGAATGGGAGAACCCTTAAAAATCTTTGGTGTAGGAGTACTTTTAATTGGATTAACTATTGCATTTTATAAATTGAAAAATAATAAGGATGACCAGGATAATCTAGCGTTGGCTTTGTATTTATACCCATTCTTGTTTTTAACGAGGGGATTGACTGATAGCCGTTTTATGTCATACATTTATGCTGTTTTCTTCACAACAGTAGTTGCTCTATGGGGTTTCTTTGGAGTGGAATGGTTCACTGGTAAGAAGGACTATGAGGGTGTAAATGAGAAAGTATGTAAAGCTTATTTGGGAATATCAGATGATGCAGTAATTACACCTATTTCACAAGATACTCAAACAAAGATCAATACAAGAAATATTAACTTTATTTATGTAGCTGTTGGACTTATTTTTGTAACTTTTATGTTAGCCGCTATTTTCATGTACGTTTCATTTAAAACAGTAAATCGTAGCTAAAAATTTATAAATATGAAAAATATCTATAAATTATTCATTCACTTTCTAGAGCGAGATTTTGAGCGAGATTTGGATTTGGGTCTCAATTTCTTTGCTTTTGACTTAGAGCGAAGCTTAGATTTGGATCTTCCACCGCGCTTAGTTTTTCTTACTTTTGACTTCGAGCGAGATTTGGAGCGTGATTTAGAGCGAGATCTAGCGCGAACTTTTCCACCAGTAGTTGCAGGGACGTTATTTGTTCTAAGAGTAATGTTGTTAACATTGGCAACATAAGGGTCTACATCAACACTCTCTTTAAAATTCATACTAACACTAGTATTAGTTCTAGGAGGAAGAGCTCCAGTATTATTGAGAGAAGCATAGGTATAACCAAGGTTTCCTAAATTTCTACTCCTATTATTATTTCTGTTGGTTCTTGGAGGAAGAGCTCCAGTATTATTGAGAGAAGCATATGTATAACCAGGGTTTCCTAAATTTCTACTCCTATTATTATTTCTGTTGGTTCTTGGAGGAAGAGCTCCAGTGTTGTTTACAGAGGCATAAACAGCAGTAGAGTTATTTCTAAAAATGTTGCTCATATAATTTATGAAATATTTTTATTCTAAATTAAAAAATATTTTTTAAAATATGCCAATTGAAATTATAAATGGTTTATATTTGGGAAGTAAAAATGACGCATTTAATGTAGAATTTTTAAGCACAAGAAATATTGATGTAATAATTAACACTACAAACGAAGTACAATTTCTAAAAAATTCTGGTAAAATTCAATGTATTCGTGTTCCAATTAGTGATGATTTTCCTGAGAGTGACAAAGAAAAACATAATAGAGAATATTATCACCAATTGGAACAACTTTGCAAATTGTTGGATCTAAAGCTCCAACAAAATAATAATGTATTAGTTCATTGTAAACATGGAAAATATAGATCAACATGTTTAGTTATAGCTTATTTAATGTATAAGTCACGTATAAAGCTGGATACTATCTATGAAATAATGAGTACTAAATATCCTCTAGTAAAATTTAAGAGGCATATTTTTGGTCAAGCTTTAAAAATGTTTGAGAGTGATTTGGGAATTTAATTTCGAAAATAAAATCTAATAATACGTATGGGAACAACTCAATCAACGCCAAGTCAAACAAAAAAAGATGTAAAAGAAGTTGTAGATACAGTAAAAAAAGAATCGTCACAAGATAAGATATTAATTGATAAAATATTAAATAAGTCTCGTGAAATTTATCAAAAAAATAAAGAGAGTTTTTTAGACGAAAATTTTTGTAAGAAGATAGCTATTACTTATACTAAAAAATTATATGAGCTTCCAATCCAGCAAGTAAGAAATATTTATAATGAAATAGAGAGTGCCAATTATAATTTAGAAGTAAGTACAGTTGTTGATCCATTGAAAGAGGAAAAATATTTAGTTAATGAATTATCTGGAAGATTGATTGAAAGATTTAAAGATAAAAAGTTGGAGCCGACATTGCACAAAGGTATTAAAATTACATATCCCGATGTAATGTATATTCAAAATAGAGCGATAGAATTACTTGGTAATATTAATCGATTGGAACAAGAAAAGAAGCAGGATGGAGGTAAGCCTAATTATTACAACAATAATAATAATTACAATGAAAATGAAGGTTACGATAATGAATTTGAAAACGAAGAAGAAGAGGAAAATTATAATGAAGAAAATTACAATAGATACAAGAAACGAAATGAAAATTCCAGTAAAATGAGTTATAGAAATAGACAACTTGCTAAACAAAAAATGTGGGAAGAAAGAGAAAGGAAACGAAGAGGTGAAGGATTTGAAGAGAGACGCGATGATCGCCGCTTCGATGACAGACGAGACGACAGACGCGACGACAGGAGTGAAAATCGTCGAGACGACAGACGAGACTACAGGCGCGACAACAGACGAGACTACAGGCGCGACAACAGACGCGACGACAGGAGTGAAAATCGTCGAGACGACAGACGCGACGAGAGACGAAGAAATAATAGAGGAGAAGAGCGAAAGACATTTACCATTGAAGAAAGCAAGAATTTTGAATCAATCTTAGGTGAATTGCCAAAGGCTCAATATAAAACTCCTGCTGTAGTAAAGGCTAAAGAAGAGCTAAACAAAATTTTGAGTGAGAAAAAGCCCAATACTAAAGTTGAAGAGGCAAATGTTAAACAAATAACTGGAAATGCAAAGCCATCTAATTTGAGAGTAAATAAATTAGAAAATGTTAGTTTTGAAAATGTTAAAGTGGAGAATATTCAAAAGAAAAACTCTAAAACAGTTAAAAATATTGAATCCAATGGAGACATACATTGTGTAGATGATAAAACTTGCAACTTAACCAAAAAAGAAATTTGTGAAAAAATTGTTTATCATTTCATAGTTAGAAATAATATTACTGCTGCAATTTTAAGCACTGTACCTTTCCCCTCAAAGGATGGTGAGTATAAGGGTAGTTTTGTTTTTGAGCGTTTGAAAAGTCTAGAGAGAGGATCATTTTGTTTACCACCATTTGAAGAAATAAAATTTCAAAATAATAAATTTGATAATGATGCTGCAAAATTAGCATACGAGAATGAAAGAATCGCAAAAATATTAAATTACATTAATATAATTGATGAGAAACAATGTGTTTCCAATGGCGGAAGATTATTACTTTTAACAAAAGAACAACTTCAAGAATTATATAAAAATGATGCATTAGGTAAGAAATATTTCGATTTTGCCATCAAAATAAATAATTTTTATCAAGAGGCTCTTAATTCACTATATAATATCCTTGATAATTTGCAGTCAAATGTAAAAATAAACACTCAAAGTTTGAATGATTTAAGTGAAGCTACTAAAAAGATAATTGATGAACTTTATTTGAAAACACAATTCAATTATTTATTAGCAGTTTTAGTAATTCTTGAATTTAAATTCGAGAAAAACAATGCTGAAAGTGAAATAAAAAATAGAAGAATGCAAAATATTATTCGAGAAGATTTTAACGTCTAACCAACAATTTTAACTGCATTAACTTGATCTGGTGTTGGAGCAGCTTTCTCTGTGAAAGCAGTTCCCATATCATTTGGTAAATTAATCATAGATTGCATAACATCTATTGAATCAGTCATTGTGTTTATAGTGTGAACAACTATACCGATAATGTCATCTACGAAAACACCTACTCTCCCACTCGTACCTCCCCTATCCCAATTTATATAACCTCCATCTTGTTTTTTATTCTTTTTATCTTTCTTTACCATTTATTTATATAAGATATAAATAAAAAAATAATTGGTAATTCATTATCTATTCATCCTTCTTACCCTTCTTCTTTCCCTTTGGCTTTTCTTCCACTGGTTCCTCCTCAGCTGCCTCCTCTACAGCTTCTTCACTTTCTTGTGATGCTGCACAAGGAACAACGAAACCAGTTTGATATCTAATTTTTCCATCCTCAATAACAGGGAATTTTGACTTAAGAAATCCAATCGACATATTATTCAAAAAATCAGCGAAATTTTGTTGTTCATCAGGATTGTCAAAAGTGAAACTCGTGGCAAAACCATCTTCTTGATCCTCAACTGCTGGCTGAAAAATTTTCATTCTATATTCTATTTTAATTAAGATTTCTTTAAGTCACTTTACAAAAATTGATTTTTTATTGAGTTATGCTACTTGACAATAAATGTTATCATTTGTGGCTAGAACTAAAATCACAAATTTGACTGATAGTCAAAATGTCGCATATGAAGCATTCCTTAAAGCCAAAAATATTTTAATAACAGGGCAAGCAGGTACAGGAAAATCACATCTAATTAAAAAGATGGTTTCACATTGCGAACGTATTCGTCGCACTTGTGCAGTTACTGCAATGACTGGAGCAGCAGCTTGTCTAATTAATGGCAAGACTATTCACTCTTGGGGAAGCCTGGGCGTTGGAGATAAAGCAGCCCCTTTTTTAGCTGATAAAATATTGAAATCCTATCCAAAGAAAATTAAGTGGCAAAGAACAAAAGTCCTAATTATTGATGAAGTTTCAATGATGAATTCCATATTTTTTGAATTGATTGAAGAAGTTGCTAGATTAGTAAGAGGGAATGATAATCCATTTGGTGGAATGCAAGTTGTTTTGTTGGGTGATTTTTACCAGTTACCTCCAGTTGGAAAAGATTGTAGTTTTTGTTTTGAAAGTAAGAGGTGGAAGGAAGTTATTAGCGAGAGTGTAATTTTACACGAGGTAATGAGACAAAAAGATCCAATCTTCCAAAAAGTTTTATCTGAAGTGAGAGTGAATAAATTAAGTGATGAGACGATTAATATAATCCAATCTAGAGTTGGAATAGAACCAGATATTTCATCCGGTATTGTTCCAACAATTCTATATTCTACTAAGAAATCAGTTGATAAAATCAACAAAGAAGAATTCAACAAATTACCAGACGAAAATGTTCTAGAATATGAAACTATTTATGAATTGGACGGTGAAAGAATTACTAAGATGAAAGATGATGATTTCGAGAGATATAAGGAAATCGTAGATAAAGAGAATAATTACGAGAAAATTCTCCAATTATCGATTGGAGCTCAAGTAATGCTATTGAAAAATATTGATCAAGACAAAGGATTAGTAAATGGTTCACGTGGTGTTGTGATTGGATTCAATTCATTGGATATTCCTTATGTAAAATTTATGAATGGAGAAGTTGAATCAATTGATCGTCATGAATATATTTTTGAATTATCCGCTGTTACAAATGTAATTGCAAAACAAATACCTCTTGCACTAGCATGGTGTTCTACTATACATAAATCACAAGGACAAAGCTTAGATTATGTCAAAATCAACATTGGACGAGAAATTTTTGAATGTGGGCAAACTTATGTTGCATTATCAAGAGCGAGAAACTTAGATGGATTGTTTATTGAAGAATTTGACCCAAGTAAAATTAGAGTTCATCCAAAAGTTTCTGAATTCTTTGGAGAATAAAATAATTATAATAATAAAAAATTGATGTATAATATTCTTATTCCTTTACTAATAAAATGAACATCAACGCTCAATTTATTACTTGGAGAATATTCAGGCTCTTAGGTGAAATCACAAGTGTCTTGATTGGTTTTAGTGTTTTCTATTTAAGTTACGAAGAACAATTGGAAATCTCTCTACTCAATTTACTTTTTCAAATAATTGTTTGCCTTGAAATATGGATTGACATTATAGCTTTTAAGAAATATTGGAAAATATATGGCGCAATGTTTAATTACAAATCTCCAAATCTTGAAGTATGGAAATACAAACAACGTTTTTTCATTGTGAAAAGAGCTGTTAATATTTCAAGAATAATATATCAATTGAGTGTTTCAATATTTGCCCTCACGAAATTTTCACAAATTCAAAATTATTTTTTGAAGCCTTATATTTTCTATATGACTGTCCAATCAACTTGCAATTTAATATATTTTATTGCATTTCAATTTAATTCCTGTGACATAATGTTAAATATGGATGCCTTCAAAAAAGAGATTAAATTCCCGATCTATATTAGAAGAAATATGAAAGCTCTGGATGATCCCTGCTGCATTTGTCTGGAAGAAGGCTTTGGAAAAGAGTGGTGTGAATTACCTTGTAAACACAAATTTCATTACAATTGTGTTGGAGAATGGATAAAATCCAATACTAATTGTCCTCTATGTCGTCAATCTAATTATAAATATTTTTCAATCTAATTATAATTTTTTCCAATTATCCAATTTTTGATATATCGCTAAATTTTTCCTGTATCTTTTCATTTTTTTATTAATTTCATTCTCTATTTCTTGGCTATTTTCTTCGAAATCTTGCAATTTATCCTCAGATTTAAAGAAATTATCTTGCGCTTTTATTTTCAATAGTTTTTTATTTTCAATTTGCATTTTTAGCTTTAACTTGCTTAAATAATTTTGTCTCTTATCTATAAATTCCTTATCATTTATTACTTTTTCTTTGTAAATATTCCTAATTAAATCAATTTTCTCTTGATTGGATAAATTTTTTGCATCCTGTTTGCGTAATCGATTGAGAACTATTATCATTTCATCTCCTTCGATTCCAAATTGTTGCCAAAATGATTTTAATTTACTCATATAATATTATAAATATTAATTTGTTGGAGTACATCGTTTTGCCAACGAGAAAATCCAGCAAATATATTTCTCTTCATGTTCACATTATCATCAATATGTATGGCGATGCTATATACAGGTTTGAAACAATGAAATGTCCAAATATCAGTGCAAATGAATTTATTATTCAAATACTTGATTGAATAGACATAAATATTTCCTGATTTGCACCCAATATAAAAATGGGGTTTAATTTTCTCTCCACCCATACAAAGAATTTCATCCTCAATTTGGAATGAATGTATTTCATTCAAGTACTCATCCATAATACAAATTGTATTTTTTGTACAAACAACAATATGTTTTTTCTTCATGAAGAAGCAACTTGTTGTGGAAACAATTGTATCATTGAATTCTTTTTGAAAAAGAATGGAATTGTTTGATGTGTCAATGAGTTTGATGGTTTTATCCATTTGGATGATTTTTGGTGGAGAAAGAATACTTTCTCTAATAAGACGCTTATTAGAGCAAAAGCAAGAGAATATCATTTTTATTATTGTAAAAAAGCTATATATTTTGGTATCAATTTTTTCTTGATCTTTGATCAAGAAAAACGGTTAGATGAATCTAAACTAGTTTCGATACCATATCAATTTTTTACTTTTTGAAAAAGTAAAAAATGTTTAGATTAATCGAAACTAGTTTCGATTCCATATCAATTTTTTTTTGCAAAGCAAAATAAAAAATGAGTATCTTTTAATGAACTGAAGGTTCATTAAGATGTCAATTTTTTCTTGATCTTCGATCAAAAAATAAACCGGCTTGGGGTTGCAAACTTCTTTACTCTTTGCTAGCCAATTTAATTTGTATAATTCTAATTAAAATTGCAGTAGACTTCCCATTATTTATTTCTAACTTACCTTCAATTTCAACTACACCTGCCAAAGCAAAAACAACATCATCACTTATATTGACACTATAAGAGTAATAATCCCCATAGTATTTTTCTCCATTTTCAACATAGTAAATAAGATTGGGTTTTTCTATAAAAATATCTCTATCTTTCACTGCCTCTCTTAAAGCTAAATTGGAAAATAGAAGGCTATCCAATTTATTTTTTCTCCATTGGACATTTTTTTGTATTCCATAACTTGGTAAATAACTACCTGGTTTTGCATCTTTTACATTCCATATATGAGTAAATTCATCTAAACAAACAGACCTTTTATTATCATAATCATAGCAAGCAATTGATTCCGCAGGAAGTGCAAGATCATTAACTTTCCCAAATAGAATTTCATTATATAATTCAATATAATATCCATTAAGTGTTTGATGTATAATCGGTTTGATTCCAAAGTGGAATAAATTAGTTGTTGAAGAAGAGAAAATGGAACAATTATGAATTACTTCAAATGAAATATTACTAACACATTTTATTACTTTGTCTGTGTCCCATATTGCAATAAAAATTTTTGAATAACTGGGTTTTATCAATGTCATTTTTTCTACATTGTTTTCATCAAAAGAAAAGAACTGGAAATCTTCATAAACCATATGTTTGGTTTCTCTAGTGAAATCATAAATAAATCCTAAATCTTTTTTATCATATATTACTAACCATTTTTCCATGTAATATTATTACTTATTATAAATTGTGAAAATTTCTAATAATTAAATTATTAGAAATCTCAATTGAAATTAAATATTGAAGAAATTTACTGGCGACCAGTGTTAGCATTTAATCTTCCACGACCTCTAGGAGCCCCTCCTCTAAAAGATGGGGTTCCACGAAAAGGAACAGCACCTCGAAACTGTGGTCTCAAAACACTGGTCCTAGGACGCTGCTCTGTAGTTTGCTCACTTGGGCTGGGATGAGGGTGAGGGTGAGGGTGAGCAGCGCTAGTAGCAATGGGAACTGAGCCAGGTACAGGAGCGGTATGAGGTCTTCTCGGATTGAATACTCTACGAGGACCTTGTGTTTGATTTGATTGGTGACTGTCCCAGCTAACAAAAATAGCACACTGGCGAGGATTGTTGGGACGACGTTGAAGATAAACCTTCAATTGGTTACCCTTTTGAGTGCCATCTCCTTCGCTGTCATCAACAACTTGTGAATTAAAAAATTCACGTAGTTTTGATACCAACATATCCTCATAAGCAACACCAGTCGGCTGCATAAGAGCCATAATATGAAGACCATTTTTTCCATTCTCGTCGCTTCCAAAATAAAGCTGTGTAGCCTCAGGAACTCCTGTTTTTGACTCGTCATCTACACTTGTTTCTACAGTTGTCTCAGTAGTTTGGTTTCGCGATTTGTTAGTCCAACGGTAAATTGGATAACGAAAACGTCCTTCCATTGCTGCATTCTTAATACGTTCCATCACACCATCTGTCAAAAGCTCAAAAGCCTCATCGCGGGCTTTTACATAAAGCTCCTTGCGTTCGTTTGAATTTTCGCGTCTTTTATCGAGAGCGAGTTTCCTGAGTTCGTTTCTTGAAGTCATTTCTTAAATAAATGTATGAAGTTTTTTTTAAATCAATTTTTTTCACTATTATTTTCACTAACCTTAAACCTGTAAAAAGTGTGTTCCTTGTAGGATTTATTACTTAATTTTATATCAAATCCTTTGGCATAATATTTTCTAAAATTTTCTTTTAATATTTCTATATCGCAAGTTTTTTCTTCATTAGATAAAATATAATCTGGGATAGCTCTAACAGTTACTTTATTATTTCGATTGGAAAGTAAAGATAATAAATGAGACATCATATCGTTCTCTCCTTTAACCCAATGTTTATTGTCATCATAATTAATATGAATTGGAAGAATATCCAATCTAGGAACAAATGCTCCACTTCTTAGCTTTAATAAAAAATTAGGATGACTGCAAACCCCCTCCGAGAAAAAGATAATTCTCTTACCCTCATCCAATTTATTTTTAATTTCTTTAGTTAAATCACCTCTAAAATCATCTTTTAAAAATATACATCTTTTTTCAATTATTTTTCCAAAGATTGGAATGTTGTTCATAAAATGAGATGCAATGAAAACTGCATCAGGGAATAAAAACATGCAAATCAATGGATCCATATAACTACAATGCTTACATATTAAAATTTGAGACTTACTATTTTTAAAAATCTCTTTTGTTTCTTTACTTATATCCAATTTCTTAAAACCTCCCATTTGTAATTTAAATCTACCAAACCATTTCCAAAAAAAAGTGAACATTTCCTCATTTTTACCACATATATAATACAATATAATTAAAACGATATATCCAATTATACTAACAAAAATACGTGGTAATCCAACTATTAAAAATTTGAACATTGTTTTTACACTCCAAAATCTTACTTCTTGGGAATCATATGGTGTATCTTCACTTTCTTTGGCATATAGGTCATCCATTAAAAATATAAATTTATTTTTTTTAGCTAAATAAACTTAATATTTTATAAATATCAATAACCATACCTCCAATCTGCAACAAACTTTCATTACCTTCTAAAAAATACATATTATAATTTCCAATGCATTCAATTATTCTTCTTTTAGTATTCTCATCTTTTATTTCATTGCCATTTATCACTTCATTGTTTAAAGTAATACAAATATCAGAGCTTTGATATCCATCATTTTTCAAATTATTAATTATTTCAATGGCATCTTTCAAATTTTTATTCATTAATAATAAAAGAAAGTCTTTCACGAGTAATGGTGATGGTTTGTCACATAGATTAAAAATCTGTTCCTCGTTAATTTCATCATCATTATAATAATTTGCTCTAACCAATTCCAATTTATTTAACATTTCTCTTAAATCTGATTTGTTTTCAGTTAAATCAATGATGCTATTCAAAGCAGTTTCTTTTATCCTTATGTTCTCTTTTTTACAAACATCACCAAGACGATTTATTATGTCCTCCCTCTCAATCTTACCAAAATACATAATTTTGCATCTAGATTGGATACCTGTTATTATATTTTCAATATTATTACAAGTGAATAGGAATTTAGTAGTATCTTCATATTGCTCCATAATTCTTTTCAATGCCAATTGGGCGGTTGTTGTCATGTTATCACTTTCGTCTAGTATGATAAGTTTATATTTATCAGAGCAAGATTTCCTTTGGGAAAATATCTTTATTTTTGATCTTACTACCTCAATACCTCTTTCATCACTCGCATTTAATTCCATACAATAATCGCCATATAGTGGTCCTAAATATTCATAAGCAAAAGCTAAAACTGCAGATGTTTTTCCACCACCGGGCTCACCAGTTAATAAAAGATTGGGAATATTTTCAGTTTCAATGAATTTTTTAAGAAATAATATCTGATTGGTATTTCCAACAATATCGTCTAATTTGACTGGACGATATTTTTCAATGAGCGGTAAAGTTTCTTCCATTTTATTATGTTGTTAAGATGTTTTTAAGTTTTTTAGTATTTGTTCCTGGAAAACAATTTTATCATTTATTTTTTTTATTATTTCTTCATATTTCTCCTTTTTTCTAGCTTTTTGGAGCTTTAATTTGTTTAATTCCAATTTTTCATTGAGTAAAACAAGTTTATCTTCATATTTTTTTATTTCATTGAGGAAATTCCTATGTTTTTCCATAATTAGTACAATCTTATAACTATTCATTTTTGAATAATTCATATTGGGTAAAAGTCTTTCCTCGATGAATTTATCAATCAAATTTCCTTGTTCTTGTGAATTTAAAATATTGTTAGTCATTGGATTGATAAAGCATTTTCTTGTTAAAAACCAATCATATAAGGATTGTAAGGAATATGTTGTTTTTCCAAGAGTATAAGGATTTATTATTCTATTACCGTATATGGGATCATCATCATTTTCTTCCTCATTCATTACATATACTGTGATATTTTTTTTAAGTAAAAAAATTGGCTGGCTCATCTAGATATGGAATCGAAACTAGTTTCGATTCATCTAGCCATTTTTTCTTGATCTTCAATCAAGAAAAAATTGATACTAATTTTACTTGAATTAAATGTAAGTAATTAAATCAAGATGCCTACATTTTTTGGAAAGACTACCTTTAAATTCCCAAAGGGAATGCCCATACACTTTGCCATTATGCTTTGCAAGGAAGCTCAGAGAATGCTCTCTGGAGTTACCGGAAAATATCGTGTTGAACATTCGAACCGTGAGGATCCAACGTCTCAACTTATTGCCCAACTTTCAGAAGTTGGTGCCGATCGTCTCAAGAGAAACCTTGAAGAACTTGTGCAATTTCATGTTTTCAAAAAACGTAACATTGCCAAGCAAGGACTTGAGTTTTTGGCTCAACAAATTATGCTTGAAAATAACTATGACGTGATGTATTCCATCTCAACTTGTGATGACAAATATACTTCACGCATCGATGTTTATGGCAATGAACACGAGGCTTTTCTCAACGATGTGGAAAAATATTGTGAAGACTACCTTTTTGATCTTCCTCAAGTTCTCACACTTATTGTGATGGGAAAGATGAAGTGCAAAATGTCAAAAGAGAAACGCGAACTTGTTCTTGTTTCCTGTGGTCCCAAAACAGTTGTCTATCCCATTGGTCGCAAGGCTGATGAATTCTACAAAGAATTTGTCGAAGTATGTGGAAATCTCATTGAGAAGGAAAAGGATTTCGAAGGCACTTCTGATGATATATTGATTGAAGCCTGTCACGAGATCAATGATATTCGCGATGTTTATTACTACATCAAAAACAGCATTGTTTATCTCAAAGGCTTCGAAGAATCAATCAACATTTTCATTGCCACAATTCCAATAATGGTTGATCGTGTTACAAAGAAAAAAGAAACTCGATCCTCTGAACCCAAACATTTAGAGAAAAAGAATCCTCAAATCAAAGATGATGAAGTCGAGGAAGTCGATGAGATGACTGAGGAAGATCTTGATGAATTCAAGAGAACTGTTTCTTTTGGATATTAAAGATATACTGAATTCGTTAGTTTGAGATTTTAATTTTATAATGAAAAAATATGAATTATTATGTACCCCAAAATACCAAAACATTTTTTTGCAATGATTGCAAGCGCGAAGTTAATAATTTAAGATGGAAAGAAATTTCAAAATCTTTAAATAAAGGATCAGCTTATAAATGTGATGATTGTTGGGAAAAATTCGATAAACAGTTTGATAACTTTTGCATGAGCAAAGTTAAAAAAAATATTGATTAAATTCTTAAAAAATATATTTTAAAGCACAATTTATATATTCATTTTCAAGATAATTTGATAAATTATTAAACTCTTCAATGTTAATAATCTCACTTCCTTTTTTATCATGTCTAGCTACCGCATTATACTTTTCTATAGTGGGATAATTTAGGCAAGACATCAATTCAGGATTTTCTTCATAATAAATATCAATTGATCTATTACTTCTCTTGTTGTTTAATATTCCATCAATAATTATTAAATTTCCTACTCTATCCAAATCAATTTCTCCATCACTCCATTTAGATGAAAAAGGGAAAATATGATCAACATTTTGTTTTCTTTTAGTAAATTCAATTGGTACTCTATTATTGTAGTATATTGAATAAAAAAATATATAAGGATAATCAAAGTTCCTTCTAGTTTTTTTCCTTCTTTCATAAGTGGTTGGTTTATTGTACTTTTTAACAAGTTTTTCCAATACTAGTCTCATCCTTTCTTTAGTAACTTCAACTCCAAAAATTGTTGGTTCTTTGAATAATCTTATCACTTGTTGCTGAACAATAGATCCAGCACTGCCTCCAAAATATAAATCATCATATTGCTTAAAATTTGGTCTTTCTTCATCAGGTAATGAATCAATAAGGAAGTGAAAATATAAAATTTTTTTGAGAAGATTTCCTAAGATCGATACCTTATTTTTATTTCCTTCCAAGCTAGAATTAACTAATATTGTTCCAACTATAAGAATATACATTACATTTTTTGAAAATAAGGGATATTTATTACCAAATTGAGATAAATCTATAGTTTTTGGAAAGATTTTATCCATTGTTTGATTAATCATATCCAGTGAAAAGTTAACTTTACTAACAAAATTACAGACATTCTCTGTAGTAAAATCAGTCGGTTTCATTTCATAGAAAATCAATGATGTCTCAAATAATTTGTGAAATAAATCAAAGTATTTCCCATCAAAATCTCTAAGAAATAAGTACTTTTTACTACAATAATTGTGATATGCTATTAAAAATTCATTTCCATTCATCCTGTAAGAAATATCCTCTGTGCTACTATAACAATCTAGAATTTCATCTAGATTCTTTACCTCATAGTATTTCTTTAATTCTCCAAGTAATTCAATTTTGAATGACTTATCATGATCTAGGCTAAAATCTTTCGCTGTAATCAAAGTAGCTGCCAAAATATCTGATTTTTCTAATGGATTATTGTTTTTGTTAATACTCTCAAAAATTTTTGACAATTCTATGTCACTTGTATCTCTAAAAATAATTAAATTGACTTGTACAGCTAGATGAAAGTCGTTATTATCAATTACTTTTAAACCTCTTTGCGCAATTTCAAGATCATTTTCAATTTCTTCTTTTTTATCATTTGAGAAACCTTCCCATAGTTCAATAATTTCGCTGTTTTTTGATTCAATGATATATTTTCCCAATCTTCGAATATGCATAAAATCAGGATAATTTATATTCTCTAAAAATTGAACAAATGGACAAGATTGATTTTTCCTCAAAGTAATAAAATTTTCTCTATTAATTTGCAATGGATGATGGTAAAAATAATATATAGCATTAATCCTATTATTTCCATCAATATTCATATAAATCTCATTTCTATTTTCATCAATATATTTTGCCATTGATATGACTTCAATTGTATGACAAGTTTTGTATAAAAAATTTATGTAATCTTGATAATTTGGGGATTTCCCATTATTCAATATTTGCCATTTCTTTTTTCTTTGGCATTGTGGTTTTAAGACCCTTTTACTTTTGATATATTGGACTAATTTATCAACGGTCCACTGAGTAGATTCTGGTATCATTTAAATAACAATTATCCATTATTATTTAAATTCAATTTTTTCAAATATTTAAAAACATTTTCATTATTTATCCAATAATGAAAACTTTAGTTGAAAAATATAGACCCAATTCAATAAATGAGGTATTCCTAGAGGAGAAAAACCAAATATGTATTAATCATTTTATTGAAAAAAGGAATTTTCCAAATTTACTATTTTATGGTCCATCAGGTACTGGAAAAACATCAACTATAATTGCAATGGCAAAAGAAATATATAAAGAGAAATATAATTTAATGGTTTTGGAACTCAATGCTAGTGATAATAGGAATATTCAAGTTGTTCGAAAAATAATTAAAGAATTTGCTAGTTGTAGAACCTTATTTAATACTGGATATAAGCTTATTATTTTGGACGAAGTCGACAGTATGACAAATGACGCCCAATTTTGTTTAAGGAGAATTATGGAGACATATTGCGAGAATGTTAGATTTTGTTTTATTTGCAATTTTGTTGGAAAAATTATTCCAGCAATCCAATCTAGATGTTCCAAATTTAAGTTTTCCAATTTAAAAAATGAGCAAATATCCAGTAGATTGGATTCAATAATGAGTGAGGAAAATATTGTAGTAAATCCTAAGATTTTAGATGTTATTATGAATTATAGCAATGGGGATATGAGAAAAATATTAAATTACATCCAATTGTTTAAGTTTCATAAATGTTTGGATAATGCTGATGATTATTTTTCTTTGCTTCGAATCCCAAATATAGAATATATTGAAAATTTCTACAATAAAATCAAAGAATTGAAGCAACCAAAATTAAAAGAAAAAATAGATGAATTACAAATTATTTTCGAAAATGGACTAAAAAAAGGATATTATGATCTGGAAACTTTTTGCCAATCATTTTATAAAATATTAATTAAAAATTATGATCAAATGGATGAAAAATTATTTATGAATTTGGTAGAAAGACTATGTGTTATTGATAAAAATCCAGAAAAAATAAATAATTATACTGCAGTGATTGACAATTTGGCTTATAATATTTGTGCGTAAAATAAATGTATTAAAGTTATTCAAATATAATAATAATAAATGATTGTAGATATTTATGCAGAAAAAAAGAAACGAGGAAGAAAAAAGAAAATAATCGAAATTCCTCAAGAAATACCAAAGAAAGAAGAAAATATTTTTAATAATTCAATAATGACTACGAGAGAAAAAATGAGAATGGAAAAATATGGAATTATTGGTTATGAATCGGTTGTTGATATTTTTATGAATATTTGTGCTTGTAAGAATCTACCCAATTTAACAGTTTATGGTGTAAGTGGTTCTGGCAAAACATATTTGGTTAATTGGCTACTTGCTAAGTTATTCAAAACTCATTTTAAAGAGAGAGTTTTATTTATGAGTTTGAATGATGAACGTGGAATTTCAACAATGAGAGATAAGATAAAAGCTTTTTCAAATATACAGGTAAAAGAAAGCAATGAAATACCCAATTTTAAAGTAATTGTTTTTGATCAAGCGGAATATATTTCATTAGATGCTCAAAATGCTTTAAGAAGAATTATTGAATTATCAAATAATATTTCCAGATTTATCTTTTTAACAAGAAACACTAGATGTATTATTGATCCAATATTATCTAGATGTTTGCAATTGAATTTAAATACTAATGCTCAAACTATTCGAATTGAAAAATACAACAATTTTTTTCCAAAGATAGGAAAAGATAAGATAAAAATGATTTGTGACATGTATGGTAATTTTGGACGAGAGATTACATTATTAGAAACATTGTCAAATTTGAACGATAAAGAAATAGATAAATTTGATATTTGGGAAAAAGTTGTAAGTGATGAAGATTGTGAAGAATTGATTCGAATTTATAAAAATAGGGGGGCAACAATGAATGATTATGTTAATTTTATTGCTGATAGAATGAAAGATGTAAATGTTATTTTATCCCTAAAAAAAATTTATAGCAAATTAAGGGAAAAATCATCAAATATACAAGAAATAAGCAAATTATTTTTGAATTTTGAATTAAGTTCCAATTTAGAAGCGAGTGATAACATATTTTTGCTTCACTTGTTGAGAAATTGTTCACTTGAAAAAAATGAATAATAAAACATTTGTATTAACTATATTACAAATGTTTGCAGTAAAAGATTTAAATTGGATAGGAATAGATTTAGAAAACGGTTTTTTCTATTGCATAATTGCCCCAACTGATCTGATTCATTTGGATAATATAGAAATAATTGGAGATGTTATTGAAGAATTATTGGAAGAGAAAGATTTAGCAATTGCCAAAAAGAAATACAATTTTTTGAAATATGGAGGCAGTAAAGTTATTAAGAAAACTTCTTCTAATAAAAATATTTTTGGAATAATTGATTTTACGCACAAAATCCAATATGGGAAAGAAAATAATAAATTCATCACAATCTTTAGAACCTTAAATGGAGGAACTTTTTTAATTAAGACAAAAAATAGACTCGCAAATAACGTATATGCTACTGGAGAAATAACAGGAGAAATTTTACAGGAATTACCAGTTGTTAATTGTACAAATATTTTGGGAGTTGTATGCGATCAACAATTAGACGTATTAAGTCCCTTTCATGGATTAGATGTTGTCCCTAAAAAATGGAAGAAAAATCTAAATTTAAATATGACTTCTTTTGAAGATATTGTTGATTTAACAGATAAATATGTTTTTTCCATTGATGGAGATACAACAGTTGACATAGATGATGCTTTACATTATGAATTTAATGAAGAAAAAAATTTACACGTGATTGGAATTCATATAGCTGATGTCGCTAATTTATTTTTTGGGATTGATTCTAGAGATAGTCGTGATTTTTTATTGCTATTGTTAAATAATACTTCAAGTATTTATCCAAATGGAAAGATAGATATGATTTCTAAGGAAGTTGGAGAGGATATTTGCAGTTTGAAAGAAGGAGCGATGAGAAGTGTGATTTCTTTATTATTGGAATTCAAACAGGAAAAACCATTTACATTGGTTAGTGCACGATTGCAACTAAGTAAGATAATCAATAAATCTAAGCTAACATACAAAAATGTAGATAAGTTATTGAACAACGAAGGTTTCTTAAAAAAAGATAAAATTCTAAAGGATAATATATTTTTGATTAGAGATATTATTGATTCTCAAGAAAATTTTCCAGTGATAAATGAAGAAGTTGAAGATCAATATTTCGATGAAAAAATATCTAGAACAATTGTTTGTAAATTAATGACCATATACAACTCGATTGTCGCAAAAAAATTATATGATTCTCACAAAAAGAGCATAGTTCGTGTTCATTACGGAGAACAAACCCAATCATTTAAAATTGATCGAAAAATTCAGGATGTTATCAAAAGATTGGAGACGCAGAAAGGTTTTTATAGAGTTGCAGGAGAATGTCCAATCGAAGAATTAAAACACCAAGGATTGGGATTAACTTATTATACTCATGCGACTTCACCAATAAGAAGATTCGTTGATTTTTGGAATCAATTATGTTTATATGAAACTTTTTACAATAGAGTTAGTGTAACTGGATTAATTGATATAAAAGAAAAGATTGGAACAATTAATTGGAAAAGTTTCATGATTAAAAAGGCTTATGAACAGTTATCTCTAGTAAATATTTTCCATAATAAAATCCAGGATAAATTGGAAGAATCTTATGAAGGATTTATTATTTCCATAGATGAGGATAATATTGGAATTTATTTAACATCTAACAAAAAGATATTTAAATTTAGATTGGAAGTTGAAGGTTTATTGGATGTTAATTCTAGTGAAGATGAGGTATCTTGGACAAGAAAGGACAATAATAGCCAATTCACTTTAAGAAAATATATGAGAATAGAAGTGAAGATTGTAATACGTAAAAACAAACACATTTGGAATCAAAAGATTGGGATAGAATTGCTTTCACCTAGTTTTTCTGATTTTCTTCTAAAATAAATTATTATAATATTATATGGCAGATAAACGTCACTTCACAATTGTTTTAGATAATAAAGAGCAAGGATTATTCACAGGAAAAAATCCAAGTTCCGTTGCCAAGAAAGCAGTTTCAAAATTGAGTAAAGGAAAGAAAGTGATTTTTGAATTGCGAGAGATTACTCAGGGATCAAAGAAAAAGGTCTATGGTCCATATGCAGGAGTTAAGAAGAAATTGGATAAGCCAGTTACTCTAGGTGATCGAGTCTATAAATATGAATCGATTGTAAAAAAGATTGATGGGGCAAAAAGCAGTAAGGGAGGATACATTGGAAATGTGAGTTCACATAGCACTGTTATGTTAGAATTAAAAACAGATGATGGTAAAAGAATTACAATAGAAAAAACTAGGAAAGGAGTTGGGGCAAAAATTAGCAGTAAATTGGGTAAATTATTTGGGAAAAGGCAAAATCATAACAAAGAAGAATCAGGCTATAAATTATTTATTAATGCGGTAGAACAAGAGGTGATTCCAATCTATGATGAAAAACATTTAAGTTTATCTAATAACGAGATAAATGAATTGAAGCAACATGATTTTGCTAGGTTAGATAGATTCATTGAGTTTTTAAATGAAGTGTTGTCAGAAAATGAGCTTGCCCAATTGAAAGGAAAGGTGACAAGTGAGGCAGCTAGTCATCACGAATGGGAGCATTTAAGAGATGCCCTAGGATCGAGAAGGAATTCTACTTCTTCTAAGAGATCAAATTCTACTGATAGTACAATAACCACTGCACCATATATTAACGTGGAATCAAATAATGCGAATAGTGCGAATATATTGAGATATGTCCAGCATTTAGAAAATTTGAAAAAATTAGAAGATAAAATTTCCGAATTATATAAAAGAGAAAGTTTAATCAATAAAAATAAAGCTTATGCAAAAGAAAGACGATTAATGGACTTACAAAGTAAATTAGAATTTGCAGCACAAGAAAGTAGACCTAATTATAAACTATATGATCTTGTAAATTCTTATGTTGATGGATATGCTTACGAAGATATCACAACAGAATTATTTCAATTAAAAAATAAATCCGGTTTAAATAGCGATGTTAAAGGAATACTTCGATTTGTTTATGACGATATGAAGAATAAAGATGGTAAAAATTTGGGTGTTGATTATTTTATTGAAAGATTGGATTTAATTGAAAAAGCAAAAGAAGGAAATTTACCGAATAGTACTTATCAAAAATGGAATCGCTTGAGAAAAAATGTGGTTGTTAAAGGAAGAAATTCCGAGGTAGCTGCCATAACTGAGGCAGAGGCACCAGCACCAGTAGGATATAAAAAAAGAAAATATTATTTTTTACCAAATATTAGTTATAGACCAAAAAATAATGGATCCCAAGGAGCCTATAAAAATGAGAATAAAAAATTAATTAAATACATTCGGAACTTGGAAAATCTTAAAAATAAATTCCAATCACTTCCCGAGAAAACAAATGAGGAAAGAAAAAGAAAGGATTATGTTTATGATGTATTAATAGATTTGGATGCTAAAAAAGATAATTATCAAGAGCACGATTTAGTGGATATCTTGGATATCTACATTGATGGATCACTAGTCGAAAAAATTAGAAAAGATATAATTAATTTGGGTAATAAGAATGTATCTAGTAACAATAAATATGTATTAGGTCATTACTGGAAAATGTTAAAAAAGCCTTCCAATACTAACAAAATGACTCCACGTGATTTCCTTGAAGTTGTTACAGCAATTGATGAAATAAAGCAATCTCAAAGAGGTGGTTTTGGAAATGCCCTTCATACAATTGATTTGCACGTCAATGGAAAAGATTTTAAAATAACTAAAAAGTCTTCATCTATGTTGGGAAAACTTGCACTGCAAAAAGAGGCTCATTATGAATTAATTGTATCACAAGGAACATATACTAAATCCTATTTTAATAATGGTACTTTGAAACAGGTTGTTCAAGTAATTTATGAAGAACTCCCTCATCATGTTTGTGATTTTATTGATCAATTAGCTAAAAAAGCAAGGGAAGATAGTTCTTGGAATCATCTTCTTGAATCATTGTATTGTGATAGGAATAAGAATCGAGCGATTTTGAATTATGAATCAAAAAAAAGAAATGAAGAAAATTTGTTGAATAGAATTAGTAAATTTGGAAATTGGTTGAAATCAAATAAAAAAAGACAAGAAATTTTTAGTGCATTGGACGAAAGAAAGAAATATGAATTATACGGTCGTCCAAATGGAGATTTAGATTATGAGAGATTGAAATTTGATATAGAAAGTCAAGCAGATTTCGAGAAATGGTTAGAAAGGAATTCCAATAGAAAAGAAATATTTAATTCACTATCAAACAATAAATTAAATACTTTTACTAAAAAGAATGGTTCATTTGATTACGATAAATTGCGTATATTAATTCAAGTAAAATCGAATGAACAAAAGAACAAAGGATTTTTTAACAAATATTTTTAGTTGAATATTATAAGAGATTTGTTAACTAAAATGTGCAAATCATATCATAGTGATGGATATACAAACTATTAAACTCTCCAATGCCATAAATTAAATTTTCCAGAAGTGAGTTAATTTTCTCTTGTAATTCACCCAAATTGAAGCTTAGACAAACTTTTAAAATTTCTTGGCATATATCTCTTATTTTATAGATATTCTTAACAAAATTACCATCGAAATTATCATATGATTTCAATACTTCTATTAACGGTTTCTTCTCTATCCAATTGATAAATGGAATAATAAAACCAAAAGTCATATTCAAACGATGTTTTATCTCATATTCTTCATATAAACGTATGATATCACTATAGATAAACCAAACATCATCTAATATTTCGATTGTTTTCTTATCCAAATATTTCTTAGCTGGCTCCCAATTATCTTCTTCCTCGGGTTTATCTTCAGCAAAACAAGCTAAGAGTATTCCAATTTCTTTCCAGCTCATTTTTTCCATTATTCTTTGTTGGATAATCTTCCCTAGAACGACTTCACTGCAATTTGACAAAGAAGCTACTATTTTTCCATAAGGGGTAATGATAGGCTTATTATCAACTTCTTGAACCATTCCTAGCTTTGAATTAAAAGATGTTATTTTAGAGAGTTGTGTTTCCAATGTCATACTTTGGTATTGTATTGATTCTTCAAGAAATTTAATATTTTCTTCCAATTTAATTTTTTGAGATCTTTTTTCATAATATTCTTTATTCGTATTTTTGAAATCATCCAATTTTTTTTGAAGTCTTTGCAGTGTCTTACCGCGAGAAATTTCCATCTCTTTTAAAATAACTTCCAATTCTTCTTCCAATGTGGAATTAGATTCATAATTTCCCAATTCACATTTGAGATCCACTAACTCCCTCTCCAAATACTTTATATGTTTTACTGTTTCCAATCCAAAAAGAGTTGATTCATAAAAGTTCTTGATTTCATTAGAGTAAGCTGGTGAATTAAGCAATCTCAAGAAAGTATTCGCTCCTTCGTCATATTGAGAAGTCAACTTCGCAGCTTTTCCTTTCAATAGTCCAATCAATTCATGTTTTGGTTCCAATTCTCTCAAAGGACAATAAATAACCAATCCTTGATCATCTTTTCCACGCCTTCCTGCTCTACCACTCATTTGCATAAACTCATCGTATCGCAATACTCTTATACCGGTTCCATCGTGTTTAGATAATTCCGTGAAAATAACTGTTTTAGTTGGCATATTAACTCCAACCGCAAAAGTCTCAGTTGCAAAAAGAAATTTAATTAGCCCTTTGCTAAACAAAATCTCAATTAGTTCTTTTTGGATTGGAAGTAACCCGCTGTGATGTATAGCTGTTCCATAGTCAATCATTTCTAGAATTTGTTGAGTACTTGGAATTTCCTTGTAATAATTAAGATTGGATGCAAATACTTTGTGGATAATTAGTTTGCAAGCTTTTAACTCATCAGGTGACAGTAATCCACTAACGCGTTTCATCATTTGACAATATTCGAAGCATTTTTTACGACTAAATGAGAAACAAATCGCTGGGAATAAATGTTGTTTTCTTAAAAATTCAGTTAATCCAATCAATCGATTATTGGATAATTTTTGCTTATCGTAAAATTTGTAACAACTATCGAGATTTGGTCCTTGCATACCAACTTTGTGTTTATTGATAAGAACAATATCTTTATCAGTATAAATGTAATGATTGAGAGGAACAGGTCTATAATTTGTTCCAATGAGCATACAATCTCTTTGGCGACATTGGACAACCCATTGTGCAAATTCCTCCGCCTTGTCAATCGTTGCTGATAACATAACTAGGATAATATGTTTTGGTAACTTAGTAATACATTCTTCCCAAACGAAACCTCTCTCTGGATCGTTGAAATAATGCACTTCATCAAAAATGACGCAGTGAATATTTTCAAAAGATTCCGGTTCATAATCTAATTTATTGCGAAGAATCTCAGTTGTTAAAATTAATACATTGGACTCTGGATTGAGTTTAATATCTCCTGTGAGAATTCCAACTTCACCCAGTGATCTTTTAAAATCGAAAAATTTTTGGTTAGATAGTGTTTTAATTGGACTAGTATATAAAACTTTTTTTCCTAAATGAAGTGAAAGTGCAATTGCATATTCTGCTAATGTAGTTTTTCCAGCTGCTGTATGCGCAGTAATTAAAATATTTTTATTGTTTTGAATCCCCCAACAGCCATTCATTTGGAAGTCATCCAATCGATATGGGAATTTGTGGACTAATTCGAATTCAAGTCTTTCTTGAGGAATAATAACGCTCATGATTACATTTAATAATATGTAAATTAATTTAAAATCAGTTTTTTTCAACTTATGTAGAAATTTTTTTCAGTAATAATAATATAATTATTTATATAAAAAAAATTTATTGTAATTGATAACAAAAAAATTAGTTAAAAGATTATTATTAAAATATATTTAGAAAAATATGGGTTTTTTATTTGAAATTGATGAAAAAGAAAAATATATTTTATCGAGACATCACAAGTTTTCTGCTGGAAATTTAGCTCAAAATATTTTATTTCACAAAAATTTTATGGAAGATGCAAACAACGCAAGCACAAATTATGTAGCTGAGGAAATAATTGGAAAAGGAGGTGCATCTGTTGTCTATAGAGGAATTAACAAAGATAATAATGAACGAATTATTATTAAAGAATTAAAAACAAACAATTTGAATAAACTCATAAGAGAAGTGAATATTTTAAAATTATGTAAGGGAATACCAAGAGTAATAAAAATCCTTGATTTTTTCAAAAATGAGGATAATTACTATCTAGTTTTTCCCTATTATAATTGTCAACCTAGTAGAACTATTTTTTATAATTTTACTTTGATTGAAATAAAAATATTTATGCAAAAATTTCTTCATACATTAGACAAACTGCATGCGATAGGTGTAATCCATCGTGATTTAAAGCCAGGTAATTTATTAGTTAAATCTTGCTCAGAGTTTTATATCATTGATTTTGGAATTAGTGATTTTTATGTTCCTTTTAGAAAATTTGATAATAAGATTGGTACAAGAAATTTTAAGTCCCCAGAGCAATTATTGTGTTTGAAAGGCTTCGATTATGGAATTGATATTTGGGCTGCTGGTTTAATGTTCGCTGAAATGTTTTTTATGCGTTATCCTTTTTGGAAGCCAGATGATGATATAGTAATGTTAGAGAACATTTACAATTTTGTAGGTCATAGCAAATTTGCTGCTTTCTTGAAGGAAATGAAAATAGATCAAAAATTTGATTTTATGGTTGATGGAACAAAGGCTCCTAGTTTAGAAACTTATTTTCAAAGAAAAGAGAATGATGAAATATTGACAAACAAACATGAGAAAGCTTTAGCTTTTGATTTAATCAAGAGAATGTTAGATATAAATCCAAATAAAAGGATAACTGCATCAGAGGCAATGAAGCATCCATTCTTTGAAAGTAAGAGCAATTTAATTTTTTCGAATTTAAAATAATAAGTGTAAAATTAATATATTAATGGAAATCGAGTCCATTGTAGGTTTTGAATTCTCCGGTGAAAATACTCATTATAGTTTTCCAACTTTTTTTTATTCTTCAAATGACAAGAAATTCTATTTTAAATCATTTAGTTTAGAATTGGGGTCAATGAACTTTATTATTGGCGAAAGAAAAACAGGTAAGTCATTATTTTTAAAAAGTTTAGTTGGTTTAGAATGTCCAAAGGAGAAGCCTTTAGACCGTAGTTTTCTAAAATATGATATCGTTTACAAACCGGAGTATGTTAAACCTAAATTTAATGGGACGCTAAGTGAATTAATAAAATCAAGAGACTTAAATAATAATTTATTTATGCAAAATGTAAATACATTGGGTTTAAATAAATTTTTGGAAACAAATATACAAAATTTCAATGAGGAACAAAATCAATTATTAAGTTTTATTTTAATGTTATCAACAGAGGGATTAATTTATATTTTTGACTGCCCTAGTCATTTAATTTCAAATGAAAAAAGAAAATTAATGATAAATATTCTAAAAAATTATTGTGAAAAGAATGATAAGATTGGAATAATAACTGAGAATAATATTAATTTTATTGATGAGGTATTCGATGAATCAATTGATACGAAATATTTTTTGAAGAATTTTGGTGAAAATGAAATTTTTGGCTCAATTTAATTATATATAAAATTTTATTTGAAAATTTTATTTGTTCTATATATGCTAAAAACATTCCAGACAAAATATGATCAATATTTTTCGAATGAATTACCAAAAACCAGATTTATTATAACTCCTCATGCAGGAATTTCTTATAGTGGGTTTGGTGCATTTTGTTCTTATAGTTGTATAGATTGGGACAAAATCAAAAGAATTATTTTATTATCAACTAATCACTATATTGATGAAAATTTAATTCCTGGAGAAAGATTCTCAATAAGCAATCTCAAATTTGAGGTTCCTCAAATAGATTTAATGAAAGCGAATAAAGTTACATTGGAGAGAGAACATTCATGGCAATTCCAATTGGAACTATTAGAGTATTTCAAAGAAGATTTAATAATTGAGTTATTTCTTATTTCCAGCTATGATGAAAATATAAAAAATTATGTTAGAGGAAGATTGGAAGATGAGACGATTGCATTGGTTGCTAATACAGATTTATCACATATAAATGGAGATTTTGAACATAAACTCCCAATCAATAAAATTATAGATTATGATTATCAAGTTATTTCAAGCATAATTTCTATGAAACCAAACAAATGTTGTGGAAGAAGTGCGTGTGGTTCAGCTGCAATAAAAACTTTTTTGAATTGTATTGGAAAAGATTTAATTTGTAAGACTATGTGTTATTATAATTCATCTCAAGTAGAACCCAATCTAAATTTTTGGAAGAATTTTACATCAAAAAAATTATTTGGGAAATTGAAAGAAGGAGTAAGCGTTGGATATGGAGCATTTGCTTTTTATCCAATCGCAATCCTAAATAATTTGAAAACAATTTTTTCTCCATATGAATGTTATAATCTAACAGAGTATTGTCATAATGAAATAAAATTAAAAGTATTTAATCCAATCCCAATATTTTTTCCTGGGGTTGAACTTAAAAAAGGAATATTTGTTACGATAAACAAAAATAACGAACTAAGAGGTTGCATTGGAACATTGGAATTGGATAAACCAATTTATGAAACATTGGGTAAATATACATTATTATCTGCTTATCAAGATTCTAGATTTGGTCCAATAAAAGAAGATGAATATCCATTTTTAACAATAGAGATTTCATTATTGGATAACAAGAGAGAAGTAAGCTCACAAGAATATTTCGATAATTTTAAAGCTGGCGAAGATGGTATAGAGATAAATCTAGTTGATGGAAGAAGTGCATTTTTCTTACCAAGTGTAAGCGAAGAAATACCAAATAAAATAAAATTATTAGAAATGTTATGTGAAAAATTGGGTTCAAAAGACAAGAATTGTTGGAAAAAAGAGGGTACAAAATTTTATATAAATAATGGTGTGAAACTACTCGGTTTATGAAAAAAAATGAATTAAAAAAATATTATGAAATGTATAAATAAAATGTTTTTATTCAAATCTGATGAAGAAAAAAAAGCAGATCGATTAAAAGATCTATCTTATGAAAATACTCCAGAATTTTCATTCAACGGTAAAATTTTTTTTGCAAAAGTACTTGATGTATATGATGGTGATACTATTACAATAACAGTTAAAGTTGATGGAGAATATTTTAGAACGAATTGTCGTCTCAATGGATTAGATTCTCCAGAATTAAAATCTCACGATGAAGAAGAAAAAAAAGCAGCAAGGATGTCAAGAAAACATCTAATGTTTTTATTAACAAAAGAAAAGATTGGTGTTGATGTTTCTAGAAGCGAAATTCAAAAAATTTGTGGTGAAATTAATTCGATAGTTAATGTGAAATGTTTAGATTTTGACAAATATGGACGACTTTTAGTTGATATATGGGTTGGTGGAATTCACATAAATCAAAAAATGATTGAAGATGGATTTGCAGGTCCATATGATGGAGGTACCAAAGGAGATTGGAGATTATATTACAAGCATTAGTTTATTGAGTTTGTAAATCTAGTATTCCTTATATACAATAATTGAACTGGTTCATCAGTTTCATTTGTAGGCATATTTTCCATTACATCTAATAAATCAAATCCCTTTATAACCTCACCAAAAACAACATGTTTTCCATCAAGAAATTTGTTATCTGCAAAATTAATAAAAAATTGAGAACCATTTGTATCTGGTCCCGAATTTGCTAAAGATAATGTATATTTTTTATTTTTCAAAATAAAATTTTCATCAGGAAACTTTGGACCCCAAATTGATTTACCTCCTGTACCATTGGAATTTTCGTAGTCTCCCATTTGAACCATAAAGCCTTTAATTAATCGATGAATAACACATCCTTTGTATTCAATTTTCGCAAGTGATCTAAAATTTTCACAACTTCTTGGACAAATATCATCATGCAATTTTACAAATAATTCTCCTAGAATTATTTCTTTACCTTCTTCTGGACTTGATGCAATTTCTAATACAACATATTCCTCTCCTGGTTTCGTACCATCATTATTAACTATTTCTTTTTGATATTGTTTTTCTTCTCTTAATAGTGGTTGGGTTTCAACTGGTTTTTTGCCAAACCAAGACATAATTGCATTTCTTTTCTTATAAACTAGCAAAAGAATTAGGAGAATTCCTACACCAATTAATATCCATTTGTAGTTCATTTAATAATCATGATTAAGAAAGCTTTAATATGCCTCGTTTAGTGAGAATAAAAATACTATTTAATAAGTTATGAACGCTGATTTAGTAACTAAGGCTAATTTTAATGAAGAGCTCAAAAAAATTAAAAAGAAGGAGCAAGAATTATACAAGTTTATTCTTCAACAGTTTTTGGATTTAGAAGATTTCAAAAAAGGATTTTCTCAAACAATCGCAAAAACGGTTGATACTAAAATTGCTCAGGTAGATGAAGCAGTGCTTAATATGAATAAGAATAATGTACTTAGCTTATCTCTAGACGAAATTAAAAAAGTAGTAGCTGAACTCGTAAATAAAAGTGAGAAATCAGGCACTGCTGTTGAAGGTCCCGAAGGTCCAGCAGGTCCAGAAGGTCCAGCAGGTCCAGAAGGTCCAGCAGGTCCCGTAGGTCCAGTCGGTCCCGAAGGTCCAGCAGGTCCAGAAGGTCCAGCAGGTCCTGAAGGACTACAAGGTCCCCCTGGACAGTCAATTGATGAAGAAAAATTACGAGAGGTAGTTTCTTCTTTGTTAGTAACAACAATTAAATCTCCATCTGCATTAAATGTAGCAGATGATTTTAGTAATGAACTTTTGATGGATGCACTTTCTAAGCACGATGAAGTATTTTGTTTTTTGAAGGATACGTTACTTTCAAAATTAGTGCTTCCAGCACCTAGTGAAAGATTATTTGGAAAAAGATTAAGTTTGATTAATGCTAGTAGTAATTCTTGGAAGATAACAGTTGCAGAAGATGGAAAAATTGGAACCCAAAGTGAAAAATCATTGAATAAAAATGGTCAATTTCTTAAATTAGTGAGTGATGGTGAAAAATATTATATCATATAAATATAAATGACACAATGTCCATATTTGATGAAAGGTGGAAAAAAATGCTGTAATAAAGTTAATAAAGATCAAGTTATTTGCGATAAACACAAAGGAAAATATAAAAATCAAAGCGGTGGATTTTTATATGAAATGGTATACCCTATGGGTGTAAGTGTTACTGCAGCTACATATGCTCTCTTTAAATTGAATACAGTCGTTTCAAGATGGTATAATGATAAACATCCTAATAAAAAGAGACGTTAATCAATTGATGCCAATTTTTCAATTATTGAAGAAACTATTTGGTCTTCTTCATTTTTATCAGCTTCTTTAATCTCATTTTTAACTGATTCAATTTCTTCATTTGATGGAATATATATTTCAACATCATTTGATTTAGCTCCCTCTTTCACTGGTTCTTCTTTTAAATCAACTTTTAATTCATCTTTTGTCTCATTAGTCTCATTAGTCTCTTTTGTCTCTATGGTTTCTTTTATTTCTTTGGTCTCTTTAATTTCTAAGACAGGAGGATTTTCTTTAGCATCCTCTTTAACTGCATTTTTTTTATGATTTTCAATTTCTTTATCTAAGTCATTAATTTCATCATCAGTAAATCCGGCAGGCTTTACAAATTTTTTATTCACTATATTTTTATCAATTAGTTTAGTTGAATACCAAATATTACTTTTAAAACTATTATTATAAACAGCACGATTTGGCATAATTTCACCCTGAGTTATTAAAAATGGTCTTTTAACCATGTATGCTTTTAGAAAGTTATGCTGTACACAAAAATTAATTTGGCGATCTACTGGAGCCTGAATCTTAAGTAATTGTGTTAATTTTAATAATCTTTTAGCTCCCCTCAAACTAATTATGTATGCTACAGTTCCAAAATTATCCTCAGCAGGAATGATATCCCCTTCTTTCGCTTCTAAGTATTCAATTTTTTGTTTATCCGGATGAACAAATAAGTGGACATAATCAAATTTTACAGGTAAATTATCATAAATTGTATTAATTATTCTGTTAAAATTCTTATATATTTTAACGTCATCCTCTAAAACAATTGCTAAATCTAAATTATTTTCCAATATATATTTCCAAACTTGATAATGTGATAGGTAACACCCCAATTGTCCTGAATTACATTTCTCGATAAAATGCTCGGCAACCGTCAAATTATTTTGTTCAAGAACTGGATTTGGATCATCCACTTCACCGTCGAATGCTTTACATTTTATGTAATTTGTAATTTTCGTAAAAACTTCATTTTTTAAATAATCTGCCCTTTCCTTATCCTTTTCTAAAGAAATGATGAATTTAGGAATAACTTCGGATGGTGTTTTCATTATAAATCTATGATAGATTTTTCAAGGAATTGAAACGCTCAAAGATTTCTAAATAGTTTGAAATTATATAAAAATTATATAATTATTAAGATTCTTTTAAGCATAAAGGAAGTGGAGCAAGATTGCCAATCCTAAAATCTGCCAAATGTTGTCAGCCTTCTTAGCGATGGAAACTAAGTTCACAACAACTGCATTCCATAAGAACTTACCAATGAGTAAGATTATAACAACGTAAACAATAAAAACAATGAATGCAGCAAGGGCGCGACTTCCTCTCTTCATGGACCATCCATCAAAACCCTCATCACCTCCTCCATTTAAAGCCTCAGTAAAAGCTTCGGTAAGACATTCTTTAAGAACCATTTATATTTTATGGATAGAATTTATTTTTTTATTTATTAAATAAAATATGAAAACAATAAAATTTGATTTATCATGCTTTAAGCCAGAGTTTCAAGAATTTATCTTTAAAAAAATAAATTGCAATGACTATTTTGAATTTATTAACAATTTTGAAAATAACTTTACTCTAAATATACTAAATATTTCTCTTGATAAATCTTCCAATACTTTGGAAGAAGACATCCAGACTTGCACTTTTAGGAATGTTTCAAATTATTCTATTGAAGATTCATCAATAATACAATGTGATTTGCAAACAGATATAGCTATCGATAATATTGAAAAGCCAAATGAGACAAACATTGAGAACAATATTGAGAAAATTATTTCACAAATTGATACTGATGAAAGCGATGATGAAGATGATGAAAAAAATGATATCCAATTTAGTCATTATGTTGAAAACAATCAAATTTACGTTACTCCAAACAAAAAATTTATTTCTAAAAGATTAGCTAAAACTATTAAAAAAAATGGAGGTTATTGGGTGAAAACCAAAAATATGTGGATCTTCCCTATGTCATCAATGAGTTATATTGAAAATACATTAAAAAGTCAGAGCAATTCATTATTTATAAAAAATATAAATCAAGAAAAAGATAAAGTAGTAATAACACCTAAACAAGATCATCCTAAATATGGGGCACCCGTAATTTATGATAAAAGTGGAAATTTAGGTGTATGGGATAACATTTTAAAAGGTTGGATATTCCAGAAGAAAAATTAGTTAATTTTTTGTAAGGGAATCCAGAAGAAAAATTAGTTAATTTTTTGTAAGGGAATCCAGAAGAAAAATTAGTTAATTTTTCGTAGGGGAATCCAGAAGAAAAATTAGTTAATTTTTCGTAAGGGAATCCAGAAGAAAAATTAGTTAATTTTTTTAGTTAGGGTAAGGAGACTTAAATTTAAAATCCTTTACTAACTTTGAGTAGGTTCGTTCATAAACCCAATCTGCTAATTTAGCGGAAACATCATTCGTTTGATTGGAATGAATACCACCATAAACTCTTGAAATTCCTGCAGCGTTGTATAAATCAGCTACTGTTTTATATCTAAGAACTATTTGTTGTTTAGGTGTTATTCCCGGTTCAATAACACTTGAGCCGTTTCCAAAAATATATTCTCCAATACAAACTTCTTTTTGATATAGATTTAATGATGGACAAATTATAGTATCATTTGGAATTGATGCTTTAGAAAATCCATCATAAAGGACGGGATTGTTAAACCACCAGTCAATTAGTTTACCCGCAACTCTTGAAAATGTTGTATGACCACTTGCAACATCTGGAAAAGGAGGTGTGACAAATGTAAATTCTTGGTAAGGCAGCCATTGATTTCCAGGAATAGTTGCACTGGTTTGATCTTGATATATTGGAGTCCACGAATTAATTGGTGTATTCGTTAAATTATTTCTAATTAAACTAATTGGTCTAGCTTGAGTATATGTTGATTTATAATACCAAGCACTAACACAAGCATCAAATATACCGGCAGCTAAAGAGAAAAACATACATAAATCATTTTGAATATTTTGATTATATTTTTGAGAAAGTTGCATTGCAACAATAATCATAAAACCTGGTGGAGGTAAAATACCTTTGGAAGAACCGGCAAATAATTCAGCTGTCATTTTTTTAAAATCATCAAGATTTTCATAAATTGCTAATAATTTTTCCATTTGTTCTTTCAAACCAGTATCCCATGTTTTTGATATCTCATTAGATAAATCAATTATATTCTTAGTTGGATCTACTGAGAAACCACTATTTAGATAAAATTCTTTACCAAGAAAGTTTTGAATACGAAATGTAGTTTTATCATTTGGATCAATAATTGGAAGATTATTTATACCTTTTTTAGTACCATTTGGAACAATTAATTGAATCCAATATTTAGAATCATCACTTGATCCTAGATAATCTGCAGGTAATCCGGTTGTATTGATTGTTGAAAAACCTGCTCTTGATAATTCCAATTCTTTTCCTAAGAGATGGTCAACACTCCAAAGCGACAATTCTAAAACTAATGCGCTATCAATTTCCTTTGGAGTTATCCCATAATCCCTTCTTGTTAGAGGATCAACTTTGTATAATTTTCCTAGGAAGGCGGTATGTCCAATGTAAAGAAAATTTTGAATATTTAAAAAACGTTCTTTCTCATTCATACTCGAATATTTCTTTTTAAGCTCAACGTAATTTGGGATTAATTTAACACGGTCAGTACTTGGTATTCCCATCTTCTTGAAAAGTGTTCCAAAGTTATACAACATTTGAAAATATGCATATATAAGAACTGATATTTTAGTGGGTGTATTGTCACCATTTTTAATAACTTCATTAAAAAACACCCAGATAAAATTTGAAACGATACTCATAATATATCAAATAATTTAATCTAATATTAATTATATGATAAAAGGTTATGAAATAGAGACTTTTAGAGGAGGAGGTGGCGGTGGTGGACATGGAGGAGGTGGAGGTATGGGAGGCGGTGGTATGGGTGGTGGTGGTATGGGTGGAGGTATGGGTGGGGGTAGCATGGGCGGAGGTGATATGGGTGGAGGTGGAAGACCAGGAGGAGGAATGGGAGGTGGAATGGGTGGTGGTGGAATGGGTGGCGGTATGGGTGGTGGAAGACCGGGAGGAGGAATGGGCGGTGGTGGAATGGGTGGCGGTATGGGTGGTGGAAGACCGGGAGGAGGGATGGGTGGTGGTGGTCACTCTGGTTGGGATGGTAGTCGCCCTAGACCTGGTCCTCGCCCTGGTCCTAGACCAGGTCCTAGACCAGGTCCTAAACCAAAACCTCATCCACGCCCAAAACCGAATTGGAATAATTGGAATTATAATAATAATTATAACTATGGAGGAGGTGGTTGGGGAGGTAATGGCTGGGGTAACTGGGGGAATTGGGGAAATTATTGGTATTATCCCCCTCTAGTTTATTATGGTTTAAATGCTTATGATAATGCTTACCAAGATTCGACACCATCACCTCCTCAACAGGATACAACTGCGGAAGTTGCAACGCAATCCCAACAAAATATGAACTACATGATTATATTAGTAGTTTTGGTTGTAATAATATTATTTGCGATTGTCTTCTTCGCAATGAAAAAGTAAATCTAATAATTATTTTCTAGTCATTATTATTAGGATTCTTAAAAAGATTAACAGTTTTCTTTGTTTCTATAATTAGTTTTTTTATTTTTTCATCATCTAAATCGGAGAACTCTGGTGTGCTTTTTTTAGTTTTTAAATAGTAACCAATATCATCATCATCTTCTTCATCCATTTTAAAAATAAAATTATTTTTAGGTTTATCTATCATTTTTTTAAAAAACGAAAGAAGATCATAATTGAAAAAATTGTTCTTATATAGTATCTTAAATGCTTCTATGTGCTTCTCATTGAAATCCTCTGTAAATTTAAAAGTATTCTTATTTATAAAAATCTTATCACTACTTAGTTCTTCATCTCTTATTATTAAATCTAGATCATTTTTCAAATATTTCTTCAATAAATCCCATTCATTTTTTTTCAATAGATATTGAGCAAAAATTTTAGGAATTCCCTCATTTTTTATTTCAAATGATATCAAAACAAACATATTTAATATTTCTTATATTTTTTATTTATTGAACGAACTAATTTTCAAAAATATGTAGAGCTTCTTTTGTAAAATTATCAGGAACATCATTATAAATAATCATATTATTTATTGTACCATTCTTCATAAAAAAATTTTTTAATTCTTTAAAACTATTTATCCCGCCAAATATTGGAGATTTGAAATTTATTTTTTTACATATATTTTTAGGTACAACTGGAAATAGGCACTCAACAAAATAATTAAATAATTTATTTGTATTCGCCTCATAATAATCTATCTTTCCATTTGTTCTATTTAATACATTACATTTACCCAGTATATACATCTCATCATTCCTATTTTCTTTTCCACTAATATCTTTTGTAATATAGCTCATGTATTTTTTAGGAAATATGGATCCAACTCCTACTAAAAAAATATGATTTCCAAGATTGGAAACAAAATTAGTCATTATTATTAATTTTTGTATCTCAGAATAATTTGGAGCTTTAACAACCTTATTTTTTGGTGAAATAACTTTTATTCTAAAAAGATTGTCATAATTTCTTACTAATTTTTCAAAATTTTCAATTGGATAATTCAAATATAATAATATTTCATATGATTCTCCAACACAATTATTTACAATTTTATCAATTGTTTGTTCAATATCTATAATTCTTACATCCTTATAATTAAAAATAATTATTGAATTTTGTGGTTCAAAAAACATTCTTTTTCTACTTATTTCTTGAATTACAAATATGTCTTCAAAAACATTTTGTATATTATATGTTTTATTAATCTCCGTTTGATTAAAAATGCTTGTTGTAAAAACTGGAGGCTTTAATTCAATCTTAGTATTTAAGTCAATTCTTTTAACAACAGTTTTAGGGTCATTTCTATCTAGAATAATCTTAGTTTCAAATTTTTGAGGTACAATGTAAGAGTTTAATTTAGATATAATTTTATCACGATATTCATTAAATGGATCCAAAATACCACAGTTTTCCTGTAATAAATTATTAAAAACTTTTTGATAAAATTTTGATATATCCAAATCATTATCACATTCTGCTTCAAAAGCTCTCTCCATTTTAGAATTTCTCAATATTTTATCAATCATTTCACTAATAAATCTATCATTTTCAACAGTTCTTTGTTCATTTAAGCTTTGTATTAGTAATTTTCTATAGTGATCAAAATGATATTTTTTTTTGAATCCAAATATTTTAACAAAATCTTTATCACTTGGATCATTTATAATAATGTTATTAATTTCAATAGATGGAGGTGCCTCTGGAATATTATTGCTCACAGTTTTAAAAATAAATTCATTCTTTTCACTCCATAAAAATATTTCAATTACTTCATTTCTATCTACATTTAATCTACATCTTTGAGTTTTAAATTCAATATTCAAACATTTATTTATTGTTTGTTTTTTATCAATTGACCATAATATTTCATTTTCACATTCGATTATTAAATCACAATTAAATCTTTTATTTATTTTATTTGTTAAAATCACATGAAATCCTAATATATCATTTTTAATATCATTTGCACATATTTTTTCATTAATTTCATTAACACTATTTAATGGAACTAAAATATTCACTAAAATTTTTCTTAGTTTCATTACTTATAACAAGTTTTTAGCAAGAATATAAAAACGTAATTTACAACAATGCATGATATTGGACACTTGGAATAGGATAAGAGGAAAAGAATCTATAGGGATAATCATATGGTTTTCGATATAAATCTTTCCTATAAAAGTTAATTGGATTACTTCCTGTGCTTATAAAATCAAAAGGTAATCTCATATAATCTTGCCAATCCTCCCGTAATCTTCCAGAGCTTAATTTTGCAAAAGCCATTGATAAGAAAACAAAAATAACTATTATAATAATAATAAATACGGTCCAAAATAAAACTGTCATTTCTATAATAAATATAGAAATAAAATATAATATATAATAATGATTAATAGTTTACTTGTCCTTCTTGGAGTTGTTATATTCTCCGCTATTATTGGAGTTATAACCTATTTTATTATTGAAGCATTACATCCTAAAAAAAAAATATCAGGAGGTTGCAATGTAACAAGATGGGGATGTTGTTTGGATGGAATAACTCCTAAATTAGATTCCATTGGTACAAATTGTGTTTTAGGAAGTTAAATTTACAATATATTGAGAATTTCCTTTATCAATAATTTCAAATTTACCAAAAAATAATGATTGAATCATTTCCTTAAATACAGTAAATCCCCACATTCTATGATCAAAATTATTAATTATTAATGATAATTTTTCTCTAAATTGTGATAGCATTATTTCATTTGACTCAACATTTTGAAAAACAGACAAAAACTGTTCATCTATAGTATTATAGACATCGCTGTTGATTGAAGTAATATCATAAATCTTTTTTTTCTTACCAGGGTAATTTACTACTCTAAAGAAATGATGATATTTTCTCTTTATTTTCTCTTCCAATTTTTCTACATTTATTTTCTTCTTTATTCGATGTTTCAATGTACTAACATTTAAATGTTTTTCATTATTCATAATTTCAAAAATAGCATCTGCTAATTCATCTCCTGTTCTTCTAGTTTTAGATTCATCATCGCTTAATTCATCACAAGAGTTTTCAAAAACATTATCTAAATCAATAAGTTCTCCTTCTAGATCGTTAAATAATTCTTGATCATTGCTATTTTCATTTTGATTTATGTGTAATAATGAGATATCAATAAATTTATCGGAGACATTTCTCAATATTTCACTGCAATTACTATATCCTATTGTCACTAACGTTTTTCCATATAATTTAATTTTTCTTGCGGCTGTCAAATAATCAACATCATTTGAAACTAAAACATATGTATCTATAGTGTTCCTAAAATAAAGAATATCATAAATATCATCAATCATTTTTATGTCAATTGAATTTTTTCGAGGTATTTTGGGACAATGAATTGGTTCTAGTGCATAAGATATTATATATTGTTTCCAATTATCCACTGCTGAAGTTGTCCAATCTGCATAGACACGTGTAACTAATAATCTTCCCATATTTTTGATTTCCATCATAATGAAAGGCAAATCAACATAACTAATATTCTCTGCATCAATGAAAACACCAACTGTTGTCATATCTAACTCACATATTACAATAATTAAATTTTAACGCCAAAAAAAGATAAAACATATTTGACAGGTGCAAAAAGAAAACTAACTACATCATTTAATACATAATCTCTCTGTGCCTTAGAATATATTCTTATATTTTCATTATGATTTTCAAGGTGATAATAGTCACTTGTTAAGTATAAATCATTTAAGTAATCTATTCTTCCAATACCATCTTGTGAAAAATACCCTAATCTCATACCAAACCATTCTCTCAAATCTTTTATTGTCATAACATCAAAAAAATCAGCATCTACAATACTAGGGCGATCTATCATTCGGTCAACAGCTATTTTTCTATAAATTAATTTATCATTTTTATTGTTATAATTTCTTTGTATAGTGTATCCCATACAGTATGTATTAAATAACATACCAGGAATATTTACAAATAAATCTTTTCCATAAACTTTTCCTACAAAATTATTCCATTCAGTAAATTCCATAAATGCTATGTGAGCTTGGACATTATTGCTCAAATTCACTCGATAATATATAACTCCTTTATTCATCACATAGTCACAAACCTTAAATTCTTTAGTTTTCTCTTTGATATGATTCTTACTAAATCCAAATTGTAATAAATAATCATCTTCAATATTGGGATAATCTTCAAACTTTCTCCTATCATTACCTTTTCCATAAAACTTTGACCGTTTCCTTAAATTAAATATAGAATCATTTAAGGTACTCGTTAAAGTTATTCTCTTTAATTCGTCTCCTCTATATTCATAACCATATTTTACATAAAATATGCTACTCGCGATTTGTCCCTTTGATAAAACATCATATTTTTCGTCACAAAAACTAAAACGTAAATCAGAGCTACTCTTATTGGCACAAATTCCAAGATTCGAGTAAGGTTGATGTAGGGCACAATATAAAAAGAATTTTCCAAGTGAAATTGATTTCTTTGGAGTCTTAGAAAAAGACTGGTAGCCATTAAATTTGAAATCAGGATCACTTAAATTTTTCTTATAACTCTCGTCATCTCCTAATGAAAAAATAGCATAGATTGGCTTCTTATACAATCTCTCAATTGCTGTTTTTCTAAGATTTTTCTTGAATTTTTTCAAATCACAATAATTACCGTTATATTTTACTCCTGCATAAAGAACATTGTAAGTCTTTGGGTCTCTTATGTAAGCAAAACAATAGGCAACACAAGTTCCATCTGTTTTAATTTTAGGATAAATCCATGAAAAAGAAACGGGCAAATCTTCCATTTTATTTATAAAATAAAATAAAGTTGTTTTTAAGCTCAGAACAATTTGGTCCTTTTACCATGGTCAAATATTAATAAAAATCCCATTCTTTTTTTATTACTTTCTCCAAAAGCTCGAGACATTCCAGTATCCACTCTCCAAAGTTTTCCATTACATAATGAATTAACTCTCTTTTGAACAGTATGACCAACAACCATACATTTTGCTTTCATGTTATTTAAAGTTTTATTTAATTTTTCATTGTTCACACCACTATTTCCAAATTCTCTATTTGTTAAAATACCTAAATCGCCTGATATAATTTCATAAAAAATATCTTCTTCTTTTTTATCCATTTTCTTATTCAAATATTTAAGTAATAATAGATTTAAGTCTTCAATTGTAAGATTCGATGATATCTCTGGTAAAATACCAGCGTGACAAAAAACCCAATCTCCAATCTTAACCGCTAAATAACATTTTTTGGCAAAATCTTTAAATGCTGAGTTAAAATATCTTATTCTACCTTGAATACCACCCATTTCTTTTATTCCTTTATCACCACTATACGAAAAGTTACCTCTTATATTCATAAATTCATGATTACCTAACAAAACAATTACATCACCCTTTTTCTCTTTTGCTTGTTTCATTATTCTTTCTACTAATTTTATTACTAATATATCGCTATCACCTTTCCACTTTCCATTTCTGCATTTTCCATCAACTAAATCCCCAATTATAACTAGAACTGTTTTTCCTCCACTCCAGTTTAGTTCTTTATCAAGTAATCCTGCTTTTTTTAAAATATCAATAAATGTTTCTAAATCAGCATGAACATCACCAATTACACATATTTTTTCTGGCATAGAAAATATTCCTAAAGGGTTTTTTACATTATTCTTTTTTGCCATAAATTAAAATAGATTTAAAACTTATTTAATAATTTAATAAAAATGAATTCTAACAAACATCATTTGAGGGTCTCATACGAAAATGATATTCGTAAAATAACAGTAAATTCACAAACACGTTTGTGTGAATTTGTAAAACGCGCATTGAATATTTTTGATTTGAATATTAATAACATTGCTGGAATATTTTTCTTTTTTATTGATGCCAATGTTTATCTTGGAGATTGCGAGGAAAATGATTTTAATAAGACGATTCAAGATTTTTTAGATGAATATGATGAAAATATCAATAGAATATTCATTATTGATCCAATTAATACAACATCAAGAGAGACTTCACAAATTAATGATTTTTTACAAAAATATCAGCTTTTTAACCAAAGTAATGCACAAAATTATTATTTTAGACCGACATATCATATAACGAATCACTATAATATGAATAATCCACCTGAACAAAATGATTATAATTATGATTATAGTAATAATTTCACATATCCAAGATATAACTCAAGACAACTTGATAGGATGTATGATTTTTATTCAAATATTTTTAGGAGTCCCCCTTATACGACGAGTGCATCAGCTACTAGAGAAGCTTCTTCTCGTAATAATTCTGCTAGTAATAATAATCAAGAAAGAAATCAAAGAAGTGATAGTCCTGGAATAGATATTACTATAGACCTTAATACAACTCAAATAAATAGAAATCAACAAAATGATAATACCACTCAACAAAATGAAAATAGCAATCAAAATAGAAATCCTCAAAATAGAAATCAAAATCAAAATCAAAATCAAAATGCTAACTGGGGATCTCGATCATCGGCTTTCCAAACTCCTCTTAGTATCTTACAAGCGATGTCAACTGCATTTCAGCCAGGTCAAACATATGTTTCTACTGGATTAGGGGGCTATGCTAATATTTTAGAGTCATTGAATAATATTCTAGGAAGTGAGTACAATGTTTTAACTCCACAACAAATAGCAAACTTGAATCATGGTGAATATCAAACTTTAATGGATAGTGGATTAATATTACCAGATTGTAATCAATGCAATATTACTCTAGAAGAATTAACAGCAACAACCCAAGTAATTGCACTTCCTTGTAAACACGCATTTAAAGAACAGGCTATCACATATTGGTTAACTAATAATAGTAATAGATGTCCTATTTGTCGAGCCCCAGCTGTTCGAAATTAAAATTAAAATATTTACAAATTATAATGACAAAACCAAAAGTAGCGCTCCTGTTTTGGGGATTAACAAGAGGATTAAAATATACATATGATAGTTTTCTCAATAAAGTACTAATTCCTCTCCAAGATAAATACGATGTGCATGTATTCCTTCATACTTATTTTTTTGAGGGAAAATATTCGAATGAAAGACATGGTGTATCTAATGTAAAATTGGATTTTAATGAATATAAATTATTAAATCCAAATTTTTTTATAATTGAAGATCAAGATAAAATTAAACCAACATTGGAATTACAAAAATATAGAACCTTTTATGATCCTTTTAAGAACAATTACCAGAGTATTGATAATTACATTTTGTCTATGCATTCCCAAAGTAAAGTAACTAATTTGTTTTGGGAGAAGAAGGATGATTATGAGTATTGTATGTTTATTAGACCAGATGTTTATTTTCCTAGGAAATTTAATGTTGAATGGCTATCTTTAGCGCGTGATAATAAAATGGTTTTGTTGGATTGGAAAACATATAAGAATGTTGATCCATATAGTGAAAATGATCGTTTTTGTATATGTAAGCCAAATGATGCTAAAAAATATGGAGATATATTACAATTTCTCTTACTTTATTCAAAACAAAAACCAGTGATAGCGGAGTCATTTTTAGGATATATGTTAAATGAATATTATAAAATTGAGATTGAAAGAATTAGTTTCTATTTCAAAAGAGTTTTGCCTGATGGACAAATGGATAAGTTGGATCGATAAAAAATGAATTTTTATTTACCTCTTTCTATTAAAAACAAAAAAATGTCTTGTCATTTTGTTTTTAAGAATGGAAAACAATGCACCAACAATAAATTGGATTACTCCAATTTTTGCCATCTTTTGGCACATCATCCCTCCCAAGAGGAATATGATTTTTGCTATGAATTGAATTTAAATAATTTCACTAATGAAAGGGAATTAGCTTCCAATTATACAGTGATTGATGTAGAAGGAGATGGCGCGTGTCTTTTTCGTTGTTTGAGTAATTGTATTTTTATCAATTCAAGTCGTGATTTAAACTTAGTCATTAAAAAATTTGAGGAAACTGGCTGTTTTGATTATCCCTATTTTTTGGATGATTTCATTGAGATTGCAGATTGTTTCACAGCAGATGATTACGTTTTAGATAATGATTTAGAAGAAGAAATTGCTAGAGGAATCCAATCTTTGATATTGAATTATGTAAGAAAGAATGCTAAGATGAAAGTTATGATGGATATGAGTCTTGAAGATTTAATTCAATTATGTCACGAAATAAATATTGAAGACTACTTGAATAATTATTCTAGATTTGCAGGAGATAATGATTTTGTAATTGAACAAGTTGAAGGAAAAGACAAAAAGATTCCAATTGATGATAGATGGGGTGGAATTCCAGAATTGAAGGTATTTTGTTTGTTATTCAATTTTAATATTAGCATTTATGTTCCTCAAGAATTCAATCAAAAAAATATGAAAGCAGACAATGTTACTAAAATAGATGAAGATACTTATTTGAAATTGATTGAGAAAATAGAATCCAATCAAGATAACCCAAAGGAGTTCAAATTACTTCTTAGATATTACAAAAAAGGTAGTCATTACGATTATCTCGTGAATTATAATTACAAAAAGTGAAATAATTAAATTTAAAACAATTTAGCTATATAAGATAAATATCTAATATGGATAGTGATGTTTATTTGAATGATGAAGATAACATTTTTCATCAATTAAGAGGTCATTACTTGCTCATTAATAAAAGGGAGCATTTTGACTTTGATACTTTTAAGAAACCTGAGAAAGAGAAGAAGAAGACAGATCCAACTATTCCAGAAAGAAAACACATGCAAGTTAATATTCTCGAAGCGAGAATGCAAAAATTACAGTATATTAAGCTTCGTCGCAAGGGCGGTGCATTGGATGAAGAAGAAAGTGATCAAAAAAATCTCCAATCTCTAAACACAAATGGGTATTATTCTTTAGATCAATTATGGACTAGATTGGAAGCGAACGATGCGGCAAGAGAGGTCGATGAACCAAAAATGAAAACTTGGCGTCAATTAACTGAAGATGAACAAAGGGATAAATTAAAAGAATTTACTGATAAGTTTAAGGAATTAATGGATGCTGAGGTTTGGAAAGAATTGAGGAAAGAATTATTTAAACAATTGAAAGATGGAAATTTTAATAATGGTCAAATTAATTGGCATAAAGGTACCCAAAAAATATTAGAGATTAGTGGTTTAGTAATTAACCCTGCCTGTTTTTATTGGAATTAGAAAAAAATTTTATAATATATAATAATGAAGCAAAAAAAAATTAAATTTGATATCCTAGCAATAGTATTGATTTTATTATTGGTTGGAATTGGTTTATTATTGATCATTAGAAGAATAAATAAAATAAAAAGATCCAATGTAAAAGAAAGTTTTGGAGATATAGATCATACAAAAATATATGAGATAGATGATTTTTTGTCTAATGAAGAATGTGATAAATTAATGAATATGGCTAAGCCAAAATTAGAGGATAGCTTAGTTTATGGAGGGGAAAAGGATTTGAAAGAAAATGTTCATAGAACTAGCAAACAAGCCTGGATTTATAATAATGAAGACAAATTAGTAGATGATATATCAAATAGAGTTGCCAAACACACTAATCTTCCTGTAGCGAATCAAGAACCTCTTCAAATAGTTAATTATGGTGTTGGAGGATTTTTTAACCCACATTATGATCCCTGTGTAGGAGAAGATAAATTTTGCGAGAGGATGAATGGTAAATCAGGTAAGAGACATTGTACTGTATTAATTTATTTAAATGATGTTGAGGAAGGAGGTCAAACTTGTTTTACTAAATTGAATAAATGTATTGAACCCAAAAAAGGAAAGGCAGTTATTTTTTATAGTACTGAGAATGATGATAAATTAATAGATACATCCGAGCACGCTGCTATGCCAGTTAAAAAAGGAGAAAAGTGGGTTTGTAATAAATGGGTACATCTTAAAGAATACAAAAATTAAGAAATGACACAATATTTTTTTCTAAGTTAAGAATAAATGCAATATATTATATTTATTCTTATAGCAATTATTATATTATCGGTTATTGCAGCAAATTTAAAATATAATTTTTTTGAAAAATATAAATCACCAACAACTTTACCACCTAATTATACGAAATATAATACAGAGCTAACTGAAATATCAAATGATCCAAGTGGTGAACCGCTTGCATTTGATGAAACCAAGAATAATTTTAATTATACACAGTTATATTATGCGTTCTTAATACAGCTATTCAAAACAATGTCACAGAATAAGAGAGAATATGAAAAAACACTTGTAAAATATCACGCTAAAAATACTGTAGATTATCATGCAATGGATGCACTGGATGGATTTATGAAGCCTTTGTTGAAGAAAATTAATGAGTTAACTAATGGAAGGACTGATTTTTGGCAAGTTGGGTATGAAAGTTGGAAGATTTTTCAAGTGAACGATTCGCCATTGAAAATCAATGAAATTGATGTTTTTCTCTATGATCGCATAGGTTGGACTGAGATAAGATTGTTAGTTCAGATAATTGAACTTCCTACAAAAGATGCAGTTGGAAAATATGATTGTAGAGTAACCGGTGATAAAAAACTTCAAACATGTGCTAAAATGACTACACCGGAGTTTCCAACATATCCTATTGGTATTCCAAGCGATGATCAACTTATTCCTCTTCCAACAGAAGTTGTAACTACTGGAAAAAATGTA